CCCAATCAGTAGCTGTTCCTCAAGCATGGAATGTATTACAGTTAGCAGTAGCAGATATAGTCCAACAAATTCAATTAACTCATCCAGAACTAAAAGGATCTAATAAAAAAGAAATAGCTATGAATGCTGTTTCTAGTTTTTATGATCAGGTTTTTTTAGTAGTAGAATTTCCCTTTCTACCACAGTTCCTACAACCTATTATACAAAGGTACGTTAAACAACTATTGATGATTTTAGTTGGGGCTTCCATAGACGCTATGGTAACCACCTTTAAGAACACTGGTGTTTTCAACAACCCAACAGTTGATAAAACAGTCGATAATATCCCTAAAGTTTCAGACAAATGAGAAAGAGAGATTCCAATGAATTTCACAGAAAGTTTTCAAGAGTTTAGTAGTCGTTTGAGCACAATGGATTTGGCTCTTTATGCTGGTGCTGGTCTTGTACTATGGGTTTTATTTAAGGATAAGTTGAGTCCAGTACAAACATTTTTGGGTGGTTTACTATCTAAGATGAAAAGTTCCACACCATCTTCTGTAGTGCCAATTGTTGTTCCATCAGTTGATGCCGTGATTGTTCCAAAAGTAGTAGCTAATCAACCAGATGATACTTTCTTTAAGTTAGTAGTGTCATGGAAACAAACCAGAGACTTGGCTGTTCAAAGTGGTTGCGGAGAAGCAGTTAAGGTTGCTGATCAAATGTTTCCTTTTCTAAGTCCCAATGTTTGCAAAAAAGAGGATAAAGTATCATGAGTATTGATAAAAAAGTATTGCTAGTACTAGGTGGATTACTAGTCCTGGTAGGTCTACTTAAGCCAGATTTCTCTAATCCTTTCGGCCCCAGACCATCAGTAGTAGATGTTCTAGAACTATCAGAACCAACAGATGAAGCTGTCAAGAAAGAAGCTGATGATGTGGTTGTAATTCTTAAAGAAGCTGGGATCAAGTCAGAAGCTAAAAGACTCAGAGATCTTTATATTGATTTAGCAAAACTAGTTGAGCTTGATGGTGAAGATGAAGTAATCAAGAGTACTGAAGAAATTCGTCAAGCTAATAGTTTAGCTGGTATTATGCTCAGATTAGATATGAAAGGTAAGTATCCAAATCTAGCTAAAGAAGCAAAAGAAGTAGTAGTCGCTTCTATTGGTGATGATCAAATTCTTTTATCCAAAGAGCTAAGAGTTAAAGCTGTAGAAGGTCTCAATGCTTTAGCTTGGGCTTGTAATATGGGGTCAAAATAATGCCAAGACTCTCTCCTAAAGAACTATATGATATGTATCGTGGTGGTTATAGTGGTTGCCGATTTGAGCAGCATGTCTATGATCATCTGATGGAAACTTCTAAATATCCATTATTCGGTGCTGCTAGTAAAAAAATTAAGAATTCTGGTAAAGGCAAACTTTCAACACCATATAAGAGTGTGTTGAGATTTGAAAAGAATCCTTATAATGAACGACAAACTGTCGGAGATTGTGTGAGTCATGGAACACGCAATGCTTGTGATGTTACTAGAGCGGTTGAAATAGATGTAAATCATGAAAGAGAAGATTGGGTAACTAAAGGAGCAACAGAAGCTATCTATGGAGCTAGAGGTTTCTCTGGTGAGGGTATGAGTTGTGCTAGGGCTGCTGAATTTGTTAGTAAGATTGGTGGCATAGTTCTTAGAAAGAATTATCCCGGAGTTGCAGATTTTAGTAAATATAATGGTAATTTAGGTGCTGGCTGGGGAGGTCGAGGACTTCCAGATAAAGTATTAGACTTAGCCAACGATCATCAGATTAAGACTGCTTCATTAATACGAACAGTAGAAGAGGCTCGTGATGCTCTATCTAATGGTTATGGAGTAGCAGTATGTTCTAATTATGGTTTTAGTAATACAAGAGATAAAAAGGGATTTGCTAAACAATCTGGTAGTTGGGGACATTGCATGGCTTGGATAGCGTGTGATGATACTGGCAGTGAGCCAGCCTTTTTAGTCCAAAATAGCTGGGGTAAGTGGAACGACGGAGGACATCCCGAATGGGGTCCAATCCCAGATGGCTCATTTTTAATTCATGCTGATGTAGCTGCTGGTATGCTCGCCATGAATGGGTCATATACATTTAGCAGTTTTGATGGTTTTCCTCTCCAAAAGCTACCAAGCTACGGATTTGAAGACTATCTCTAAAATTCGCAAATAGCTATTTTAAACCATCATCTCTATTAGGTGTATATATTTATATATCTAAATTCCTAGGAATATTTTATGAACCTAAGAGAAAGATTAGAACTCCGCGCTGTTATTAACATGATCATTGGCGTTATTGAAACTCTGGTGAATTTATTTACCAAAGCTCAAGAAAAGTTTGGACCAAAACCTAAAGTTAATCCAGACTCTCCAGTTAAACCCAATAGACCACGACCCTTAAAAAGAGTTGTAGATACTATTGATAATATTATACCTCTTCCATGGAGAGATAAGAAATGAATAAATTATTTGTTGGTTTATTTTGCGTTAGTTTATTATTTACTCAGTCTCACTACTACGGCTCAACAACGGCTCCAGTAACTCTTGCTGGGGGCATTATTAAAGCCAAGCATGTGCAGGAAGTGTCCCACAAGTATAAAAGAAAAGACTGTCCAGTTTGCAAGGGAAAAGGCTGGTATATGAGTGGAGATGGTATTCTTAAAATTGATTGCACATACTGTGAAGCAGATAAAGGAACAATTTCCATAGGTCCTATTAAATCATTTAACCCACAAGCCCCTGCTCCAAAAGCATATTCAGCACCAATAAATTGTCCAGACGGCAACTGCCCTCTTCCTAAAACACTAAGGAGATAACTATGGCTGATAATGATAAACTTAAAGCTATAGCTATTAAAATTTTAGAGAAATCCAATGTACAGAAAGATGAAGTATATGGTTTTGCTATTGTTACTATTTTAATGATTATTAGTATAGTTCTAACATGCGTGAGAATTTTACAAGAGTGTAATAAAAATAAATTATCAGCTAGTTCAACAGCTCAAGATAAATACTCTATGTATGGTGAGCAGTTACATACTTTTAGTGAGCGTAGGGGCTGGTTTACAAAAATGAGAATTAAGAAAATTTTACGCAGAGAAATGAATAGAGAAGATTATGAAAAGTATTCATTGAGCATTTTGAATGCTTTATTAGAAACAGGAGAAGTTCTCACGGATGATGAGATTCAAACCCTAGTGGAGAATGCCAATGTTTAATATTTTAGTGTGGTGTGTTTATGGTCTATTTGTTGGATCTATTGCCAAAAGCTTAGTTCCTGGTGAAGAAAATTTTGGTTTTGTTAAAACAGTAGCTCTTGGAGTAGCTGGTTCTTATTTAGGTGGAGCTATAATGTATTTAATGGGACAATATAATAGCTTGAGTCCAGCGGGTATATTTATGGGTGTTGCTGGTGGCACCCTTGCTCTTGTGCTTTATAATAAGGTTAATCAAATTAAGTGATTTTGATCTTATTACTTTAAAGTGACTGTGATACTATGCTTACACCCAGAGAATTATACAACCAATATACCTCTCAGATATGTAATGATATTCATGGTAAAGGAACGCCATATAACTTGATTAGATTGGTCTATTTTCTAAAACATCTAAAAACTCCTTGTTATAGAAAAACTTTAGATCCAGTAGTAGAGAATCCAAATGGAACTAAATCTAAACAAATAGACACCTGGAACACTATCACAAATACTGGCTCAGGAAATCTTGCTGTACCCTTTAAGTTTTTAACCAGAATAGATGCTGAAGCTTTTGAAGAAATTCAACCATCTATGGATAGCGGAACAGCTTTTGCTGTGCGTAATTCCTGTGATCTTACCAGAGCTTGTAGAATAACAAGCAGTGGTAGTTATAATCTATGGGAATCAAGAATGTCAACAGAGTATTTGCAACGTTTTGCTGGCAATTCTCTTCCTGATTGTTTATTGATGTTAGGTCCTGATTTAGTTTCAGAAGAAACTGCCTTGAAAAGAGCCACAGGTTGCGGAGATTTATCTGGTATTCCTAATACTAAATATAGATCTAAAGACGTAGGAGCAATTGGTGCTCCTCACGGATGTCTCACCGAGAAAGAAACAGGTAACAAATATTGTGGAAGTTGTGGCATCTGCGATAAAGACCCAGAAGAAGACCCAATAGCATTTGCTAATGATCCTTGTTGTAAATCAGAAAGTTGTGAAGAAAATATTAATACATGTTGTCATGGCCCATTAACTAATCGTTTTGATTTTACATACATACAGAGATCTGATGATAATTTGTTTGGAGGCACAGTCCAAACTGGTTGGGTAGATTCGATATTTAAACACATTGGTATTATTAAAAGAAAAAGTTATGGTGGTTATGCTAACTTTATAGATAGTAGTGGATCCAACTTTTATGCTTGTCCTGACAATATATTCCTAAAATATATGCAGGACCAAAATGGATATAACTATACGAAAGACACATCAGCTATTGGAACTATTGATAGAATTAGAACCATATGTGGACTATTTGGTGATACACAAACCATTGTTAATAATATCAAAGATTTATTATTTAATGGATATGGAGTAGTATTATTTACTAATGTTGGCTTTCCTGATATTAGAGATTCTACTGGTTTGAGTTATCCAGATCGCAATTGGTATCATACTTATTCTATTATAGGTTATGATGATCGTAAAATTGAATTTAAAGAATGTGTATTTTTATTAGCTAATAGTTGGGGAGAGTGGAATTCTGGAGGTAATCCTACTTGGGGACCGATTCCGCCAGGAAGTTTTTTGATAACTGAAAGTCATTTAAAATGTATGCTATACTTTAATAGGGCTCCGGATTTTAAAATGTGTCGTCCAGACGATGCTGATCCTCAAAGTGGTTGTACAGAAGATGATGCCTGCGTTCCATTTGAATGCTTTGATAAACAAAGAGCTTTTGGTTTAGCCTTTGCTCTTTCTATGGGAGAAGGATTTCTTCTTCAAAAACTAGATTATGATCAATTTACTAAGCCTATTTTACCAGCAAGTGATGGAAAATTACTTTACTTTAATCCATAAAATATTATGTCTCAATCAAACTGGTGCAATACTGATAATTGGTTTACTGATCAAAAATTTACACAACAAAGTCCCAAGATACCTGTTGACACAATTGATGATGCTGACATACAAGCACATGACTATACTTACTCTATAATAGATAGTACGTGTTTTGGTAAAATGCCATTTTTAAAATGCAATAATCTTAATATTGTTGTGGCTACTGGGAATGTTATGGGTGGAGGAGGTTTAACTTTTTCTTGTGCTAATTTATCAGCTAATAATGTTACTATAGGTCTACAAAATATTACCTGCCAGCATTGGGACAACACAGAGTTTTGTAATTGGGATATCTCCACACTAAAGACACTTCCTAATCATAAAACAACCTATCTAAATAAATTAGTTTTTAATAATCTTAATTCTGGATCCTTAGATCATACAGTTATTAATCAGTGCTATATAAAATCTAATACTCTAGAACTAGATCACTGCGATATTGAAGGAACAGACGATATACGAACTTTTATGTCTTGTTCTAGTGGGTCAGTAATTAATACTAAAACAAATGCAACAAAAGATAAAGTATTCTGGGAAGGCGATTTTTGGGTTTCTGGAGAAACTATCGAGTCTACTACTATACGGGGTAGTGGAAAAGGAACATTTGATTTTACTCGATCCATGAATTATGCAGCAATTGATGGAGATACCAAGTTCGGAAATGCTGCTAAAAATTATGGTAAATTATATGGAAATCCTATTTTCTCAGGTGGATCTCATAATTTTGGAATAATAGTTGGTGATTGTATTTTTAGTGGAGATAATAGTTGTAATTATGGAACTATTTCTGGAGCTAGTGTTTTTATTAGTGGAGCTTTAAATAGAGGAACTATTACTAGGTCATCAATTTTTTATTCTGGAACATCTAATTATGGTAACTTGAAAGATTCTTCTTTGTTTTATTATGCTAATAATCATGGAATATTGAACAATGGTTCTAAATTTATTTGTTCAGATAATAATGGACCAATTACTAGTGGGGATGTAATTTTTATAAGTGGTACAAATCGTACTACCCTGACTACATCGGGAAATATTAGCTTTAACAGTGGATGTCAAAATTTTGGCAATCTACCCTCCCCTTCTGCACAAGTTAGTTTTGATTTCTATTCAGTTAATACTCAAGGAACTATTGACAGTAGTGGTTTTGTTACATTTGGTACGGGTTGTGTTAATTTAGCACAAATAAAGAATGGTTTGTTTAGTAGTACGGCGCAAAATAATGGCACAATTTTAATGAATAGTATTTTTAAAGATTTTGCTTGCAATTATGAAACAATATCAACTGGATTATTTTATGATTCATCTGTTAATAGTGGAACCATTAATTCTCTAGGAACATTTTATAATTCATCTATTAACGATAAGGGCTCAATTATCAAACAAACAGGAATATTTTACGACTTATCTATTAATAGTGGATCTATAGACTATGGATTTTTTCATGATAATAGTATTAATAGCTCAGGATCAGATGTAAAAATTTTAAAGAGTGGTATGTTTTATAATTCATCAAAAAATTATGGATATGTTGCCAGTGTTTTATTTTATGATAATACTAGTAATAATTCTGGTGCTGTAGTTGGTACAGGAGTATTCTTTTCTAATTCTCTTAATGCTAGTGGGGCTATTGTTAGAAAATTAGCTTATTTTAGTGGTAACAGCATTAATTATGGAGATAAATTTTTTGGTGAAAATTTTGATTGTACTTTTAGTGAAAATGCTAGTAATAATGGTTATATTGGAAATAATTTAATGGTTGTTTTTTCTGGCTATGCTTCTAATGGAAATTATGTAAAAAATGCTCAGTTCAGAGATTTTGCACAAAATGACACTATGGGAACCGGATATAATTTAAGTTTTTATAGTGGGTCCTTTAATAAAGGATATATTGATCGTAGCGGATCGTTTTATGATCGCTCTATGAATTTAAATGAAGGAGTAATAGTTGATGCTGTTTTTTATAACTTATCCACTAACGGTAGTTCCATGAGACGGCCTTTGGTTTCTGGTTATGGATTTTTAACATCTGGAGATCGTAAGTTACTAATAACAGATAAGGCCAAAAATCAAGGCTTATTAGATAATGTTGATGCGACCTTCACTATTTCTGGTATTAATGAATCACCAATAACATGGAATTTTAATAAATTATTGATTTTTACTTCATCAGGTATATACAACACTGGAACTACCCCATACTCTTTTGTGCCAACAGGTGCTTTTTTATTAAGTTATAGTGGAGCAAATATTCCTAAACTTAGTTTTAGTGGATATTCAATTAATCAAGCAGATATAATTGGATATAAAACTGTTTCTTTCAACGAAAACGCTAAAAATTATGGGTCTATTTCAACATATCCTCCTGTTCCTAAAGATAGTGATTGCGTAAGTTTTTCTGGCGGATATAATTATGGGCCTATTCAAAATGCCTGTAATTTTTCTTATAGTTCTGTGCATTATGGAACAATATTTTTTGCAAAATTTGATAACAGCACTAATTCGGGAACAGTTGCAGATTCTGGATTATTTATTAATTCTGTTAATTATGGTAATGTTAATGTAGGATCTTTTATAAGCGGTATTAATAGTGGAACTGTTAACATTGGTATTTTTAACTTTTCTGACAATTATGAGCGTGTCAATATTGCATATTTTCCTGTAAGTGGTACAAACACTGTATCTGGAATTATTTCAAATTCAGGATCATTTGGTAGTAAATCTGAAAATAAGAGTATAATTACATCTCCAATATTAACTTTCAGCTATGACGCAAAAAATAATGGTAGAGTAATGGAAGCATATTTTTCTGGAACAGCTATTAATGATAGTTCTGGGAGCATCATAGGAAATGGAGATTTTTTTGGTTCGTCCAGCAATATTGGAAATCAAGTATTTACATTAAATTTTCATGAGCTTTCTACTAATCAGTCTAATTCAACAGGTAATTTTAAGTTTTACGATACATCTAAAAATAGTGGAATTTTAACAGGAAAAACAATATTTTTAAATAATAGTGAAACCAACGGACAGTGTTTTGGCGATGTTTCATTATATGATTCAACCACAAACAAAGGTTTACTGTCAGGAACCATACTCCTACAAGGATCTGGATCCAATCCACCGACTAATCGTGCTTTAATAATAGGAAATGGAAATGTTCTATTGGTATTAGCTGAAAATTTTGGAACCATAAATGGTAATAGTCTTTTTACATCAGGTATTAATAAAGGATATATTGAAAAAGGATCATTTTTCTTTGATAGTTCTAATGCTGCTAATGGAACGGTTTCAGGAGAATGTAAATTCTATAATAGTTCAGTAAATCTAGGAACTGCCTCAACATATGCATTTTTTTATAATAGCGGATATAATTTAGGCACTGTATCTACAGGAATATTTAATAATGAATCAAACAATAATGGAACAACAAATATTGGATTATTCTATAATAATGCAAAAAATTCTGCAATAGTAAATTCTGGTGAATTTCACGACTCTTCTTACAATGATTTTTCAGGACACGATATTTCAATTGCTTTCTTGTATGATGACTCTGTTAACTATGGATCTATTAATAATGCATATTTTGAAAATAATTCAATTAATACTGGAACAGTATCATTAGGAACTTTTAATAATGGAGCAAAAAACATTGGAACAATAGAAGGAAATGGTATTTTTAACAATAGCACCAATAGAGGATCCATTAAAGGCTACGCAACATTTAACAGCTCAAACTGTACAGCAGGCACTATTGATAACGATGCCCTGTTTACAAATAGTAGTTTTTGTTCTAATACTACAATTAATGGATCAGCTACTTTTAATAGTGGATCATGTTATGATAAAAATACGACTACTATAAGAGGAAATATCACAAAGCCAGAAAATTGTAATCCATAGTTTCTTTAAAAATCATGAACTTGTTCGTGATGCCCCAGCACCTATAATGTTTTATGAGACCAAACTGGCAAGAATATTTCATAGGGCTGGCACATGCTGTTGCTGCTCGTAGTCACGACATTCAAACTCAGCATGGCTGTATTATTACTGACCATAATAACAGGATTTTAGGATTAGGATATAATGGTTTTCCAAAAGGACTTGATGATACAAAACTCCCTAATACTAGACCAGAAAAATATCCTTGGATGATACATGCAGAACGTAATGCTTTATCAAATTGCACCATTAGACCAGATAATGGAATAGCTTATGTAACTGGCCAATGTTGTAATGATTGCATAATGGCACTTTGGCAAGAAGGAATTACTAAAGTTTATATGAGAAAAAATCATGGAACACATTTATTTGATCAGGAACAACAAAAAAGATTTGAGTTATTCATAGGAATGAGTGGCCTTAGTGTAGAATATATAAACCCCGATTTATCCTGGCTAGAAAGATTGGTCAATAATGCTTAAATTTAGATACGACGTTATTAACCACTTTATTAACAAATATAATTTGATCAAATATTTAGAAATTGGGGTCTTTAATGGAGAAAACTTTAGAGAAATCCGAGCTCCTCTTAAGCATGGTGTTGATCCAGGATCAGAAGGGGTGGTAGCCAAAGAAGTCACCCACCCATATACGTCTGATCGTTTTTTTGAGTCTCTAGATAAAGATTATTTGTATGATATTATATTCATAGACGGTCTTCATCACGCTGATCAAGTAGCTAAAGACATTAAAAATTCACTTAAGCATGTAATCGCCAACGGGTTTATTATTCTTCACGACTGCTTGCCTCCAGACTACGATCATCAAGTTGTTCCAAGAAAACAAACTTTTTGGACAGGAGATGTATGGAGAGCTTTCGTGGGATTTAAACAAGCTAATTCTCTATTCTCTTGTGTCGTGGATATGGATTTTGGTGTGGGTATTATCAAAAATAATCCAGATATAGAATACAAAGATTTCTCTCCCACTACTATGTCTTATGAGGAATTTGCAAACAATTCTAAAGAGCTATTAAATTTGATTTCTTACCAAGAGTTTATTAGTAGTGATATATGATCTCATATTGTACTATAGTTTATCAAGAACAAGATGAGATTATTCGTCTTTTGAAACAAATTAAAACTATCTCTACAAAAGAAGATGAGATTGTTGTAATTCAGTCATATAGAGATGAAGAAGAAAAACAATCAGAATGGTATCAATCCATCAGACAGTCTATTCTAGAATTTACTGATGTTATTTACGGAGATTTTCATTTTCATAAAAATTTTTCAGAAATGAAAAATTACATGGCTTCTCTAGCTACCAAAGATTATATTTTTAATTTAGATGCAGATGAGTATATGCTAGATCAGGCATATTCTATTATTAACAATATCTTGTTAGAAAATCCTAAAGTTGATTTGTATTATTTACCCAGAATAAATACTGTTGAAAATATTACTCAAGAGGATATTGATCACTGGGGATGGAATTTAAATGAATTTGGATGGATAAACTGGCCTGATTATCAGCCACGCATCTATAAAAATAACCAACAAATTAAATGGACTGGTCTAGTTCATGAGCATTTATCTGGTCATACAAACTATGCCACAGTAGCTTCTGATCCTAAGTTGGCTATTATTCATAATAAGGATATTAACAAACAAAAACAGCAAAATGAATTATATAGAAGAATTATACAATGAAAAATATAGTACAAATAGGAGCTTGTCAGGGGAAAGATCATGTTCTGGATGTTATATCTAATGGATCCACCGAAATCACGGCACACCTAATTGAGCCTCTCCCAAAAAACTTTGATTTATTGATAAACAATTATGAAAATATAGCAACAAAAAATAATAGTATTCAATTTTATAATTGCGCAATATCAACACATACTGGTAAGCTTGTGCTTTATTACCAAAAAGAAGTTAAAAACAACACACAGGACGAACATTGTTCTTTTAGTTATAACCATTTGTTGGCCCATGGACATGAAGGTAACATAGAAAAAATAGAAGTACAATGCTATACCTTGCTTGATTTTATAAATCATTTTAATATCTCTAAGACTATCGATCATCTTTATATTGATACTGAGGGACATGATTGTGATATATTATTAAGTACTAATTTTGATGATTTAGATATAAAAAATATTACTTTTGAAATCTCACATAGTGACGGAGCCTTTTCCAAAGGCACTAAACTACAACAAACCAAAGACCACCTACAACACCATAAGTATTCTATAATCAATGACAATGGCCTTGATATTACGATGAGTAAATAATTTATGGATTATTTTAATTACAGTATTGATGGTCAATGTGATTACTATGACCTATACGACCTTATTCTTTGCAAAATGCCTCAAAACTTTAAGTTTGCGGAGATAGGAGTTGGTAAAGGTAAAAGTTTAGCATTTCTTATAGTACATTCTTTGTTTTTGGAAAAGCGTGGACAAATATTTGCTATAGATAGTTGGGAAGGTTTTAAAGAGAATATGGATCCAGATAGTCCTTTTTTTGAACCCATATTACAAGAAAATTCTGACGCTCTATATCATCTATTTTTGAAGAACATCTCTCCAGTCAAAACTCTAATTACTGTAACGAGGGGAAATATAATAAGTTCTGCTAAATCCTTTGATAATAATTCCCTAAATGCTATCTTTATTAAGACTAGCCACAATTATGAAGAGGTTCTAAAAGACTTAATAGCATGGTATCCAAAGAAAATTGAAAATGGTATTTTTTGTGGACATGATTATATTTCACCAGGGATAAGAAAAGCAGTAGATGAATTTGCTATATTAAACAATCTCAAAAGTAGTCTTATAGGAAGCACAAGCTGGATCATCCAATGAATAATTTACTATTTCATTTTTATTGCAAAAAACACCCAATGACAACCTATGCTATAGAGCAACTGTCTAAACACCTATACATATTTGATGGATATAAGCATATTAGTATATCAATACCATCAAACTATACAGAAGAAGATTATGAAGTATTACTATGTATACTTGAGAAGTTTGATAAAACCTGTCTAATTACCACTTGTTTGAACGATCCAAAAATAAGAGAAGGCAAAACATTCTATACTTCTCATCTTCCACTATTGTCTAAGCATATTGAAAATAAGACATTATCAGATGATGACTATACTTTTTATGGACATAGCAAAGGCAATAGTCATGAGACTGGAAGTTTTGGAATATCTTGTTGGGTTAAATTTCTATGGAAATACAATATAGAACTATTTTATAGTAAAGTTAAGCCACATTTTGGCAATTACAAATTTATTGGTGTTAATAAAACTAAAGGAACGACCAATTTTCCATTATCGGGGTTTCCTCCATTCCATTATCAAGGTACTTTTTATTGGTTTCAAACAAAAATACTACAAAAAAATAATTGGAATAAACAAACTGGACACATATTAGATGTAGAGATGTGGCCTGGTTATATGGTAGACACAAAAGAAGCTTTAAATGTTTATATCCCAACTAAAGAAGATGGCACCGAGATAGACTGTATTCATTTTTATGAGACTAATAATGAACTTAAAAAAATATGTGAAAAAATATTAAATGACAATGAAAATCTTTTATAGAATATCTGATCAAGGATATAAGAAAGTTAAACCTTCATATATCAATAATGAAAATTGTTTAAAAAACTTTTGTCATGTTTTTCATGATCATTTAGATACTCTATCTGTTATAGCAGATAATATTTCTTATGATACGACAAATCTGATTAAAAAGTATATTAAAACTGATATCATACACACATCGATTGGTCATGGAGCAGGAACTTTTAATGTGGCTTTAGACAAAGCTCTATCATTGCCTGATGATGAAATAGTTTACTTTGTAGAAAACGACTATCTTCACAAACCACTAGCTCCACAAATTTTATTAGAAGGTTTATCTTTAGGTCCTTCTTTTGTGACATTATATGATCATCCAGACAAATATTTGGATCCTTCTAATGGAGGTAATCAATTTTGCCAAGGTAACGCAGAAAATACCAGGGTTTACCTTACTAATTCATGTCATTGGAAAATTACAAATTCAACCACTATGACCTTTGCTAGCAAAGTAGCCACGCTCAAAGAGCACGAAAATATTCTTAGAAAATGGACAAAAGATAGTTATCCTAATGATTTTCAAATGTTTATAGAGCTAACAAAACAACATGCTTTTCTCATATCTTCTATTCCCGCGTATTCTACACATGGAGAAACTGCTTGGCTATCTCCTCTAACTAACTGGGATACTATATGATTAATAAATTATACAATTGGATTTATCCAACAAAAACTACCGATATCAAACAGACAACAGATTCTGATGTTACCATAGATGGAAAAGTTGAGAATAGTCCTTTATTTAATTTGATTTTTCATTTTCATTGCGTTAGACACGAAAAGGTTTGTTATTCAATTGCTAAAATAGAACAGCATTTAGAGATATTCAATGGACATAGAATTTTTACCGTATCATCTCCAGACAATAAGTTTTATGATAATCCTATTTATAAATTATTGATAGAAAAATTTGCCAAAAAAAATGTTCATATTATTCCTGTTACAAATGATAGTGTCGTTAGAGAAACTCTACATTTTTTTGATAAAGCTTGTCCACTACTACATCATCTACTAAAAATCAATAAACAAAATAATAGTTACACATTTTATGGTCATAGTAAAGGATGTACTCACGCAGAAAAAACTTATTCTATTACTTGTTGGGTAAATACATTATTTAAATATAATCTAGATTTGTTCTACAATAAAATTAAACCAGAATTATTAACCAATCAGTATAAATTTGTTGGTTGTTTGAAAAGAACTGGTAGTTCTGGTTTTGGAGCATCATTTCATTATTGTGGTACATTTTTTTGGTTTAATTCCAATATTTTAGATAATCCTACTTATAGAACACATGAACACAAACTAGGACTAGAAATGTGGCCGGGATACATAGCTAATGATGCTGAGTGTTTATCAGTATTTGATCTTGATAATATTGAACCTTATCGTTATGATTATTGGTATAATTTAGTTTATGGTAGAATAATAGATAGGCCAATAACATTTTCTTGTAGTGCAATAGGAGACCAGCTATGATTTCAGCAATTGTTCCATCTTTTAAAAATCCTAAGTGTTTAGAAATTTGTATCAAATCTTTTCTTGATACTCAAACAACAGGCTCCGAACTCATATGTATAATAGATGGTTTTGCTGATATGTACGAAGAAATGGCTACTAAATATATAGATAATCCTTTGGTTAAATTTGCTGTTAATGAAAAAAATAAAGGTATGCCGTTCTCTATTAATTTAGGAGCATATTACTCTATTAATCCATGGTTATTAATCCTAAATGACGATAATGTATTTCCTAAAAACTGGGATACTATTTTACTCAATCAAATGAATAAAAATCTGGTCATATCTCCCAATCAAATAGAGAGAAATGAAAGCATATTTAATTTTGTCAAATACGATTTTGGCACAATAGATAACTTTAAATATGAAGATTTCTTAGAAAAAGAACCCTCCTTAAGAGAAGGTGATCATCTTACTAATGATGGGGAAATATTCCCTTTTTGTATCAGTAAAAAACTCTTCATGGCAGTTGGTGGTTTTGATCTTGTATATCCTTCTCCATTTGTTTGTGATTGGGATTTTTTCTTAAAATTGGAATTATTGGGTATACAATTTTATAGAACAAGACAATTGAATTTTTATCATTTTGGAAGTATGGCTACCAAAAAGTCTTCTAGTGCAGAAGATGCTGATTATTTTAGGAATAGTGAAAATATTGCATCAGAAGTATTTTCACAAAAATGGGGATTTGAGCCAACTATACAAAGACCATCTAATTCTCACAAACCAGATACTACAGAAATTATTAGAGGAATTAATTACTATGAAGAATAAAATTCTTATTACCGGCAATGCAGGACTACTTGGTTCTAATTTAGCCGATTATATTATACAAAATTATCCAAAATATAGTGTCTATGGAGTAGATGATCTTAGTGGTGGCTACAAAGAGAATATTAATCCTAGTATCCATTTTTATCAAATGAATATTTTAGACCCAGAATTTGATAATGTTTTTAGTGCTATTAAACCCGATTATGTCTTTCATCTAGCAGCTTATGCAGCAGAGGGGCTCAGTCCATTTATTAGACAATTTAATTACAACAATAATTTACTATCAACTGCTCGCGTTATCAATAACTGTATCAAACATGATGTAACAAGATTAGTTTTTACATCTAGTATGGCAGTCTATGGTGATAATCCCACACCTTTTGATGAATCTATGAGACAAAAGCCAATAGATCCTTATGGAATAGCAAAGTATGCTTGTGAAATGGATATACAAGTGGCTGGTGAGCAACACGGATTAGACTGGTGCATTATTAGGCCACATAATGTTTATGGCAGAAAACAAAACATCTGGGACAAATATCGTAATGTTCTTGGAATATGGATGTATCAACACCTAGAAGGTCGGCCTATTACTATTTTTGGTGACGGTGAGCAGAAGAGGGCCTTTAGCTACATTAACGACAGCGTGGGACCATTGTTTAAAGCAGCTATAGAACCACAAGCTTCCAAGCAGATTATAAATCTAGGAGGCATTCATGAGTGTTCCATTAACGAAGCCGCAGATGCTTTATTGTCTGTAGTTGGCGGACAAGCGGACAAGATTTATTTGGAAGGTAGACACGAAGTTAAATATGCCTACCCAACTTATCAAAAATCTGTTGACATTTTGGGATTTGAGCATATAACATCTCTATCTGATGGCTTAAGCGACATGTGGACATGGGCAAAAACTCAACCACGACGCTCAAGATTTATCTGGAATCATTACGAAATAGATAAAGGAATATATTCATTTTGGAAAACCGCATAAAACTTAAGGACATTGTTTCTCGTTCTTTATTTGGTTCTCTGGGAACTATACTAAATGAAGAGCACTTATCTATGTTTTTATCTTTTTCCAAATATAATGCTGATTTTCTAAACTCTTTCCCTAAAGTTGTTTATTGTCTCAATGGAAATAAAGAATTAATAGAAGCCTCTCAGAATTTTTTGAGGGAGTTTCTAACTACAGATCTTAGCATTATTGCTGTAGAGAATTTAGGACACACATTTGGAACATTTTTTAATGATGGAAAAATCTTTTCTTTTGCTGATGCTTTTGATTATGACTACATTTGGAAATTTTCTAATGACGTAGTTGTGACTAAAGATATCTTCAATAAATATATTACTGCGAATAAAGGGTTCTATTACATAAACAATATTGGTTATAATGTTTTTAATACATATGATAAGACCAAATTGGTTGAAGTTTTAATGGATCAATCTTTTTATTATCCACAAACAAATTATTACATCATTAAAAATCATACCAAGTTTTATCCTGATGAAGACCTAATCTATCGGCTAAAAGCAGAACATGAGAATATTAAGAAAGAAAACCCCACTATTCAACCGTGGCACTCTATTGAGGGTTGTGATTCTGAGCATATGTTGGCCAAAACAGTAGAGAATAATAATCTATCCAAAGAGCATTTATTATCGGAATCTTCAGTAAGAGCAGTAATAGATTTTATTGATCAACATAAAATACACGATGGCAGTCATAAAAATATTGCCTATTCAGAACTTGGAGGACTTTGCCATCTTCATTATCCCAACCATAATTCATACCTGATCTAGTGGTGTACTAAGTAGTCTACATCACAATTAATTTTTAAGGAGTATCCATGTCTGCTATTCAAGAATTGCAAAATTATACCTTTGTTAGTAAGTATGCTCGTTGGCTAGAAGATAAGAATCGCAGAGAAACATGGAAGGAAGCAGTAGACAGAGTGCGACAAATGATGCACTCTAAATATGATGAGTTTGGAGTAGCAGAAGATATTGATTGGGCATATGATATGATGTATAAGAAGAAAGTTCTTGGTAGTCAAAGAGCCCTTCAGTTCGGTGGAGACCCTATTCTAAAGCGTCATGCTAAAATTTATAATTGCACAGCTAGTTACTGTGATCGTTTAAGATTTTTTCAAGAATGTTTTTGGTTACTATTGTGTGGTTCTGGCACTGGCTTTAGTGTTCAGAAACATCATGTTTCCAAACTGTCCTCTCTAGAACATGACATTACTCAAGACCAAGCTATTAAGTATGTAATAGAAGATAGTATTGAAGGATGGGCTAATGCTTTGGGTGTATTATTAAGTTCTTACTTTAGTAAACCAGTAGAAGAATTCAAGCAATATAAGAATACTCATGTAGTATTTGACTATTCAAATATCAGACCAAAAGGTTCTCCACTAGGATCTGGAGTAGGTAAAGCTCCGGGATATGAGCCATTAGCTAATGGTCTAGAAAAAATTCGCACTCTATTAGATAAGTGTATTGCCAATGGGCAAAAGAAACTTCGTCCTATTGATGCTTATGATATCGTGATGCACAGTAGTGATGCTGTATTATCTGGCGGTGTTCGTAGAAGTGCTTCGTTAGCATTGTTTAGTCATGACGATGAAGAAATGGCTAAGGCTAAGACAGGTAATTGGTACATGGAGAATCCACAAAGAGCACGAAGCAACAACTCTGCTCTACTTCTAAAAAGTGAAACTACCTTTGAAGAATTTGCTGGACTAATGCAATCTGTTAAAGAGTTTGGCGAACCGGGCTTTATCTGGAGCGAATCAACAGAGATGATTTTTAATCCCTGTGTTGAAATTGGTATGTGGCCTATTGATGAGAGCACAGGTAAGAGTGGATGGCAAGGTTGTAATCTTTCTACTATTAATTGTTCTAGTGTTGTTGACGAAGAAGATTTTTATGAAAGATGTAAGGCTGCTACAATAATAGGTACTTTACAAGCTGGTTTTACTAAAATAGAATATCTTGGTAAAACTAGTGAAAATATTTTTGAGAGAGAAGCTTTACTAGGAGTATCTTTAACTGGTACTATGGAGAAGCATGATCTTGTGCTTACAGAAAAGACATTAACCAAGGGTGCTAAGATTGCTGTTGATACAAATAAGCAGATTTCTAAAAAAATCAATATTAATCAAGCAGCTAGAGTTACGTGTTTAAAGCCGGAAGGTACATCAAGTAGTATGTTGGGAACATCCTCTGGCATCCACCCACACCACGCCAAACGCTATATACGCCATGTACAGGCCAACATTTTAGAAGCACCATACCAACACTTCAAGAAAGTAAACCCACAAGCCTGCGAGAAATCGTCGTGGTCTGCAAATAATACTGATGAAGTAGTTAAATTTCCAATAGAAGTACCAGATGGTGCTAAGTTGAGAAATCAATTACCAGCAGTAGAAATGCTCTCTGTTGTAAAAGATACTCAGAAGAACTGGGTTCATTCTGGAAAGAATAGGTCATTATGTACACAGGAATATTTGAGTCATAATGTTAGCAATACTGTAACAGTCAAACCAGATGAATGGGACGCTGTAACAAAGTATATCTACGACAATAGAAAATATTTTGCTGGCATATCTTTAATTCCTCAAAGTGGAGATAAAGATTATCCACAAGCTCCATTCACTACTGTTTATACTAGTAGAGAAATTGTTAAGGAATATGGCGATGCTGCTTTATGGTGTTCTGGTTTGATTGAACTAGGCTTAAATGCTTTTAATAATAATCTATGGGCAGCTTGTGATTATGTCAGTTTAAATCAAGCCAAAGAGGATGATGATGAAAACAAACAAAAATTTATCACAAAAATGAAAAATTTCGCTGGTAAGTATTTTGATGGAGATACTAGAAGACTAACCTATTGTATGAAAGATGTATACAATTGGAAAATCTATTGTGATCTCTATAATAGTTTTCAAAAGGTGGATTATACTCAGTTATTAGAAACAGAAGACAATACCGCTGGCATAGAAGAAATTAGCTGCGCTGGTGGAGCTTGTTTACTGTAAATCTTTAACGGTCAATTAATAAGTATCTACTAATTGTTTACTATAATAATAGTTGCTATATGGTGTATTATTAGGTAACTTGGGATCTCTATTCCATATAATAGCTAAAGGGTAAGCCTTGAGAAAAAATAAAACCACCAAGAAAAGGTCCAAGGTCATAGATGCTACTAAAGAACTCCCCATCCCAGAAATTTACCGAAATAGGCTAAAACCCAGATCAGAAAATCAGAAACAATACATCAGAGATATAGCAGAAAATGTTATTACATTCTGCCAAGGAGTTGCTGGTAGTGGCAAAACCCATATCGCTGTAGGTATGGCTTTAGAATACTTACTGGACGACAAGGTTAAAAAAATTATTATTACCAGACCAGTAGTTGAATCAGGAGAAAAGATTGGATATCTGCCCGGAACAGCAGAAGAAAAATTACACCCTTATCTATTACCATTATTAGATGAAGTTAATCACTTCATACCTACTGCTAAGTATGCTAGTCTAAAAACTAATAATAAAATAGAGATCGTTCCACTTGGATTAATGAGAGGTCGTAATTTTCATAATGCTTTTATCGTTGCAGATGAATGCCAAAATGCTTCGTATGATCAACTTAAAATGTTACTCACAAGAATTGGAACTAATAGTAAAATGGTATTAACTGGTGACGTTAGTCAATCAGATTTACATAGACATATGCAAGGCGGCTTTTGGTCAATGACAAATGCTCTAGCTGATATTGAGGGCATTGCTGTAGCTAGACTAGAAGCATCAGACATCGTAAGAAATCCAATTATCGGGAAAATTATCGGAAGACTAGACAACTACGAAAAAGATGCAACCTCAAAATAGTAGATGCTTAATTTTAAACGCTGATTACACTCCACTCGGTATTATCTCTTGGAAAAGAGCATTAGTGTGGTCGTATAGACATGATGAGAATTCTCATGTTGGGGTAGAAATTATAGATTTTTATAAGAACGACTATATCTGTGGTGCTAACAATAAAAAAATACCAATACCAGCAGTAGTTAAAACAGCAAAATATTTTCGTTTAAATCATCAGGGTGTTAATTTTTCTAGGAAGAATCTATTCATTAGAGACAATTATAGCTGTCAATATTGCGGATGCGAAAAAGACATTAATCAATTAACTTATGATCATGTTATTCCTAAGTCTGTTTGGAATAAAAATATAGGTTCTCCAACTTGTTGGACCAATATTGTTACAGCTTGTGTTGAGTGTAATCGTAGAAAAGGAAATAGAACACCAAAAGAGGCTAATATGCCCCTTAGAAATTTGCCTATAGTGCCAAATAAAAGTGCAAAGTACTTGCCAGTAAGAGGACTGCTTCTTAAGATAAGATCAGATATTCCAGATGAGTGGACTGTATATTTACCAGAGTCATATTTATAATGCCTTGCTATACATATTTTTGCGATAATTGTGAAACAAAATTTGAACTTGTATCTAGTATAAAAGACTACACAGAACACCCCAAGTGTACAAGCTGCAATAAACCTCACGCCCATAGATTATATCAAGAAGACTTAATCACTCTTAATACTTCTATTAAGAAAAGTGATAGTGAACTCAAGACAATAGGGGACATAGCTAATCGTAATAGAGACAGACTTAGCGAAGACCACAAGTCTCACTTAAATGCCCAACATAATTCTTATAAAGAAGAAACTTCTCAGAAAGAATTACCATCAGGCATGTCTAGAATCAAAAAGCCAACAGTTAAATATCGCTGGACAAAAGACTAACTAAAGGAAATGTTAATGGATAATTTTATTTTTAATCCTACAAGTAAATTTACTGAAGAAACGATACAACAAGAAACATCAGCAGAACTTTTTACTGTATCTGGTAAAGAAGACTTTTTAGATGGAGAACGTAATCCACAACTCAAGTCAGAGTCAGAGGAAGTTTTTGCCAGAAGAATTCTTAGAAAAGATGGTTCAATTAAATATAGTGTTAGACTTAGCAATACAGGAAAACTATTTAACCCACTATCTATTTATGGTCAAGAACAAAATCATAGTTTCTTGAATAGGGTTTGTAGATCAAATAGCAAGTTCAAAGAAGTCAATGAAAAAACTTTTAATTGGTATGTGAAATTTCTAAAAACAAAAAATGTAGCATGGTTAAACAATGCTGAAAGGGAGAATGAATAATGGCAAGAATTAATAAGATGCAAAAGTACGCTGCTCTATGGCTTAATAGTCAGGGATGGGATTTGACTAAAATAGCAAATGAGTTATCTCTTACAAATAGTCAGGTCAAGAATGTTGTTGAAAATCCAGAAGTAACAGCAGCCGCAGCTATAAAAACTGTTTCTTCTCCTATGGGTCAGTCTCCTTCCAAGAATTTAATGATAAATGAAAGTCCAGGAAAGAGAAGTGTTTCTATTATGACGAAAGAAGCCTCTGCTCTAAACGATGAGCTTAAAAAGAAATCTCCTCCACCAGTTTCCTCAAAAATTCAACAAGGTATTTTTAGACCATCAGAAAATAAGTAAAACATGAATACAGAAGAAACTAAATATACAGAAAAAGATATTTCTCCAATTGATCAAATATTTGAAAGACTAACCTCCGAAGAAAAGCAACTGCTAGAAAAAATCAATAAAAAAGTAGTTGAAGAGTTAGACAAAATTAGGGAAGATCAATTCAAACACCTAGATGATGAACCAGATGCTCCAATAGACTTTTCTGATAAACACCCAGAGATTATACACAAAAAACACCTATCCTCTTTTCCTCATGAGATCACAGTATATGTCAAGGCTGAAGTTACTGAGATAGACGATAAAGGCTATTTGAAGGATGTAAAAGATTTATTTGAAAAGTATTATCATATTCCTGTCAAAGCCAAAGAAGACTATAAGATACATATAGAGAAATTCTTTGAAAAATTTCATAGTTCTCTGGAAATATCTTGTCAGGAAATTCAAAAAGAAAAACAACAGTAATATTGATGATAGAAAAATATCCATCAAAGTATTCTAATGGCAAGGAAGTGTCTGCTGCCCAATTCATTACAGAGATCATCTGTGAACGAAAAGCCCAAAAAGATAAAGAAGATCTTCATTATAGGTTTTGGGTACATAAAAAATGGGCTGCTTTTTATAGAAATCAGATAGGGTCTGCTCATAAATTGCTGAAACAGTATGATCCAAAAGCAATTGTAAGAGCATTGAATACTGATCAAGGGAAAAAAATCTATTCTTTGCGAGCCCCTCACCTTGGGGCTATGATAGAACAACAAGACCAATTGATTCAACAGGAAAATGTTATTCTAACAAAACCTATTGAAAGAAAAGATACAGTGGTATTTGGTAATAGTCAACCAGTAGCAAAAAACATAATTTCCAAATTAAAGGATCTAGACTAATGAGTTTGAAAGAAGATGTCATTAAAAATTTTGGTAATGAAATCATGCTCACGGCAAGTGCCGTTGTGGACAAGAAACTTATTACTATTCCTGTGAGTCCTTCACTTGACATTATTTTAAATGGTGGTGTCCCAGAAGGAAGTTTTATGATATTCACCGGACAACCCAAATGCGGCAAGACCACAACATCCCTAGACTTTGCTGCCACAGCACAGAGACCAGAATACGCTTATCAGGGATTCAAAGAAGGTAGAGAGGTGTACTACCTTAACATCGAAGGTAGATTAAAGAAAAGAGATCTAGAAGGAATTCCAGGATTGAATCTAGATAGGTTTCACGTTATTGGTTCACAACAAGGTAAGATTCTCCATGCAGAAGAATATCTTCAAATCGGAGAAAGAATCATTAATGAAATTCCGGGATGTATTCTCATCATAGACTCCTATTCTGCACTATGTACTGAAACAGAAATCACGTCTGATATGAATAAGATGCAAAGAGCCGATGGTGCTAAATTATTAGCCAAGTTTTGCAGGAAGGTGGCGAATGTTATTCCTGTAAACAGAAATATTGTTATTGGTATTACTCATCTTATGGGTAATCCCGGCACCGGTCACGTTGAATGGAAAGAAAAAAGTGGTCAGGCTATTGCTTACCAAACAGACATTAAGCTAAGGGCTCAATTTCATAGAGCTTGGAAAATTGGTTCAGCAGAAGATGGGCAGCAAATTGGTCAAGAAATTCAGTGGCAAGTGGTATGCTCTGCATTGGGTGCTCCCGGTGGAACTATTACTAGTTATCTAAGATATGGTCAAGGTATTGATAAGCAGATGGAATTACTTATGTTGGCTGTTGATATTGGTCTTATTCAAAAGGGTGGTGCTTGGTACACCCTAACATCTGTGACGGATAAACCTAAATTTCAAGGAACAGAAAAAGTCAGACAATATCTGGTTGATCATCCTGATGTATATGTAAGTTTACTGGAACAAGTTAAGGAAACGATGGGCATTAAATGCAAATAAAAGATCTCGACGGCAACCTTTGTCATTGGCAACTTATTGGGGGGATCGCTCATGGCAAGGCTAAAAACAAATCGGCCTTGCATTTGCTTGCTAGAGACTTAGTACATAAGTGCTTCCCCACGATGCAAGTTCTTGAGGAAGTACCAATTCCTCTTAGAAGGTCGGAGACTTTATATTTAGATTTCTATATACCCCTATTAAAAAGAACAATAGAGGTTCATGGAGAACAGCACTATAAATTTGTGCCATTTTATCATAACACCTTACTTGGGTTTGTTAAGCACAAAAAAAGAGATCAAGAGAAGCAGGAGTGGTGTGAAACAAATGGTATAACTTATATTGAGTTACCATTTAATGAGGATGTAGAAGCGTGGTCTAATAGGATTAAAAATGAGCAACAAAACAGCTAAAGAAGAATTACAAGATTGGGATAATCTATTAGATGAATACGAAAATCATCTAGGGTTGCCAAGGTATGCTGCTGGAGGTTTACCAGAAGCAGAATTAAATAGTTATCTTTCTATGAATAGAGATGAACTAGAAAAGTTAACGCCAGAAGATTGTGGGCAAATTTCTTATAGACTAGCACAGTTTTCTTTTCATGTTCAACGAACTATTAATAGAGAAATAGCCCGATATAACTGGGCAGATGAGACGACAAAGATAGTGATAGCAGACGACATTAATAATTATAAGGGTTATGGATACGTTGAAAAATCTAATCAAGCGATTAAACACAATGACAAAGCACAGTCTCTAAACAAGATTAAAATTTATGCAAAACAAAGAACTGATCGTTTGTCATATATAGCTAATTCGATTAAGAACCTATCAGATATTTTAATTGCTATTCAAAGAATGAAGGTGACCAAACATGGACAATAATATTAATCTGGATCCTCAACAAATACAGCAAATGATTATGATGCTCCAGGCTATGCTGCCCAAGCAAGATGGTCAGGAATCATCTGGCCAAAGTGACACAAAGAGCAAAAAGAAATCTCCTCGTTCAAACAATAAAAATAAGCCAACAATAACAAAGGCTTCTACTAATAAGTTTGATTCTATGATGGAAAAAAGAATGCATATGGAAGACATAGAAATAGATAAAAAATTAATAGTCCAGCCTCCGGTACCAAGAGCCAGAGCATTCAATCTAGTTAATGTAGTATGTAGAGTTTGTGGAAAAAGAGAAAGCGTGAATCCAGTATTAATTACTGATTCTATTGATCGATATAAATGTAACAAATGTTCTGGAGCAGCAGGCTAATATGATTTTATCTGATGTTGCCGCAGAAAGAGCGGTGTTGTCTGGGATTTGTAACTATGGTGAGGATGCTTACCTAGACGTTGCAGACATTGTTCAAGACTCCTCGTTTACTATTGACAGTAATTCTATTATTTTCAAATGTCTAAAAGTGGTTTGCGAAAGAGAACAGAAGCCGAATATCGACGTAGCTAGTATCTTTTCTGTGGCCGAAGAACTTGGGTACGCTCATATTCTATCTAAAAAAGAAGAGGTCCAACATTTAAGAGCTATTATAGACTTTCCTGTAGCTTTAGACAATGTACGCAAGTTTGCTGCAAAAATTCGCAAATTAGAAATTGCTAGACTTTTGCGTAAGCAACTGGAACTGGCTCAAGAAAAAATTCTAGACGTTAATGGTACAGAACCAATTGGATCTATTCTTGGTATCGCAGAAGAGACGATATTCAATTTCACATCATTGCTTAATGATAGCGATAATAATCCTGTGGTTATAGGCAAAGATCTAGATGACTATATTCGTAATCTTGAGTTAAATAAAACTGATCAGATTGGTATTCCTACAGGTTTTCCAGCATATGATCAAGCTATTGGTGGAGGATTAAGAAAGGGAACCGTTAATGTAATAGCTGCTCGCCCTAAAACTGGTAAAACTCTACTCTCTGATAATATTGGTCGTAACGTAGCTAAGTTAAATATTCCCGTATTGAATATGGATACGGAAATGAATAAGGAAGACCATATTAACAGAATCTTAGCTATGATGACCGAAATTGAGATTAATGCAATTGAAACAGGAAAGTTTGCAGAATCACCAGATAAAAAGACTAAGCTATTACAAGCTGTAGAAGAAATTAAAAAGACTCCATTTTTTCACAAAAGCATAGCCGGTAAACCATTTGAAGATCAATTAGCTATTATGAGAAGATGGGTATTAAAAGAGGTTGGTCTTAATGATGACGGGACAGCTAAGGATTGTGTGATATTCTATGACTATCTAAAACTAATGGATAGTGCTGGAATGAGCCAAGACTTAAAAGAATATCAAGTATTAGGCTTTATGATGACCTCATTACACAACTTTGCTGTTAGATATAAGGTTCCCATTGTGGCCTTTATCCAATTAAACAGAGACGGTATTACAAAGGAAAGTACAGATACAGCAAGTGGTTCAGATCGAATCATTTGGTTATGTAGTAATTTTAGTATCTTTAAGAGAAAAACTCCTGAAGAGATTGCTGAGGACGGCCCAGATAATGGTAATCGTAAACTAGTACCTTTGATTAGTAGACATGGTGGTGGATTAGATGATAACGATTATATTAATTGTCATATGAAGGGCTGGTGTGCGAAGATTACTGAAGGTAGGACAAGACTAGAAGTTCTTAATAATAGAGGTAGTTCATCCGATGGATTTGTTGTTGAAGCGCAAAATGATAATGAAGAAATCCCATTCGAATGATCAAAATCAATTAAAGATCGTCTGTGATGAAGTATGTGATAGTATTGATACTTTGTTAGACTTTTTTAATATTGAGTATAGATCAAACAATAAAATGATATCTATGGCTTGTCCGATTCATGGCGGAGATAATATCTCTGCTATTAATTTATACCCAGAAGGAGACAGATATCGAGGAAATTGGAAGTGCAGAACTCATGGGTGCGAGAAGATATTTAAAGCTTCTGTAATAGGTTTTATTAGAGGAGTATTATCACATCAAAAACATGGCTGGGAAAAAGATGGAGACAAAGCCTGTTCATTTAATGATGCTTTGGATTTTGCTCTAAAGTTCATCAAAAAAGATCTGAAAAATATTAAAGTTTCTAAGTCAGAAAAAGACAAGAGATTATTTACCAGCGCTATTAATTATATTGGAAATGGAACATCGGATACTCAGCCTGTTGTTTCTTTACCCAAAAGAGAACAGGTTAGACAATCTTTGGTAATGCCAGCAGAATATTATCTATCTAGAGGATACTCTTTAGAAGTATTAGATAAGTATGATATCGGATTTTGTAATAAGCCTAATAAAGAAATGTCGAATAGGGTTGTGGTACCTATTTACAATAATGATTATACACACATGATCGGTTGTTCTGGAAGAAGCGTATCTGAAAAATGCCCTAAATGCTCGTCGTACCATGCTTTATCAGAAAATTGTCCACCAGATGAAAAGAAATGGCTATGTTCAAAATGGAAACATAGTGCTAATTTTAAAAGTCAAAATTGTTTGTATAATTTTTGGTTTGCTCAAAAACACATTATTAAAAGTACAGTAGTTGTTATAGTAGAAAGTCCTGGCAATGTATGGAGATTAGAAGAAAACGGCATACATAATAGCGTAGCCATCTTTGGTTCATCGCTAAGTGATAGACAGAAAATCATGCTTGATTCTTCTGGAGCTATGACTATTGTTATATTAACAGATAATGACGACGCTGGTAAAAAAGCAGCCGAACAGATCAAAGACAAGTGCAAAAATACATACAGAATATTTGTTCCTCAAATCTCTAAAGGAGATATTGGAGAAATGACTCGGGATGAAATTAATACGGAAATTAAACCCTTCTTAGAAAGTATCATATGACCAGAACAAAGATTGTAGCTTTTGCTGGAAGAAAACAATCTGGCAAAACCACATGCTCAGAATCTACACTTGCATATTTTAAATATTTGGGTGGAGAGTCTGGCAAGATATATAATTTTGCTGATCCTCTTAAACAAGATATCTGTGTGAACATACTAGGCTTAAGTCATCAACAATGCTATGGTGAAGATTCTGATAAAAATACAATGACCGATATTGTATGGGAAGGCAAAAATCTAACAGCTAGAGAAGTTATGCAATTTGTTGGTACTGATTTATTTCGTAAAATGAAAAACGATGTATGGACCAGCGCCACTCTCAATAAAATTAATAATGAAAAACCAGCCCTAGCTATCATAGCTGATTGTAGATTTCCTAATGAGGTAGATGCAGTACAAGCTGCTGGTGGGCTAGTGATTAAATTAACTAGAAATCCTTATGATTCTAATCATGATAGCGAAACAGCCTTAGACCCAATTCATTATCCTCCTAGTATGTTTGATGCAATTATACCAAATGACAAAATGGACATACCCGGTCAACTTGAGTTAGTTTTAGCTTTTCTGCAAGACAAAGGAGTATTCGTATTATAATTACATATCTTAGAAGTAGTTCCTATGGAACACATTCTATGTGTCCTCAACAATATTTTTTTGAATATATTCTTGGTTTAAGATCTCCATCTAATAAAAAAGCAGACAAAGGAACTATTTGCCATAAGGCTTTAGAAATCTTGGCATTTATTAAACTCAATACCCAAAACAATAATCCAATTTTTGAGGATGATGTGGTGGGAAAAGTAGATATTAATAATTATAGCATTAAAAAAATAACTGATCAAGTATACGAATATTATACTTCTCAGTTCACTCATCATGTTTGGGAACCAAAAGATCATAAAGATTGTCATGCATGGATTAATAAAGCTTTAGAATATAATAAGGGTATGTTTGATCCTAGGAATAGACATATAGTTCAGCCAGAACAACGCTTTGATCTTGAGATTAAGAAACCTTGGTCATCATACCGATATGAAACCAAAGATGGAGTCCTTGAAGGAAACCTTGCTATTAAAGGAACTATTGATCTTATTACTAAGGTAAATGATAACACCCTAGAAGTCATCGATTGGAAAACAGGACGAAGACTAGATTGGGCCACAGGAGAAGAAAAAACTCTAGAGAAACTTCAAAACGATCCCCAATTAAGGATATATCATTATGCAATTCAACATATGTATCCAGAGATCGAACATGTAATGATATCTATTAATTTCATCAATGATGGTGGGGCATTTACTATTTGTTTTGATAAAACAGATTTATACAAAACAGAAATCATGTTGAAACAAAAATTTGAGACTATAAAGAATACTCAAAAACCTCAGTTAAATAAAAGCTGGAAATGTAGTAAGCTTTGCCACTTTGGAAAAAGCACATTTGCTAATAGCCCAATAGAGCCGCTAACAGAATACAGAGACGGTCAACTAACAGCCAAAAACCAATGCATGACCAAATGTGAGCAAGTTAAACATGACATAGACACTACCGGAATGAAAGCAGTCATTGACAAGTATCAGGCTCCCGGTTATAGTATAGGTCACTACAAGGCACCCGGCACCGTATAACATTTTTGGTTATAACAACGAAATAAGGAGAAAATTAGATATGGACATGACTAGAGGGTATGTGCCTCTGCATGTCCATTCTTAGGTGGGCTATGTACTCACTTTTGGATGGACTATCGCAGCCAAGAACTATTGCTGAACGATGTCAAGAAATCGGAGCAACTTCTTGTGCATTAACTGATCATGGTAATATTGCTGGAGCAGTTAAGTTTTATACGGAAATGAAAAAGAAGGGAATTAAGCCTATCCTGGGATGTGAGGTTTATCTTTGTGATCAAGATCCTAAGATTAAAACAAAAGAAAACAAAGACTTAACCCACTTTGTGATTCTAGCTAAGAATTATGAGGGGTGGAAGAGTCTTATTAGAATTGTCTCCGAATCCAATCAGCCAGATCATTTTTATCATAAGCCAAGACTAGATATAAACACTCTTGCACAATATTGCAATAATAATATTATTGGATTTTGTGGTCATGCTGGATCTTATTTAGCAGATAGGATTACTAATAATAATCAATTGATCGGTGATTGGAGAAATGTTGGGATTGACCAAATTGGTAAACTAAAGGATGTTTTTGGTACAGAGAATTTCTTTCTAGAAGCACAATTAATGGATTCGGTCAATTCTCCTATTCAGACACTTTTGACTGGTGCTATGAGAGATTTGGCCAAAATTACTAATACCAAAATCATTTCTACGCCAGACGCTCATTATTGCCGCAAGGAGGACGCTGTAGATCAAAGGGTGCTTCTCTGTAATAATTTAAAAACAACCTTCCCAGAGATCAGCAGGAAGATCAGTAACGATGAGGAGGTGCCTCTTGGTTGCTTTTTTACATCTGACAACTTCCATATCCTATCTCCAGAAGAAATGGGTCATTTTCATACAGAAGAAGAGATGGAAAATACCAAGATAGTAGATGAATTATGTGAAAACTATAATATCTTAGATAAACCACATTTACCTCCATTTTCTTGTCCTGACGGAGCTAATCCAGATGAATACCTAAGGCAATTATGTCGTAATGGTTGGAGAGATAAAATTGCTAATAATATAGATAAAGATACCCAAGAAGATTATGTGAATCGAATAAAGTATGAATTAGAGGTTCTACAAGGGGCTGATCTTTCTAGTTACTTTTTAATTGTACAAGATATTGTTAACTATGTCAGGAAAAACAACTGGCTTCCTGGGCCGGGAAGAGGAAGTGCGGCTGGTTGTCTAGTCTCTTACCTGATTGGTATTACTAGTATTGATCCTATTAAGTATGGTTTATTATTTGACAGATTTTATAATGCTGGACGAAATAGTAAAGACCATATCTCTATGCCTGATATTGACGTAGACGTACCTATTAATAAGAGAGAAAATGTAATCGAATATATTAAGCAGTGTTATGGGGCTGATAAGGTTTCTCAAATGATTACATTTAATACTATTAAGGGTCGTGGTGCTATTAAGGATGTATTAAGAGTTTATGGTAATATATCATTTGATGAAATGAATAAGATCACTAAAAGTATTCCAGATGAAGCTAAAATTGCCGACGATCTTCAAGAAATGAAAGAAGAGACTGGGGAAGCATCTATTATTCGGTGGGCATTAGAAAATGAGCCAGATAAACTGAAAGAATGGTGCTATATAGATGAAAAAAATGAATTACAAGGACCGCTTGCCAAAAGATTTGAACAGGCTATTAGATTAGAAGGAACTAAGTCTAATCAGTCCAAACATGCGGCTGGTATTGCTATTAGTTCTAAACCATTAAATACATTGTGTCCTATGGTGTACGATTCAAAAAATGATCAGCTTATAGCTGGTATGGAAATGCAAGATCTAGAAGCGTTAGGCATTATCAAATTTGATATTCTTGGCGTGGCAATGTTAGATAAAATTATGACTATCCAAGACATCTTATCAAAAGGAGATTAATATGGCAATGCAAAAGTTTATGGATATAGCAATCGGGACTGTTTTTAAGCATGAAGGTAATGAGTATCGAAAAATCCCAGAAGAAAGAATCAGTTGCTGTTCGGCCATTAATGCTCAAGGAGTACATAATGCCCAGCAAAGAATTCAAGTTTTGCCACTAGTAGAAGTCGAAGTCCTAGGAGATAACACTCAAGCATGATCAACTATAATAAAATTTGCGTTTTCGATTTTGAAACAGATGGTTCTGATCCTAAGTCTTGTAGTCCAGTACAAATTGCAGCCATAATTATTGATCCATTAAAACTGGAAATTGTTCCCAATTCTGAATTCAACATCTTTTTTAAACCAGAGGTATTGGCAAATGATGAACAATATCAATATACTACAGACATTTTAGATTTTCATGCCAAGGTAAGAGGTTCTTCTAAAGAAGCTATTCTAGAAGAATGGAAGAAGTACCCTGCTCAAGATCAGTCTTGGAAATTGTTTACAAACTATCTAACAATGCATCATACCAGATCCAGCAAAAAGAGCCAGTTTAGTGCTCCTATTGCTGCTGGTTACAATATCAATAGATTTGACTTGCCAATTATTGATAGGTTGAGTCGTAAATATGGTAATACGAATAAGGAAGAAAGAAGCGATATTTTTTATCCAAGAGACGTATTAGATATTATGAACCTAGTCTTCTATTGGTTTGAAAACAATGGAGATCTCAAAAATCTTTCCCTGGACACTCTTAGAGATTATCTGGGCATAAATAAAGAGGGTGCTCATGATGCTCTAAAAGATGTTAAAGATTGTGCAGAAATTCTGATTCGTTTTATGAGACTACATCGTAACCTAGGAAATAAGATTAAGTTTAAGGACTCATTTCAGTCACCATCACATGTCTAAAAAATTTCAATACAGTTGCGGATGTTCTTTTGACATTATATCTGAACATGACGATAAGGATAGAATGACTCTTAAATTTAATCCTAAAATAGAAGAGATTAGTTTAGAGTGTCAAAAAACTTGGGACCTAATTTCAGACGGAAATACTAAAGGGTGTTTCCAGTTGGAGTCTAGGCTTGGTAAGTCTATGGCTAAAAAACTAAAGCCAGAAAATATCGAACAGCTATCTGCCTTAATTAGTATTATGAGGCCGGGTTGTCTTGAAGCTTTTAGAGATGGCAAATCAGTTTCTAACCATTTTATAGATAAAAAGAATGGCCAGGAATCTGTAGATTATTATCATCCCTCTTTAGAGCCTATTCTAAAGGGAACATATGGTGAAATGATTTACCAAGAACAGGCTATGGAAATTGCTAAAATCGTAGCTGGTTTTGATCTTCAAGAAGCAGACATGTTAAGAAAAGCTATTGGTAAGAAAAAACCAGAAGAGATGGCTAAGATTAAGATTAAATTTTTAGAAGGCACAGAAAAAGTTGGTACAGTAGCTACTTCTCAAGCAGAAGAAATTTTCGGCTGGATTGAAAAGTCCCAGAGATATTCTTTTAATAAATCCCACGCTGTTAGTTATGCTATTAATAGTTATTTATCAGCTTATACCAAGGCTCATTTTCCCAAAATATTTTTTGCTGCATATTTAAGATTTGCAAAAGATAAAATTGATCCTAAGGCAGAAATTAAAGAATTGGTACAAAACGCTAATGAAATGGATGTTCCTGTTTGTATACCAGATATTAGAAACTTAAATCAACTATTCATTCTTAAGAATAACAAGATTTACTTTGGACTAACAGACATCAAGGGTTTTGGACAGTCCGTTTTTGACAAATTAGTTAAACTCAAAGAAGATAAGAAGCTAGATTTTGATACCATGAACTGGATAGAAATGCTGACTACGGTTTTGATCAATATCAACTCTACATCTGCTAAAGCATTAATCCAAAGTGGAGCAATGTCATATTTGGGTAAGAATAGAGTGGCTATGTTATTCGAATTTGGTTTAGTCTCAGAATTAACCAAGAAGGAATCAGACTTCATTATAGCTAATCTCTATAAATATAAATCAATAGGAGATGCTCTTCATGATCTATATCATAATGGAAAATCCAATAAGAATAGAAAAGCAATTATTCTAGATTTAATTAATAGCTATAATAAGCCTCCATATTCTTTAGAAGATAATCCAGATTGGATTGCTGATGCGGAAGATGCATTTTTAGGGTGTAGTATAACCTGTTCTAAAGTTGATATGTATGATATTACTATGACTAATACAACCTGTAAAGACTTTAAAAACACCACGCTTAAAGATAATATTCTCTTGTGTGGAGAAATTGAGAGTGTGGGTGTTACTAAAACTAAATCTGGCAAGACACCGGGTCAAGAAATGGCATTTGTTACTATGAGCGATGGCACAGGAGTAATAGATTCTGTTGTTTTCTTTCCAGAAGCCTATAAGGCTTATCGAAATATTTTATTTGATGGCAATGTGATCATAGTAAAAGGTAATAGAGCCAAGTCTGGCGATTCACTAATTGTAGAAAAGACGTATATTCCTAAAACTTGACGCTGGCCTCTCTCAAGCTATAATATGAAGCAGTTCGTTGGACCTTGGTTTTTTATTTTAAAGGAGACTTTTGATGAATATTAATATTCTACGTGGTAATTTAGCTAGAGACCCTGAAATGCGTGTTGTAAACACAAATGGTAAGCAGACTTCAGTAGTTAATTTTACTGTAGCTGTTTCTAGGGAATACACGAAGGCAAACGGCGAGAGAGATAAGGTAACAACATTTGTTCCGTGTGAAGCATGGGATAGTGGTGCTGAGATTATCGGCCAGTCATTTAAGAAGGGCGATTTTGTTTTGGTAGAAGGATCTCTGAGGAATGACTCGTGGGAGAAGGACGGAGTGAAGCATAACTCTCTCAAGGTCAGAGTAAATAACTTTTCTAAGATTACTAAGCTATCTAAGAAGAGTAAGGAACAGTCGGAAGAAGAAGTAGTAAGCTTCTAATCATATCTAATCTTATCACTTTAAAGAGATGGGGGTGGTAACACCCCCCATTTTTTATGTCTAACAAAAAACTCAAAATTTTAATGTGTTCCGAAGCCAGTTTTTTAAGCTCTGGTTTCGGTACTTATGCAAAAGAAATCTTAAAGAGACTCCATGCCACAGGCAAATATGAGATAGCTGAATTTGCTTCTTATGGGAAAGTTAATGATCCTAAAGATGTAGATATTCATTGGAGATATTATGCCAATGCTGTAGATGATAGAGACTCAAGACATAAAGAATATAATAGCTCCATGGAGAATCAGTTTGGACGATGGAGATTTGAAAGAGTTCTTTTAGATTTCCAACCAGATATTGTCTTTGATGTAAGAGATTATTGGATGAATTCTTATCAACAATTTTCTCCTCTTCGACCATTTTATCACTGGGTTCTTATGCCCACAGTAGATTCTGCTCCACAACAAGAAGAATGGATTGATACTTTTATTCATGCTGATGCTATTTTTACATATTCTGATTTTGGTAAAGACACAGTATTAGAACAAAGCAATAATCAAATAAGATATATAGATACAACATCTCCCGGTGTTGATCTAAATACTTTCAATATTATTGAGGATAAAAAATCCGTAAAGAAAGCTTTGGGATTGGATGAAAATAGTTTTATAATCGGGTCTATTATGCGTAATCAAAAGAGAAAACTCATTCCAGAGCTTTTTGTTTCATTGCGTAAATTACTAGATAAGTTTCAGGCAGAAAATAATCCAATTGGAGAAAAAACATATCTATATCTCCATACTAGCTATCCTGATGCTGGTTGGGATTTGCCACAGCTATTAAAAGAATACAAGGTTGGTAATAAAGTATTATTCACATATAGTTGCAAAAACTGTGGTTTTTTCCAACCTTCTTTGTTTCAACATCCTATTACTTTTTGTCCAAGATGTAGCCAAAAATCTTTGTCCATGCCTAATGTAAGTGCTGGAGTACAATCAACAAATTTAGCTACTATTATTAATTCTTTTGATATCTATGTACAATATGCTATTTGTGAAGGTTTTGGTATGCCTCAAGTAGAAGCTTCTGCTTGTGGGGTACCAATAGCTTCTGTAGACTATAGTGCTATGAGTGACGTTGTTAGAAAAGTAAATGGTTATCCAGTTAAGATTAATCAATATTTCAAAGAACTAGAAACCAAAGCTATTCGGGCCTATCCAGATAACAATCATTTAGTAGAAATACTACATAATTATGCTACTCTGCCAGATTTCTTAAAAGAACAAAAAAGGTTTGAAACAAGAAAATTAACAGAAGAACACTACAACTGGGATCATATTGCACAAAAATGGGAAAAATATTTTGATAGTGTCAAACTTACTGGCTTGCAAGGTAAGTGGTCAGAAAATTTGTCAATGTTAGAAACTATTAAACAACCAGCAGGAAAAGTCAATCCATATGACTTTATGACACACTCAGTATCCAAAAATATGTCTCAACATCAGCTTACATCATCTATTATACTATTAAATATGATCAAAGATTTGGATTATGGTTTTGCTATCAACGGAATACAGACAGAACCATATGATATAAGCAAAGCATTAGATGTTATCAATAATATTATTAACAACAATAATTTAGCACAAAATGCGAAGATGAATCATGATAGTCTAAGAAATGAAGATTTTATCCAATATGCTCATATGAAAGAAAACCTAAAATGAATGTATTGTTCGTAGGACCATATAGACAGCAAGATGGTTGGGGTCTAGCAACCCAAAGCTATATCAGGGCTGTAGCTTCTCAAAAACACAATCTAACAACTAGGCCCGTATTTTTGGGTGCTCCATCTAATATTATAGCTGATGATATTTTAGCTTATGAAAACTCATTATATGATTCATATGATGTTGTTATTCAAAAGACCCTGCCACACGGCTTGTTCTACAACAAAAAATTTAAGAAAAATATCGGGTTGTTTGTTCTAGAAACTAATAATATCAGTAATTCATCTTGTATTTTTAATATTAATCAGATGGATGAGGTGTGGGTTCCTAGTAAGCAAGAACAAAAATGTCTAGTTAAATCAGGAGTCACCAAACCAATTAAAGTGATATCTCAACCTCTTGATACCGACTTTATTAAAGCTAATAAAAACCATACCTTAGATCTTCATTCTCTAGTTAAAAAAACATTCAAGTTTTATTTTATTGGAGAATATGTTGAACGTAAAAACATTAGGGCTTTAGTAGCTGCTTTTCATTTGGCTTTTGATATTAGTCAACCAGTTTCTTTAATTATCAAGACAAATATCTCTAACATGTCTCCTGCTGATTCTCAAAGAGCTATTGAAAAAGACATAGAAGCTGTTAAAAAACAACTTAATATTAACCAAAAATATAAACAAGAAATTATTATCACAGACAGACTATCTGACAAAGACATCGTGGGTCTACACAATTCCTGTGACTGTTTTATTATGCCTTCTTTTGGCGAAGCGTTTTGTCGTCCAGCAGCAGAAGCTCTTGTGTTAGGAAAAACACCTATTGTAACAGATAACACGGGGATGATAGACTATGTTAATCACGATAATGGCTTTGTGGTTCAAAGTCACAGAACCCCAGTTCTGTTAAATCAAAGAACTTTATCCGAAGAGTACGATATCTATAATGCTAATGAATATTGGTATCGAATTAATATGTACGATTTAATTGAAAAAATGAGATCAGTATATCTGATGAATAAAAACGAAAAGAAAAAATTAGAAGAAAAAAGATTACTAGGTATTAATAATATTGATCAATTTAGTTATCAACACATCGGGGACAATCTATGTATCTGAGCTTTATTACTGGCAATGTTCTAGAAAAATTTACAGACGATAAGCACAATATCATATATTATCCTCAAAATAATATGTTCGATCATTTGTTGGCCAACATTAATGATCACTCCTATTATATCTTTGGAGAAAGTAAAAATAATTTTCAGACCCCCAACCTGATCAACCTACCTAATAATCTCATATCTCTGTATAATTACAATCTTTCTGTTACTAATAATATTCTTGGATACGCATCCAACAACCTAAAACATTTACATTTAAATAGCATTATTTGTACACACTCACACAGGCCCCCATATATCAAAAAAGAAGATTCTCTCTTAATGGATCAAAGACTAACAAAAGAAATAAAAGTCTTTTTTACAGAATCAAGTAAAGAATCCTGGAGAATTAGCACAGGAAATGTTATAAGGTACGGTATTCCAGAGCTATTTATTAACGAAAACCCTGTAGCAAAAAGAAAAGATGTGTTGATTCTTAGCTTTGAAAACACACCCCATGCTAAACAAATTCAACAAATATTATTAAACAATAACTATTCTTGTGATATTATGGATTCATGCTCTATCGGTACTCAGGATATCGTTAAAAAATTCAATGACTATAATATATGTGTGGATTTATCTGAACATAATATTATTAATCTTCTGTGCGCTATTGCTGCCGGGTGTGTGACTATTACTATGATGCCGCAAGTACTAGCCTCAGAATATGATGATCTTGATGGTCTGATCTTTCTTGAGTCTATTAACCAAATAGGAGAAGCTATTAAGTCTGTTCTACCCACACAGGATGAAAAAAGACAACAAAATAGAGACCAAATACTAGAAAGATTTTCTTTCAACGATTTTAAAACACGGTTCAATTCTTTAATCACCAAGGCTAACGCGGAGGCATTCATCCTATGATTCATCAAATTAATATTGTAGTAAACCCTGAAACAGATGCTCTTGATGGATATTCTAATCTGGAAATTGATAATATTCCACAGGTTACTAATGGATTTGTTAATGCTATTGTTTTTACCACTATAGATAAGATTGTGCAGCAAAAACGAGATGCTGTATTTATTGAGTTGCTGAAAAAATTAACTCGCGGAGGGTCTTTAACTGTTCGATTTTTAAATCCAGAGTCCATTTGTCATAAAATCAAAAATGGATCTTGCTCGGGTTTAGCATTTTCATCAATGGTTGATAATTTAAAGTCTTCGTGGATGGAAACAGAATTTTTATCTCTAATCTCTTCTTTACCCGGATTTGAACTAATTAAACATATTCATGAAGATGTTCACTCTATAGTTGTTATAGAAAAGAGCAAATGAGTAAGATAGCTTCCGTTATACTCTCATATGAAATTACTAAGGGTATGAAATCTTTTGGCCCCATAGGACTACTAAAGTCTAAGACCAATGGTAAAGAGCTAATCTTACATCAAATAGAAGGATTAGAAAAGCTATTTAAAGATACTGATATATGTGTAGTCTCTGGTTTTGGTTATGAAAAACTAAATAAAGCTATTCCGAAAAATACCAAAATTATTTTGAACAATGAATTCCAAAATAAAAGTCATGCCTATGCTATTAAGCTAATATTAGCACAATATAACCCAGATAACTATGATGGAGTTTTTATCATCAATAATGGAGGCATTGTTAAAGCCCAGATTCCTTCTAAAAACCTTTCATTTAATCACTCTTGGATCTTGTCCAAAAATATTAAAACAAGTCAGCAGAGCAGCAAATTCTTGGGTGCTGTCACCAATGATCAGGCATTAGTTGACTATATTTTCTATAGCGTAGGACAAAATGCTTGGTGTGAAGGCGTTTATTGGTGCAATAAAGACATTAAAAAAATATTGTCATCAATAGATAGTTATTATGATAATATGTTTTTATTTGAAGTAATTAATAAATCGATTACGCAAAATATAAAATATAAACAGATAGTGTTGGCGGCAGATGAAGTTATAAGTATTTATGGTATGAAAGACAAACACAAAATTAAAGTATAAACTATGAAAAAAACCAAAATAATAACCCATATCCCATCAGGTAACGATGAATACAGATCATTCATTAAGAATCTGTATAATAATGATGACATTCTAGATGTTTCATCTACTAATATTCATGGTAATCTTTTTGAAATATATAGTCAATACAAACCTGATATTTTGATTCTATGTGCTAGTGAATATACTCAAGAATTTCATGATTTTATTAGTGAACATGAAAAACATTTGCAAATAGTCTTATTTATTAATGTTGCTATTACTAATATACAATTGATAGATTTTTGGAATAGTACTTCAATATTAGGAGTTGGCAGAAAAGAATATCTTGCTAAACCACTAATTAATGATAAGCTTTTTTATAATAAGCTATATGACAGTACCATCTTTATAAAAATAGAGACTGAAAATCGAAATGATAAGATAGCTGTGCTTCTGTCCACAAACGATGAAACCAATGAAAAGATAATTGGTCCATACCTATATCCTTCCACCAAAGAGAAATTTATATTGTTTAATTCGCCAACATATAAAAAATCTCAAAATACTGGAACATTAAATGCAGCTGATACTGCTTTGGTCTTAAATACATATAAGTGTCTTATAGATCTTGATAATAGGTATGAGATCGAAGCTAAAGTTTGTTCAATAGATAATATCAATACCGAAGGAGATCTTATAGAAAATATACAAAATTGTATTGTAAAAAATACAGATATTAATATTGAAAAATCTTCTTATGACTATTTCATTAAAAATAAGTTTCTATCTACAATTATAAAGGAATAACTATGGATATAGGTTTTTATTTATTGGATGTTGAGCCAAATAATGAAACTCAAAATAAAATTATCAAAGCTATAAATGATTTATGTAATATTTATCCATATGCTAATATTGTGTTATTCAATAATCAATTCAATAATATAGATATTGGACATAAGTATTATATATTACATATTCAACAGGCTAAATATTTTGATGGTCTACTTTTTGTTTTTGATATTAAGAGCGCAATGCTAACACAGACTTTTCCTTCTCCCAAAAAACAAATTTTGTGCGTGTCGAATCCAGAGTGGAGTAAAAATGGATCCATTCCTCATGGATTTTGGCATAACATTTATATGAAAAATAATTTTGAACTCATTACCGATAATCAGCAAACCTATGATTTGTGTGAAATTTGCTGGAAAAAACCTCTTAGTTTGATTGAAGATATTAATAGTAAGGAGCTTCAAAATGTCATCTCCAAAATATAAAAAATTGACTGATGTAGATAAAAAAGCTGTTTTACAGCAATACTATGTTAAAGAAAAACTAAGCTTTCAAGATATTGCTGAACTATATGGAACATATGCTAATCAGATAAGAAGAGATGCTAAAAAATTTGAGATACCAATTAGAGATAAAAGTGAAGCTCAAAAAAATGCTCTTACGTCAGGTAAACATAAGCATCCAACCAAAGGAATAGCTCGTAGTGAAGAAACCAAAGAAAAAATTGGTTCTGGTGTTATGGGAGCATGGAACAATCTTAGCCCAGATGAACTACAAAAAAGACAAGACAAAAGTAGACAGAATTGGGAAAAGTTAAGCGAAGAAGAAAAGGGGAATATTGTAAAGGCCGCTAATACTGCCGCGAGACTAAGTAGTAAAACTGGTTCAAAATTAGAGAAATTCATCCTAAAAAAGCTTCTAACAGATGGATACTCTGTGGAATTACACAAAGAGCAATTGTTATCAAATACCAAGTTGCAAATTGACCTGTTCTTGCCTACAATGAACATAGCGATAGAAGTTGATGGGCCATCTCATTTTTCTCCCATATGGGGAGAGGATGCTCTAAAAAAGAATCAGAGTTATGATGAGAAGAAGAATGGACTGATTATAGGTAGAGGATTATCGTTGATTAGGATAAAGCAATGTAGAGATTTTTCTAATGCTAGAGCTAATTTAATTTACTCAAGACTATTAGATTGTTTACAAAACAAAACATATAAGAATAATACTATAACAAACATAGGGGATGAATAATGGTTAAGGAAAAGAAGGTGTCCGAAGTTGCTGTTGTTTCCGCTGAAACTGTAGAGTCAACACCAAATAAAGTCACACCTAATGATCTAGGATGGACAGATTATGTTTTAGGATTATTATCTGATGATGAAAAAATTGCTGGAAATCCTACTACTGATGGATTAAGACGCATATTTGAAGTGGCATTAAATTGTGATGTTATTGAAGCTATTACTGAAATAGTTCAGGCTCCAACTCCAGAAAATGAAAAAAGAGCTACGGCCACGCACACCATACGCTATGTATTAAAAAGTGATTCCTCGGAGGACTCGGAAGTTAAATACCGGGCTGTAACAGGCGCTGCCGACGTTTATTGGGGTAATTGTGACAAGATTTATCGTAACCATCCTACTGCTGTTGCAGAAACAAGAGCAGAAGGTCGTGCCTTACGAAGGGGTCTTAAACTAAGAAAAGTTGTTGCTGCTGAAGAAATTGCAAAAGATATTGAAGATCATCCAGATGAAAATTCAGTATCTAAGATCAGTGTTAATCAAATTAATTTCATAGATGTGATTGCTCAAAGACTAAATGTTAATGTGGCTAATTTAATAAAATCACTTGCAATTACCGAAGCCAACATATATAATATCGCACATGAGGATGCTGTGAGCGTGATCAAGCATCTTACTTCATATCAACAAGATATGAGCAAATTAACAGATGAACTATTAGGCTATCAATCAAACTGGAAGTAATATTATGAAAGTAACTTATAAAGCAAATGACAAATTATCTTTTGAGCTAGAAGCTGCTGGACAAAAGGAGATTTTTAAAGAATTGGCCTTAATTCAGGAGATTTTCTCAGAAGAAAAGTGTGGGCTTTGTAAGAGTACTAATTTGAAGTTTATAGTTCGTAATGTCGAAGGTAACGACTATTATGAATTAAGATGTATGGACTGTGGGGCAATATTGTCCTTCGGTCAGCATAAAAAGGGTGGTACTTTATTTCCTAAGCGTAAAGATGACGAAAACAATTGGTTACCAAATAATGGTTGGCACAAATGGCAAAAAAATCCGGCAGACAAAAGTTAAATCATTGGTTAGATAAAACAGTTCATGAACTGCATGATTGTGGATTGTTATATAGCTGTATTTTACATACAGTTGTATTGTTAATAATGTCTCTGACATTCTTAGTACCAGAACCACTACAGACCATAAGATTAAAACTATCTTTTGATAGTGATTCTTCTTCCCTCGATATTGGCTCAGAACCGATACTAGATATTCAAACGATGGAAGACATTCCCGAGTCAGAATCAGATATTGAGTCTGATTTTAATCCAGAAAATATTGCCGCAATCGAAAGCTCGGATATCATAGAAACTGAGAATATTCCACCTATTTTAGATTCTTTAGAACCATCCGAAAGTAATGAGATAATGGATCTGGCTACTGAACAGCTGGATCAACAAGTGGCAATAAAAGAAGAAGTTATTCCGCCTCCACCTGCTAAAGCTGTAGCAGCTAAAACCGGAAACAAAACTACTAATAGTTCAACAAATGAAGAATCTGGTGGTAATCAATTAAGTTCTGGAGATCAGGCTATAGTTGGTGCTATGGGAGAAAGATTAAGAATGGCTGGTGCAAAGACCGGCGATATACAGATATCTATTGGATGGAATACTATAGATGATGTTGATTTGCATGTGAAGGCAGTAAATGGTGCTGGTGTGTCTTGGATAAACTGGATGGCTCCATTTGGTGTGGATGGAGGTGAATTAGATGTTGATATGAATGCCGCACCTGATCAGCTAACAAATAGAGCTGTGGAAAATGTTTATTGGCCATTAGGTCAGTCACCACAAGCAGAATATATTGTTGGAGTACATCTATTCAGAAACCGAACAGGAGTACGCTCCGTTCCTGTTAGTGTTGTTATTAAAGTTGGAGGCAAAACTAAAGTGTTTAATGTTGACTGTGTGTCTGGTATGAACGTGACTGAGGTGACTCGATTCACGAAGGCAAACTAGGCATAATAGGACCCCACTTATCAGCAGGACATTTTTGATCTCTATGAGCCAGTTTATTTTGATGATTGGCATCTCTAATGACCGTACATCCACACAATAAGCAAGAGTTATCTTTAAAATATTCACAGGTTTTGCATATTGACAACCTTTGCTCTATTTCTTCTTGAGAACACAGATTTGCTGGAGCATTCTTTACTGCATCATCATTCCTAATTGCTTCTTTTTTAATTTGATCTAATAGTATGTTATTCATATCATCAGAACTAGAAAGATGTATTGGTTTTTCTAAATTAGGATTATTGATATGATTAGCATGTATTAAGTGTTGTAAATCTTCCATTTTTTTAAAACACATTATTTTAGTATCAGGATTTTCTATTCCCATAGTTAATCCACAATACTTACATTTATAAAGCGGCTTATTATTAAAAGTAGTTCCTAAGTTTTCTAAGTCACAGTAAGCTGTTTTATGCATTTTAGTCTTTTGTCCTTAGATCTGTTTTTTTACCCGCCCTACAACAATAATTGGCATCATCACACACTGGAATATCGGTATTATAACATTGAGGAGTACTATCGCAATCTGCTGTTTTATATATTTCTGTAGTATTAATTGATCCTGTAGGACAAGATCCTTTAATTCTATCACATTTTGCCCTTATTACATCTGTTTTAAAAGTATCTTGTACTGTTTTTGGTCTGCGATATCTATAAGTATAATAAGCTACTGTATATGTTGCTGTTAATTTTTCTACAGCGGGAGTATCAGTTAAAGTTGCTCTATACGTTATAGCAGGATAGCTAATATCTTTATAAAATACTCCGGCACAATCCTCTGGTACAACTCCTTCTACAATATCGCCCACATTTAATGACCCATTATTATTACATGGAGCAATATTTCTAAAATTTTGTTCCATCTGATTTTTCCATATTTCCTTCATTCTGTTCTGAGCCACCGTATTAGATGCCGGATAAGTTATGGGAATATCACATCCTGCAACAATTGCTGTTGGATAACGCATATTGCCTTTTACACAAATTTCTGGATCTCCCATCTTGAATGATATGCACGTACTCCAAGGAAAAGAATCTGGAGCCTCTCTACCGCATAAGCCCATACCGCCATTGGTATAAGTCTGAGGGCCGCAAGCAACAGCAGAACAGCCATTACAAAGTCCACAACCAATAGTCTGTACACCCATAGCGACAGGACCATCAACATTCTTATCCGGACTGCTCAAGAAATATCCCAGCATACAAGTTCTGGTTTCGGTTATAATCTCCCATTGTTGTATTTGTGGAGGCATTGTGATTTTATTAGGCTCAACCCCACAATTATCACAACTGCTAGATATGGAATCTGAAACTGTAAAGCTATCATCTGGTACTGTGACTTTTATAATAGGACAATTATTCCTAATTCTATGAGATACACAATGGGGTGGCCCACCAGGTAAATTAATAGTCAGTGAATTATTATCATAATTGATAGAACATAAGTTTGTAGGACAAAGTGGATTATACGGAGTTGTTGGAGATGTAGTAACAGCATCATAAATATACCATGCTCCAGGAGCTCCGGTGTCGCATTCTATCCAAACACATTCTTCTACTGCTTCTCCTCCAATTTCTCCAATCGGACCAGCTGTTTCACCATTACCACTATAACCTCTACAAGAAGGTAGAGGGATTGTTTTACGAGCATCTGAAGTTCCATATTTGATTTTTCTTTTGTGTCCTTTTAATGCTATTTGATATCTACAATATTCAAAATTATAATCAAATGGTTGATAATCATATTGTAAAGGACCGTCCGCAGCATCACATGCGCATCTTCCATCAGCTGAGTTCTGACAATATCCATACTCCCAATCTATACAATCGCAATGATCTTCAGTGTCCCCCATAGCCGGAGGAAAAGATCTTCCGTTTATAGCACTATAGTATAGGTTATCAGTTAAAGGATTCTTATAGCTATCTGTAAAACAAGTACCACAAGATGGTTCAGAAACTGATCTTAGACTACCAATACCCTGAGGATGCTGAATAATTCTTCCTCCTATAGCATTTTCTAAGCTTCTTCCTATTAATAGTCCATTAATACTACCTTCTGCGTAGCAACCAGAAAAAACTCCTCTTGAGTATCTTCCATATTTTATTGTTCTTGATGTGCTTGTTAATTGTTTACAATCAGGACCCATCAGGTCTTTTACTGAATATCCAATACCTAGGTTAGTACATAAAAATTCTGGGGTATCAAGTATTATAGTACCTAAACATCCGTTTGATGGCCTATATTGTACTACATATCCAGGAGGAGACCCATAGTCTGGATTGCACGTGGGATCAGGCATACCTGGTCTCCATGAACCAAGATTACATGATTTCTCACTACCCCAGTATGGCAGTTTGAGATCCTCTCTTGTTACACCATCACATTTAAAGGTATTATACAATACTCCTTTTGGATGTGCTGACATAAAGCTCACACTATGAGAAGCTATTTCTTGACATTGTGTTAAAAGAGTATATTTTGTAGTGCTCGTATCACTTAATTTTTGATCAGATACTGCTAAACTATGACTAGTAACATATTCTGTGTGAATAACACTCTCTATAGTTTGACCATCTATATCTACTACTATTTTAATTTTACCATCACCACTTCTGACTGAAATAGTCATATTCTTATTTCCAATAGTGACTGATACAGATTTGCCTACTATCAGTTTACCTTGAATAGATAATGATCCATTAATTTTTCTATTAGGAGGAATCGCTGTTTTATCTAAATTGTATGGAATATTTTTGTAAATATCTTTTGCTTCTATTTTCGGATCGGTATATTTAATTAAATCGTTAAATTTAATAGTTTGAGTGGTGTGGTCATCTATTGTTTTTAAATTAATTTTTTGTTTTTGTCCGTACCTCATACGAAATAAAATTTCATTAGCAAAGATATCTGTTTTTTTAACTATTTCTGTATGGTCATCTACTATACTATCTCTCATAATAGATTGATATTCTTCATTTAGTACAGAGATCCTACTGATAGTTGGTCTTGGAGAAATATCTTTATTACAGTTAGTAGCTGGATATAGTGTATTATTAGGATTTAATTCTAGTCTTTGTATATAATATAGTTGGTGATTTCCTATAGGATTATATATTCCAGCATCATAAGATATAATATATGGAATATCATTAAGCTCCTGAGGAAGAGATTTCATCTTAGGCATTTGAATATGGTATATACCACTAAAAGATACAGCCCCAATAGTATTAATGCCACAAGCTGCGCTACCACATCCTTCTACTCTATCTGTGTCCCCATAAACTGGCATTTTAATAAAGGGGGTGCCTGTGTATGGTGTTTTTTGAAAATGACCAAAATCAAATGTTATCGGAGGGAAAGTTACTGCTGTTGTTGGTGTCGCAGGAGTAAAAACACTACGTATACCTTCTCTATTAATAACACTATTAGATTCTACAGAATATAATTGAAAAGGAACATCATCTACTCGTAATGTATTTGTATAAAAAATTTGATCTGGTTTAATAGTTAAAGATGATTTTAATTCATTTCGTTTTTGTATATCTATAAAAAATAATTCTTTGTCATCAGGATTTAAATACTTTGGTTCCCATATATGTCCAGCATCTAGATTTTTATATATCCCACTAATTTGAACAACCCCAGAATAAATATAGGATGAATTTTGTAGTAAACTTTTTACTAATATCTCTAAGTCTTTGATTAATAAACCTTTTAGTATCGGTTTAAAATTTTCTCTTACTGAATTCTCATATTCTCCATAATTTGGCACAAAATTAATATCCATAAATGGCAAATAGTTATTATAGTCTCTAAAAGTTTTTCTAACTATAGAATTATTTCCATCTCCAATATTGTATTTTTGATGAATAACATATGAAGTTTGACCATTATACTTTATTAAAACTTCTTTTAGATTGTCTTGTTGATCTTTAATCTTAAAATTATAATTGTATAGATTATTATTGGCGTTATTAATAATTGTTTTGAAAAACAGATTTTTATACAAACTATCTGGATAGAAGTCGTGTAAATATCCGGTATTATAAATATATTCTCCCAATTCATTAATTAATTTACCATCAAAATCAATCAAGTCTCCCCATTTGGTGCTGTATATAGGATTTCTTAATAGTGGATCATTTTCACTTCTTAAAGCTTCTGGTATATTTTGATAAATAATGAGAGAATCGACACCTAATTTAACGTCTTCTGCTTGATCAATAATGTCTGCTAGTTCGTTAATATTTTCAAGATTTATTTGTGGTATTTTTCCTAAGAAAGTGAAATCTAAAACACCAATACTATATTTTACATTAGCATCTAATACAAATTCTGTATATATTCTAAGATATTTATCATGAATATTATCGTTGTAATTTAATTTATTTCCATTTTTATCAACATATATTGAATAAATACTTTTTTCTATAATTTTACCAATGTATGACAGCTTTGAATTTTCTTTGGAAGTTATCAGGACTTTTTGATCACAGTCTTTTTTAGTATTATGAACATAACCAACCATATTTTTACGATTATAATCAATTTGTAAATCAGTAAATTTAGTATTTAAACGACTAGTATTATTTTCAGTCTTTTCAGCTACTAAAAAATAAGGTCGAGATCCCTCTATAATTATTTTTTTTGGATCTCTACCTCTAGTGAATTTAGTATTAACAATTGGATAATAGGTATTAGTTCTTTGCGTATTAAATAGATCATATGTAAAATTGTAAAAGAAATTAAAGTCTAGGTGTTCTTTGGTAGATACTGGAAGAATTGGTCCTGATAAATTTGTGGTACTATCTTTTTTGGTATATTCAAACAAATATGGTTGACCAATGTACTTTTTTTCGTCTTTAAAATATCCAAAAATATTAGGATCATTATATTCCCACCATTGATTGTCTATTTTTAAATAAAGTCTAATTTTTTTATGATTATTTAATTCTGATATTTGTCGTAATGTTTCTTTAAGTTTATCGTTCATTTCTCCAATAAGCATTGTTCCGTCTTTAAATTTTTCTTCTTTTCTAAATACTTCTTTATCGTAATCGATATATGAAGTTAAATTACCACTATCTCTAACAACTGATGTTTTATCAGTTTTATCCCCACCATAGATTAATCCAGTATTAGGATGAAAAAATCCTCTCTTTAGAGTTCCCATTTGTACTGGAGCAGGAACGGCGAAATTCAACATTTGTTTACGTGGAACTCTCTCAAACTTTACCGCTAGGTCGATACTTTGATTTCCTAGTGTTCCAAATACTGTATTAGTTGAACAAAAATTACCAACTGGAGGATATAGAACCAGATCATTACCTACTAAAGCTTCTAAATAAGGATTTACTAGAGTGGCCGTAACAGACGAAGATGATCCTCCTCCTTTACTAATAAAAACCTTTTTTTGTTTATCATAGACGATAGTATCATTTAAAGTCACGCGAGTTGCAAATCTTTGATATCCTATATTCGGAGAAGAGGTCCACTCTAAATTTCCATCCTCATCAAAAGTTTGAGAATAACTTCTGGGTTTAAATAAATCTACATTCTCAATAACTTCTGCCCAAACATCAGCATGGATAGTATTATAAGAAGGTAAAGAAAAATTCCATTCTGTTTTTACATAATTAGGGAAATTAACAGTTACTGATTGAGAGCATCCGTATGGTTGTTCTGGGTCTATTTTTTCAGATAGAGGATCTATGAAATCTCCTACGTCTGGATGACCTGGTATTCTGATATCTCCTAAAAGTTTAGATATGTCCTTTTTTGAATATCCACCATAAGATGCAAAAACTGGACCATGGTCTGTTGATAAACTTGGAGTAAATAATAGTGGTTCATTGCTATAGGTAATGGATCCACCGTCTGTGCTACAAACATGAGGATAGTCTGTTATGGGACTCATAGAAAAACATTGACACTCATTTTTGTTAGGAAAACCCAAGCATTCACGAGTATCCTGATTAAAAGCTCTCAATTTTTCTATATTTAAACCATATATTTTAATGCCAACATCTTTAGTAGTAAAAGTTATACGACATTTGCCGTCCGTTAACCAAAGAGTTCCTTGATCAAAAACTGTACTATTATTGGCTCCAAAAATTTTACTATCATAGTAAACACCACCCTGATAATGAAATGCGGCTTTATCTATACGAGGATTCATTATAGCAGCATTATATTTTCTGGTATGATATAGACTTTCATCATAAATAGTTCTTGCTGGTCTTGTTCCAACAACGAATCCTTCGCTATTATTAGCAAATCTTGCAGATGGCTCATCGCAGAAACTAGCGTCTCCTTGAAAGCCGGAACAAAGAATTGGGTTTAATTTAAGGGCTAATTTATAAGACGATCCATCTCCGCAAGTAGAACATGAAATAGTTTCATCTTTTATGAACGGTCTAGGATAAGTGTTATTAAATATCGAACAACCAGTAAAATATACTACTTCTTTAAGGAGATGATCATTGAAAAAAATTCCGGCCATATTCGCTGTTTTTTTTGTTATCGCCCCATCATTACAAGCAGAAGCATATTTTTTTCTATTGTTAATTTTACTTTCTATTTTTAGATTACCCAATTCAATAGTTTGATTGTATGAAAACTGTTTAGAGATTGTTTGATCCAAGCAGTCTACATTAGACGAACAACCTCCTGATAATTTTCGGGTATCATTTATTTTTACTCCCATATCAAAACTTAAATCAATATAGGATTGAGATTTAATGTCTTTTGAAAATTCTAATATTGAAGAGGTATTAGGCCCACACCATAAATAAGCACCATATTTATTACCAAGAGTATGTATTAACTCTTCGTTAGAAGAAATAAAATTCATATGACTAACAGAATCAATCTCGCTAGCAGACATATCTTTATTTAGTTGATCTCTTTGTCTATATTCATTAATAGGGTTAACTGGATTCTGATCTTTATCTAATTGTTTGGGATCTAAGTCTGTAGTTTTTAATAAATCTACAACAACAGCATCATATTGAGGAGCAGTACTCAGCAAAGCAGCCAACTCAAACTTTTGCAGTTTTGTCATTGTATTTGGTCTGGTTCTTGATTCGTTATCTGCATTATCTATACGATCATAAATATCTCTCATTAAAGGATATAGATTAGCAGAAATATATGTGAAAGATGAACCAGATGGTATTACGCCTATTACTTCAGAACCTTTAATCACTTTAATTCCTGAAGGACAAGTATTAACTACCGGGGTTTGGTCTTGTGATTCTGGAGGAGTCATTGATAATGGTTCTGGACCATCATTTTTAGCATAAAAGACATCTCCGGGAGATATATACAAATCTATACCTGGAATTGGCCTCTTATCATTTTTTCTGTCTTTGTCATAATATCTATACCAGCCAATAATGCCAGAAGAATAATTCCATCTCCAATAAGAAGCTAATTTTTCTGTTTTAACAAAAATGTTATTATAGGTATTTTTAGAAAATCCATAGGGGACAGCACTGAAATCTTCAATAGACGGCAAAAGATCACTAATCTCTTCGGTTACTGTAGATTCTGGAAGAGGATAAGTATCCGGTACTACCTCAGAGTCTTCTCCCATTAATCCACTAAATATAACATTAGAAGTATATGAAATAACTCCTGATCCTTTATTATTTAACTTGGTCAGAATAAAATGACCACAAGTACTACCTGTTTGAAGATGTTTTTTATATGCTTTGTTGTGGTCATCTATATTATCATATTGAGAAGTGATAGGATCATACGGAATTTCGCCTATTCTAGGTTTAAGTTCCCAGTCTATGCATAGTTGTGGAGTAGATGAATTATTTGTAAAACTATTAAGAGGATTATTGCTACCATTTCCAAACTTAATAAATTTATCAAATCCTAGTCCAGAACCAACAGCTGGAAACTGTTTCATATGTTTAAAATCGTAAAATTGATCCAAATATTTCTGGTTCAAAATAGGCACTTTTGGTAAATAATCATCTCTTTCCATTCTAATGTCACACGCACCATTGCAACAATTAGAAGATAAAGATGTTGACTTATTTCCATTAGTATCTTTTAATTTCCAGGCAATTTTATGATTTGTGTTGTTGCTTAATGAAGAACAGTAAGAACAACGAAAAGAATCAATTGATTCAATTTCATCATAAGATGTTATTACGGGGGAACAACGACAAGGATCAAAAGATGTATTTAAAGTAGTATCTGGTTGAGATAATAAATCCCCATATTTAATTGTAGAGTGTTTATTGTAAACAACAAGAGGTCTCCACAGCCCACTAGTTTTTGTATCAAATGGAGGAAGAAGAGTTGTTAGTGATGTTTTATCAATAATAGCAGTACTAAAATCTGCATCAGATAGAAAAGACTTATTAAATATGGAACAGCAACTCATTTTTTATTTCCTAACAATTAACCGATTGTAAAATCCATGACCCATTCATAAAAATAAACATTCCTAAATCATCAGGCACAACATTAAAACCCATCGGATTATTAAAAGTAGTAAGATATGTCTCAGGGGTTATGACTGGTGCCGGAGATGTGGTTGAGCTTATATTGGCAGCCGTATTAGCTGGATCCTGATAAATATTATAGATAGATACCTGTGTTTCTCCTTTAATGATTCCAGAGGTTATGTAGTGTTTATTATAAATGGGTTCATAAAATCCATTTTGACCATTATATTTACAATACACAGGAGCATTTCGTGGGACGCAAATAATATTCAGATTATCTTGAACAAATACTAATTTTCTTAAACCACTTGGTAATGGATCGTTTGTATATGAATCTTCTATAACAGCTCCTCTAGAGGGTTGTCTGTTAACTAAATCAGTTTCTAATACTACCCAAATTGGTTTATAATTGGCTCCCACAGTCCATACTCCAGCATTAGCATCCCATCTTAAATCAATAGGTCCAACTGGCCAAGTACTAGGTAATTGTCCCCAACCTTTATAAAACTGATGCTCCTTGTATGGCTCTGTCCATGTACCATCGGGTTTTTGGCTTTGATTTTTGTATATGATTTGTTTGGTTTTTGTATCTTTAACTATTTCTCCATCAATAACTTTTGGTTCTCCAGAAGCATTAGGAACAGGATATCCTTCTAGATCATAACCCCAAGCATGGACCATTAAAGGTCCGCGTAAACCAAAATATCTCATATTATTAGCTGGGGTGATTCCTGGAGCCACCCCCCGTTTGCTACAAAACTCCATATAATTTTGATCATAGTCTAAATAGCTACGCTCTATATTTTTTGCATATGCTGGTTTTAAACCATTAGCCCCTTCTGGTATTGTTAATCCTTGACCTATCAGATCTATACTATGACCAGTTTTATCAGTAAATTGTCTATTTTGAAAACTACTAAATTCCCCAACAGACATTAATACAGGATTTAGTGTTGCATAATTAATAATTGGATTACCACTTAATCCATTAGGTAGTCCTGAAGAATTTTTACCGATCAAAGTCAAATCATCACCACTAGCTAAAATATATGGAGGATTAGTTTCTTTTGGAGATGCTGAAACCAAAGCTTTTTTCTTTTTATCTTCTATAGTTTCACAAAATGGACATTCTACTTCTTTTTCGATTGCAGCATTAGTCATTGTGCTAACATTAACAGTAGTCAAAGTATTATCAGGATCTAAATATTTATATTTATATTTTGCAGTTCCTTGACAAAATGGACATCCTGGCCTGGGATACTTGGTAATACTAAAAGTGGATCCGTGTGGAGTTGGATAAAATGAAATGGGAGATAGTATTCCGTCCAAACTCATCATCGATTTATTTTCATATCCTTTTTGAAATTCTGTAGGTAATTCTTGAACGTCCTGTAAAGAAACATTGGTTGATTCCCTTATCATATTTATAGGATCATATGAAATGTTTCTCGTTACAAAAGGCATCTTAGACCAACCAGGAGAATAATTTAAATCTTTGTATATATCGGTGATGGTACTATCTGGACGAACAATAGTAGCATTTGAACCAGTTAAAATTTCAAATGGACTCCATCTTAAAACCTTAGGAGTATTGTCTTCGTTGTGTATATTAAAAAGATTTCCAAAATATCTTTGATTACTTAGTGTTGGACCATATTGTGGACCATTATTTAATGACCCTAATACTCCCATTAAGCTGGTACTTATTTCTTTTCTTCTTTTGAGTGATTCTTGACCTATTTCTTTTATTCTATCTGCATTTTCTTTGTTATAAAAACCCAATTTTCTAGTATAGGTTCTAAAATTATAATTAGTAGTAATACCTCCTTCACCAACTTGAACTTGAATACTACTAATAATAGGACCTCCAAATTTTTGATTTTCACCTATTAGAGCATCTCCTAAATTAAAAGCTGTTCCTGAAAGACTTGTTAACAGTGCTCCGGGAACTTGAATAGAACCTTGTTCAGTGATTTGTTGATAGTTAACGTCATCTTTAATTCTTGCCATAACAGCAGCGTCTAAAGCATCCATACCACCATAATTCCAAGGAACTAATCCAGCATCATGTTGAACTTTTACGCTTCCTACAAGATTATTAACAGATGATGGTACATCTAAAACTGTTTTATCAAAGATTGCTTCTTCTATTAGTCCAGGATGATTGGTCCATGGTCCATATGTAGCCATTGAACTTTCAAGTGGTATAGCAGCAAAATATGGGTAAGCTGCTTTTTCTAAGACATGCATATTATTTGATGACAAGTTTGAATCTTGACCATTATTGTCCAAGAATACTTCATTTTGTAGACCAGGATATAAAAATGATGCCATGACACCTCTTGGGTCCCAAGTTAAAGTATAAGGATATCTACGCAAACCTCCATTAACTGTTGAATTTGTTCCAACGTCCGCTCCATTTCTTACAGGAGATGGTATAGTAGAATCTTTCAGCATTTTCAGTAAAAAATCTTGACTTATAATATGTCCTACTTCTTTATCCGCTATATTTCTACCATTACCCATTTTAACTGGTGAAGATATTTGTACTACTACTCTAGCGTCAGCGTCTGGCTCAATAAAAACAAAATCTTTTTCACAATTAGCTTTAACATATGTTTTACCAATTTGTTTACTAACTTTACTATTTGCTCCTGTACTAGATCCTATAGGAAATCCGTGAGCTGTGCGAAAAGCCATAGAATTTGCAAATCCACCAGTATATATGTCAATATATTCTTCTGGAGGCAAAGAATGACTGATAGAGCTATAATAATTATTATTTTCATCTACGGCATCAGTTGCTCTACGACTATTTAGTAAAAATGTCCAATTGGTAACTAAATGAGATTTTCCATAATTACTAGCAGGAATGTTACTAGCATTGAAAATATATTGTTCAGCTACCCACTTTTCTCTACTATTAACTTCTGGATGATTACTAAATCCAATTATTGGAGGTATTTTACCTTGATCATCACACATGGCATTAACTGTAACTGATCCTACTATCAAAGCATCATCAATATAATTACCTGGTTCTTCCCAGGCCCCGTCAGATGAAATCTGAAAATCTGTATAAACCTTCCCAGTACCTTGTTGAACAAAGATTCCAGTTGATTTTCCATCTGAATCTTTAATCTCAGTCGTGGCACCATCATTAGTAAATAATCTATTATCTCTATACCACTGTGGCATAGGAACTTTAATCATATATTGTTTACCATAATATTCTGTGGCGATATTAGCAAAAAATTTATGAATAGCTTGCAAATGATTATATAGAGTTTTTTGAAAAGGAGTAGCTTTATCCATTTCTGTTTGGGCCTGTCTTTGTGCTCCACCTTGAAAATTTGCTCGGTTCACACGATCAGTATTAGAGTTATTCCATAGCGTTTTTACTAAACCTTTAAAATTTTCTGAAGCATTAAAATTACCATATGTTTGTCTAAAAACTTTGTAACAAAGTTCAGCAATATCTGTGGTGAAATTTGGATTAAAAGCATATGCCATCCATACATCAAAACCCTTACCAGCAGCTCGTATTTCATTTTCTAAAACTAAAAATAATGAACTGTTATTACTATAACCATCAAAGTATGTTTTTGGCAAAGCACCCTTAAGGTCATCTATATAAAATAAAATTTGCATTTGAGCCATACCAGGATCAAAATAAACTTTACGAACTAATCCATTAGAGCCTACTCCAAAATAAGGACAGATGACATCTGTATACATTGGATGATTTTCCTTAGCTCCTGGTAATTTAATAAGAGTAATTTTACCAGCCAAATTTACTCCATCATAATAATTTCCTCTAGAAATATTATTAGAAGAACTCCAAGGATCTAAAGGATTGGGATTATTTGAGAACATCTGTTTATCAGTGAAATTTCCCGGTTGATTCTCAGCCACTGCTGCACCATCACCATATAAACTAGAATATCTTCTGGTACTCAAAAAACTAGGAGCTCTTAATTGATTACTACCTGGTTGTCCAATAGAATTTTCATAATTAATAAAAGAACCCGTTTTATTATTAGCATAAGGATCATAAATTAGTGTTGTTTGCTTAGAAACTAAAGAACTAGTTTTAAATTGCCATAATCTTTTCTGTTTTCCACCCAAATACATTGATCTAGTAGTTTGATCAGAGTATTCTTGTCCATAATTGAAAGTGCTAACATTATACTTCTGCCTTACTAACCAAGATACATAGTTTTTAATAACATCTTTTTGTGGTTGTAATCTACGAGAGACTGTGTTAACCTTAAAAATGGCACTATATGTACTTCCAGCAGGAGCTGGTTCTAATGAGATAAAAAAATCATATCCTGATCCATCACAAATTTCTGTAATAAAAGACATTAAACTAATAGTTGGTCCTGTCATATATAGACTAGAAGGTGGATATGGTAATGCGCTCAAATCTAATTTATAGTAAGAATGAAAACTTCCATCACCACCCATAACACTAGGACATAAACAACAGTCTTTTAATGATATCTTGTTACCATCAGCATCATTTATACCAGATTGATCAAAATCTACAGGAGAACCATTTGCAAAAGATAGTGCTCGGCCAAGAATTGCACCATGAGGAAAAAATGGATTAGTGTCTGTTGTTCCTTGAGCCAGCATATTAACTAGAGCATCATAGATATTTCTTGCGGGTATTCCATTGTCTGTTCTTCCAGAATTACCAAATCCTATTTGTTCCCAGTATCCATAAATATTAAAAACATTAGGTAAATTACCTTGTCTTATAGAACCATTAAATGGTAAAAACGGTTTAGTAGAATCATAATGACATGGTACAGAGATATTTTTTCCAGTACTATTGTCTGCTGTGTTTGGTATTGTGGCGGCTACTGTTCCAGCATATTCATCTATAATTAACCAACATCCTTTTAATAAAGACGACCCACTCTTCATCTCTATTTCATAAATGGGCGAACCGCCTTGAGAACCGTTAGCTTTCCATGATGTTATTAATCCTCCAAAATATAAATCTTCAAACCAAAATACTGCTGGAATACCAATCAAGTCATATCCTACATTAGAAAACTTATTGGCGCCAGCTAAAAACCCTGGATCTGGTCCTAACCATTTTTTTGGAATACCATTAACATTTTTACATATTTTCCCAAAATCCATACTATTATTATTTTGTTGTTCAATTTGTAAGCTAATTGGCTTAACTAAATTTTTAGTATTATCTGTAGAGAAATTTTCTGATGAGTCCATCACCAAAGCTTGAGACTTAGTATTAACTGGTTGATTATTAACCTGTTTTACCGAAGTATTAAGAGTATTATATTTAACAGATCGTGGGTGGTATGCTTGGTCCCATACTACAGTAACGGTTAAAGAACTAGAATCCTCACCCCAGGCCAAATTCATATTAAAGTTAGTAACGCTACATCCTAAAAATAGTGATTGTTCTAGTGGACCAACTTCTCTATATGACCCAACCGGATCAGCTGTACACTCTTTGCTAGGAGTTATATTTCCCATAATTTTATCCTTATTTTAATCTTCCTATTAATCTGTTATGCACCTTACCCATTCCCATCCTTTAATTTTCGTGAATCTTCCTTCGGTGGGATTCCAAGTTGAACTATCCTGCTTGATATAAGATTTTACACCGCCGTTGATTGGATTAGATGACATATTCCCCGGATTAAAAGCTTCAACTGCTCCTGTAACAGCATTATAATGTTCTACTGGAAATGTTAGATTTTTTAATCCTGTTGGCCTAGGAAATATCGCTTCAAAAGTAACATTTCTAGTAGCAGCAGTAACTGTTCCCAAGTCTTGTAAAATAGGACCAAGTTTACGACCAAGAACAAAAATAGAAGCAATAATAGGAACAGCAGAAGTATCTTCTATAGTTAATGTTTCGCTAATTGAACCTGGAATTAAATTAATTGGTCTATTGTTAAAAACCCAATTATAAGTCACAGTACCTTCTGATGGATTAAAACCTTCTTGAATACTATATGGAATGGGATTCATTGCATTTTCATATCCATTTGATCGAGTTCTATCGTTTTTGAATGGGCCGTCTTTAAAAAGAGGAGAAAAAAAGCTACGATCTCCAGTATTGGCAAAACTATTTACTCTATTCATTATTTCAGGCTTAATACCACTATATCCACTAATAGCAGCAATAAATTTACTATTGTATATTCTAGTGTCTTTAGTATCTTTGTTATGAAGTTCGGCCAACGAACCACTTAAAGATCCACTAATATATGGTACTTTATCTTTGTTGTATATGTTTCCACTTTGAAAAGGTTCTAATCCTTTAACTGTGCCTTGAATAGTAACTGTTCTTAACATGGTATTATCTAGAGTATTCTCCACAGAGAAAGTTTCTATATACCCCATTTTATCATCAGGCATACCCAGCCAAGTATCTGTAACTTTATAAGAACCTTCAGTATCACTAGTATTAACACTTCTAACAAAATTATACAGATATAAGCCCTGATCAATAACTCCTGTATATTTGGGGATTCCAGTAAGATGAACATTAACCCAGTATTTTGCATTTTGAACGGCACTTGTTCCTACTCCACTACCTGTTGGTATAAATTTACCAACTGCCCCTAATACTCTGGTAATACGATATAGTGGATATATTGAACCGGCACCATATGTTATCTTTCCAAAACCCAAAGAACCAATATCTAATGGAGATTTAGCAAAATTATACTCATCAATAGTTTCTATAGTATAATCATCTTGCGTACTACTAACATAGTATATGTTATTTCCTGTATCTACAACTTCTGATTGTAATTCTATACTATAGTTTATTGTAGTTGTCCAATTATCCTCTGTTTTATCAGCAGCATATTTAGTAATTTTAATTCCAGAATATACTATATTATCCTTAGTAGAATTATCATTCTCTCCACAACCGATAGTTAAATTTTGTCCATCTGAAGAAAAAATCTTTTTCAATCCACTTTCCAAAGTTAGTAAACCAGAAAAACCAGAATTCCCGCCGCTAATAGCAGAATAGATTTTCCCCTCTAAATTAATAGTAACAGTAGCTCCAACAGGTCTCCCACCACCATCTCTTTGTTGTTCTTTAGAGATACTTATTACTGGAACAGGATATCCGCTGGCTCCTTTAAAGCTAAAGGTTCCATATTTTATATATGCTGATGTTGCTGCCATAAATTATCCTTAAATTTATTCCTAGTTCAAATACAATGGATCAGCACCATAATGATTGAGCTGATTGATTCTTGCTGTGGCTGACCATATTGCAGTATATCCTGTGGAACCACTAGCAACAATACTCAGTCTAGAGGGATTAGATGCAACTATTTGAGTGCTCAATGACATTCCAGCAGGCATACTATCTCCATAAGTTCTTACGCTTTCTGTGCCAAGCTTAGAAAATCTAAGACCACTCACTGTTCTAATTAGAGCCCCTTCAATAAATATACCAGCCCCATATCTAGTCCCATAAGTATTTTGAGCTATTGTAGTCCCAGATTGCCACATAACAGAAACATCTATTTGATATGCCCAAACTCTATCGTATTCATAATTTTGAGATCCAGAAAAAGCATCCAAATTGATACAGTTGGTTGAGGTTTCTGTTGTAGAAACTGTGCTTCCAGTTTGTGGTTTTGTCCAATCATTTACTAATGGTCTTACTTGACCACCATCTGTTGTACGAGTTCTTAAATAGTATTGAGCAAACTGGGATGATCCGTTGTATTTTTCTTCACTAACCTTCAGAGATCCTCCAGCAAAAACATGATTATGTGTTGTGCGAGTTACTTGTGCTTTATAACCAAATTCTATACCAGCAATAGTACCAGGATCATTAGCTGTTGTGTTTTGATAAACTCTTAAACCACTAGATCCTACCCATGCATCTCCACGATAAACTAACATGCTTCCATCAGTCATGTTGGTGCCATCAACAAATTTATTAGTTAAACCAATATCTACTCTGTATGATGAATTACCTTGTGAAGTGTAGGTTATATTTGCTGGATATATTCCAGAAAACTGTGTTTTCAAATCTATATCGCTAAAGCTCAAATTCCCATACTGGTCAGTTTTTAAATAATATCCAGAGACGGTTGCTCCCACACCAAGTTTCAAACTATTAAACCAAGCTGTACCATTAGCATATAATACCACTCCACTGCTATTAGCATTAGAAATATTATTAGATGAAGCATTGATCATCACTGATCCAGTTGGACTAATATGAAAACCATTTCTATTGCTCCAAGAACCAGAATTAATAACCGAAAATTTATTACCTAAGCCACGGTTATTAAATACTGTATCATAATTATCGTTAGAGCTTAGTACGATATTATAAAAGCTATCTGGATTATTAACTAGAACATCATTAGTAAAGACTCCAGTAGCTCCCAGAGCTAAAATTTGTTGAGAATTGATCCATTTGATGCTGGCATTTCCTGTAGCTAATGAGCCTTCATTTGCAAAAATAACACTATTAGGTCTTGTTGTAGTAGAGTTTAATCGTCCACTATTATTAACATATAAGAATGTTCCAGTAAGACTAGGAGATAGATTGATTCCACTACTGATTGTTAAATTATTAAATGTGCCAGAATTACCACTAACATTATAAAAATCGATTCTTTGATTACCAAAATTAGTATCTAATAATACTTTAGCAAATTCAACACCACCACTACCTCTTATTCTGAATCTGTATGTGGATGCTTCATCATTAACAAATACCCCGGTAGAAGCAATATAAAAACCATTATCTCCCCCCAAATTAAAATTCATTTGTTTGGTACTAGGACTGTACAATATCTCAGAAATGCCACTAGCAACCTTATCACTTACTCTATACAATAATCCATTATCCGTACCAGAAATTCTAACAGGCAACTGCCATGTTCCAACGCCGTTAGTATTAGTTGTTAATACATAAGCGTCTGGAGCAGAAAAACCCACTCTAATTCCGGATGTTGTTGTTGTTCCACTTACTGATAACTCTGATGTTGGACTATTTGTATTAATACCTACTCTATTATTATTTAAAGAAACATTCAAAACACTAGTATTATCATTACTAGACTTAATAATAAAGTTATCTTGTATAGCACCAGAATTGAAGACAACCTTATCATTATCTAATAACATCTTATTAGAATTATTAGTGCCCATATAAAGAGTATTATCTGCAACACCACTAATACCGTATCCTAGCACCACATTACGAACACCAGAAACATTATTATTATAACCAACAACAACACCACTACTATACAAATATCTATTATTAGTGCCAATAACTATATTATTAGAACCATAGATTGGATTCGTTTCAGTACCACCAGCCCCACCCATTCGTTGATATGGCATTACTAAACCACTAATTACGGATGTATTGGGACTATTATTATCATCAAAAGCAGTATTGATAGAATAATATCCATTAGTAGTATCAACAGACATTGGTGAACCAATAGATATGGTAGTGGTTTCATCAATAGTATTTTCTGTTACATTAACAATATCTCTAATGAAAGTATTTGAAACAGATGGTGAGCTTTGAACGTAAAATAAAATCTTATCACCGGCTATATATTGTGACAATAATCCACGGGTGGGAATTGTTATATTGAGTCCAGCACTATCTAAAGTACATTTGTCTCTGGTGGAACCTAAAGTATTATTACGACCATATACTATATTATTGATACCGTGTAAATTATTTGATGTTCCAATAATGATTCCACTTGATACTGCCTGATTATATCCTAATACAATATTTCCACTACCAAAAACATCCATTTTATTATTTGTGGTGTTAAAAACTATAGACTCTTGACCAACAGCTAGTATCTTAGATCCAACAGCACCTAATTGATCACCGACCAAGAAATTAGAATTGCCAATTGCATAAGCGTTGGAAGTATTTTTTAAGTTATTATAGGAACCAACAGAACTAATATTAGAACCAGAAGCAACATTTTTATTACCCAAAATAACATTACTATTACCAGATAATACCAAATTATTAATACCAGCAACAATAGAATTATTAACTGTTCCAGCTGTTCTAGCAGGGTTACCGCTAATGGCTCCATCTGAAGAGATATAAGCTCCAGTTTGATTATTCAGTATGCCTACAATTAAATTATTATTACTAATGGGTGGGACAGCATTAATGCTACCCAATACTAAATTGTTAGAGACAGTACCACTTAAATTATTAGTATTGCCAACAACTAAAGAACCATTGATATCCTTAAGAGTATTAGACTGACCAATAAGTAATAGTTTGGATGGGGCTCCACTAGCAAAATTATTATTGATACCTAAAAGAATACTTTGATCCAGACCAGAGCTTGTAGAATTACCTAATCCAATAACAATAGACTTGCTTGTATCTTGTAAATTAATATTATTGCCAACAAAAATACCACTAGAAATATTAGTTATATTTTGATCAGAACCAATACAGATAAGTTTGGTGCCGGTAATTACATCTGAACTGCCATATACTTTATTAGAGTTACCACTTAAACTAACTTTAGAACCAACTACGCTATTATCATTACCAAATATAGTATTAATATTACCAATATAAATATTGTTGTCGCCAGTATTACTTACATAAGAACCCAAAACAACACCAGATGCTCCAGAACCAACTCCAACTTGAACTAATCCAACATTTGTAGAAACATTAAGATTGTTATTCCTTCCTAAAAGAATATTATAGTTACCAGTAATACTACTAGAATTACCAACAAAAATATTAGATAACCCAGTTAAACTAACTGAGTCACCCAGAGCAGTATTATTTGAACCAATTAATCTAGAGTTATTTACTAGAGCAAAAACTTTGGCTCCATTAAAATAGTTTGAACTACCAACAACTATGCCAGTATTAGATATTCCTGTGTTACTTGAGCCGACAGTTGTTAATCCAACACCAGTTACAGAATTGCCAACACCTAAGACTGTGTATGTATAACCAGAAACGCTGTTGCCACCACCCAGCACAACATTTCTTAAATTAGCACTAAATACTGGTTTATTTGTTCCTTTATCGTCAACAGTGAATAGTATTTCGCCACTAGTAGATCCCGTAATAGGATCTAAAATTTTGGACATTATTTGTCCGTAAACAATTTCGTTATAATTAGTGTCTCGTCCAGCCAAATTAATAGTAGCTGGATAGCTGCCAGATAATGGAGCAGTTTGGGGGTTGTGTACTAATAGGAGGGTGACACCTGTGGGGCAATTTGTAATACTCTCAACAATTAAGCCATCTTTAGCACATGGGGCGACCACATGCAAAACAGCATCTGGTAATCCTGTACCAATTCCTAGTCTGCCAGTTGAGGCATCAAAATGTACTAGTCCATTACCGGTACCACGAATGCTAAAATCAATATCTTGTTTGAGAGCATTAAAAGAGGTGCTAATACCAGAAGTTTCTGATAAGATAATTGATGGATTAACGCCAGAACCAACATAGAGTGTGCCGGATACTGTTTGATTGCTCATTATAATTACCCCTTATACTTGGAGTACTCCTTCTGTTTTCATTGCTAGTTTGTTCATGGCTCCGTTAACTTGATCTAGGATCATTCTCTGAATAGGTTCTTGCATATTAGCAAATACTGATGCTCCATTAATAACAACTTCTACTCTGTGTGTACCTTGTAGATTAACTTGTTCTGGTATTTTAATCTGTTCAAGTTGACCAATAAATCTATTGAAAGTGCTGGTAAACTGGCTTAATCCGTCTAATTGACCTCTGCTATTATTATTTACACCACCACCGACTGGAGTTGCCCCCATGCTTTGAATCATGTTTTCTAAAGCCATACCAAATTGGGTTAATACTTGATTACTTCCAGTTAATAAAGTTCCAAATATCGCTAATTGTTTATCAACATCTCCAGCATGTTGAGGATCAAAAGCTGCTTGAGCAGCCATATTTACTCTTTGGCTCATTTGGGGATTCATCTGTTGATTACCCTGAGTAAACATTGCCTGATTTTGTTGTTGGTTCTGTTGGTTTGTCTGATTCCCTTGAGGAGGAGCTTGTTGAATCTGTCTTGGTATTCCTCTATATTTATATTCTTCAGCTTTATTTATTTGTGCTTCTTTTACTCTCTCGCCCAATGCTTTTCTTTCAGCTTCTATACTATCTCTAGTCTGTTTTCTCTCTGCTTCTATTGCTGCTAGTCTTAGTTGATCTAATTGTCTTCTTTCATCTCTGTCTTGTGTATATTTTCGTTTTTTAGGAGTTTCTCCACCTGACTCTAAGTATACTACTCCACCACTAGAAAATCCTTGGGCTCCACTATTAATACTCTTTAACAGAGGTAGATTTTGCTGAGTGGCCTGACGATTAACAACAAACTCTCCTGGGGTCAACATTGCTGGTACAGTGTCTGTGCCTCTTGGCTGATAAGGAATCAACATTCCATTATTAGCATAAACCACCCCACCTCTAGCCTTAGCTAATACATCAATATTACTAGGAGCTAAATTGTCTGAACCAATATATTTAATAGCTGATCCAGGTGGCATAGTTTCAAAAAATCCTTCTCTAAATTTTTGAAGCATCTCTGGATTTCTTTTTCCTATAAACTTCATAATTTGGGATAGAACTTCACCATCTCTTGTTACTGCATCTGTACTATCATATATTGCTCGTCTGCTTGGTAGTCTAGTCTGCTGTTGCATTAGCCAACTATCTGCAAGACCTCCCCCTCCACTATTTGGACTAGCAAATGTTTGTGTTTGAATACCTCTTAAGGTTTTACCAGATGGATCTTGTAATTCTAGTTTCTTTAATAACGGGGAATATTTCATATCAGATAATACTGATTGTACTTGGTCAAAATTATCATGTAACCAACGAGCCACATAAGATTTATTTAGCTCATAATCAAGATCAAATCTTGATGGGTCTAATGTTTCATCAAATTTAACAATCATGGGTTTACCACGAGTATCTGCTCCTGTAAGTGTTCCTTGCATAATAGATCTGGCGTGTTTTTCAGCTGCTTCCCTACTAGTGTAGGTGTACAAGCCTTGACCTTGTCCGTACCCCTTTGCAATACTACTTTTACCACCTTCTTTTTGAAAACTTTTTAAAATAGAGTCTTCTAAGCCAGTATTACTAGCATGAAAAAGAGGTACAGTTTTAGAAGCTTTGGGCACATCTAATGGCGCACTAGATTTAGTAATAGGAGTTTTTGCTCCTCTGATACTTTGTCTTGAACCAGCGTTGGTTGTTGTAGCACCTCCAGCCACAGCTGCTTCAGCAATATCAGTAAACATATTCCAAGCTGCACCAGCTCTTTCTAAAAAAGAAGCTCCTAATAATCCTGGTCCTGCTGGTGGACCATAAGCACTAATTTCTCCTGTTGGAGTATGCCACTGTCTCCCACTATTATCTGTAGTTATTTTTGCTCGTTGTGTTTGTAATTTTGCCTGTTGATTAGCAAAGTCTAATTCTCCTTGGGTTGGAGTCATTTCTGGCATATAGTTCTGATTTTGTTGACCTAGTCTTGGATCCATTAATCGTGATCCTGGAACCAACACACCATTTTGAGCATAAACTATGCCACCCTGAGATTTAAATTGACCAAATGCTTTTGCTTTAGAGGATGGTATTGGTGTGACAGGTGTTGGGCTTACGGGCTTAACTAAATCGCCATAGCCTTGTTGCTCAATTTCATATGAGGTTGTTGGTCTTCTAATATAGTCTTCACCAACACCAGACTCAACTCTAGTAGTATCTGTTATAAGACTTGGTTTCTTAGTATAACCATTTTCTCCAGCACTAATATCAGGATGTTTTTCTAATTTTTTCCATAATTTTTTAGCATCTGGAGTTTGACTATCGTCAGGTATTACAGAACCACCTATTTTAGTGATATACTCTATAATAGCATGATATAAACTTTCTCCATATCCTTTTTTGGCTAATGATGTTTCTATTTTAAATGTTTTTTGATTATCTATCGGTTTTGCAGAAACTCTTCCCCATCCTTGGTTAGCGGATCCAGTTTTTGGATCTTCATAAAAAGCAATTATCTCTCTTGCATCTTCTCCAAATACTTCTGAATTAAACTTGTCTGCATTTGTATTATCGTATGGACTTAGAATGCGAATTTTATTACTTGCTGGAGCTCCAGGAACATCTGGAGTTTGTGGTTTATTTTGTTGAGCAAGGAGAGACTGTTGGAGCTTGATCATAACTTTTTGTTTAGCATCTTCTAATACTCCACGAGCTGTTTCTATTAAGAATCCACCTCTAGATTGTGCTAGTTTTGGATCAGTATCTGCTTGAGTTAAATTAAAATTAGTATGTCTAGACAAAAATTCAGCAGCAGCAGACTCGCTTTCAGGTTGATAGAAATTACCAGTTCCTTCGACTTTAGCACCATATGTGCCTCCAACTTTTTGTTCAGCAGTACCAATTAAACCTCTATCTTTGTATCGGGAGGCATTCATTTCATCTACTGGTCCAAGATTAACACGTTCAAATTTACCCATTTCTGAACGAAAATTACTTAATAGTACTTCTTTTAATGCTGTTTGTATATTTTCTCTACCAATAGTATCTCTAACCCCCATACGACCAACAGGCTGTTGCGCAACACCAGGGGCTTTTGCTCCTATTCCGGTAATGCCAATCTCTTGATCTCCAAACAATAAATTAGTACGATTAAATGTTTTTGGTAATTCACCAGATGTTCCAGTTAGTTGATATAATGTTTCAACTAAACTATCAAAAACTGGTTGAGGATATTGAATAAGTCTCTGTATCGAATCAATATCAAAATCTTTTGTTTCAATAAATTTAGAAAAAGTTGGTTTAGCTTGAGGTTTTATAAAAGAGCTTGCACCTGTTATTTTATTAGTATCAACTGTTCTGTTGGAAGCAAAGTCATATTCTGATGAATTCTTAGCCGAAGTATATGCTGCATCTAATGTTTGTTGATGACTTCGTACTCTGTAGCTAGCAATTTCATCTGCTCTTTCTTCTAAGCTTCTATAGACAGGTAAACCCTGCTGGTTTCTTGATTTAGTATCTGGTCTAAGAGTACCCTCTTTTTCTTGTTTTTGATATTCTGCAAGTTGTTCTTTGGCCCATTGAGTTTTTAGTTTCTCTAATCTTTTGAATTCAATATCTCTAGCATCTTTTAGAGATTTTTGATATTCTGCCAATGTTCGACTTTGAGACATAGTTTTACTTGGATCAAATACTTGCGCCGTAGCTTGTGTGTCAGTTGAGGTAAGACCAGTTCCTTTTACTCCTCCAGCTTTTGGATTAGCAGCGCCGCGAGTGCCCAAATCTTCAAAACCCAAAGGAGCTCTTTCTGGTCGTGGGGCTGGTAATACTACTGGTTGTTTAAGCAGAGGGGTTTTTGCTCTTGGTACTCTTGTTTGTGGTGATGGTTTAGGTCCTGCTCCGGGTAAACCAAAAAGAAAACTTCCTACAATATCACTAAACATATTCATTCTCTCATGGAATGGAGCACCCAATGGCCCTGGTCCTGGTGGTGGTCCATAAGCACTTATAACACCTTCTGGAGCATTCCAATCAAATCCTTCAGCATCTCTATTTGCTACATGAGCTTGTTGTTGTCTACGTGCCCAATCTAATTCTCCTTGAGTTGGAGTCATTTCCGGCATATCACTCTGATTTTGTTGGCCCAATCTTGGATCCATTATTCTTGGAACTAGCGTACCTTCATGAGCATAAATTATCCCACCCTTAGAATATGTGGTAGCATTCGCATCTTCTGGATCAAAATCTTTAATCATCTTTTCAAGTCTATCACCCTTGACTCCCGGATAATTTTCTTTCATCCAAGTTCTAAAATTAACTGCTGGTGAACCACCAACAGCATCGGAATAATTACCATATTCATTCCAATACTGCCGGGAATTTCTCAACTGAGAGGATTCCTCAGGGTTACCCCAATTTTTTAAAATACTTGCTATTCTGGCTTCCTGTCTTGCTTTCTCTATTTGTTCTGGTGTTAGTTTAGCTTTATTACTCTGTTTGTCTTTTCTTTTGATACCTGCCACTTGTTTTCTTCTTAACTTCTCATTTTCATAGTCTGCTTTTCTTTGTGCTCTTATATCTTCTAAACTAGGTTTATTTATTTGTCTACCATCTTGAGCATAAACAACTCCACCATTAGAATAAAGTTCAGCCATTCTCATGGCCATCATAGTTTCATATTTATCCTTAAACATAGTATAAAAATCTAAATCTTCTGTTGCAAATCCAGAATCTTCTGATCTATTTAATGAATTACGATTAGCTAAGAAATAGTGATATGCCTGTTCAACAGTTTTATATGGCACTGGTTTATTTGCAGACACTAGTGCTTGTTGATGTCTTTTCATTATTTGTCTAACCGCTCCAAGCCTAGCATCAATTTCAAATGGCCTAGTTAAATATTCTGCTCTAGACATGCTTATAGGATTGTTTGGATACTTTGCATTATAAACTTGAACAGCCCAATCTAGATCTTCGTTTGTCATAAAAGTTTCAGATCGTTGCGATTCATCAGTACTTCCAAAAGCAGCATGTCTCATCTCGTGCATTAATAGTCCGTATGAGCCCTTTTTAGGATCAACATGAATTACTTCTTGTCCTTCTTTTCCCATTAAAGATCCACTAAATCTGGTGTCAAAAGGAGGCTGATAGTGAGTGCGTATTTTAGTATCTAATTTATGTCTTTCAACATAAGGAAAAGCTCTTCGATATTGTAAATGATCTAATTTCCCTAATGGTTGACTTTTAAGTTCTTCATCGTTGCTTATGGCAGCATTATATCCTTCTGCAACTGCTTTGTCTAATTCTGCTTTTGATCCGTAAGCTGGTGTTCTAGGACTAAATTTTGCTGGTAGTCCTTTGCCAAGAGCAACGTCTTCAAAAGATAAGTCTTGGGAAGGTATATGCTTGCCTTTTTCAGCATAAATTACACCTCCTTTGTCTTTATTAATAGCTTGTAATAATGGTAAATTTTGACTAGTTGCCTTAGCATTAACAACAAACTCACCAGGAGTTAGCATTGCTGGTACAGTATCCGTGCCTTTGGGCTGATAATTTATTAATTTACCAGCTGATGCATATACTATACCACCCTTACTAAATTGAGCACCTGCGCCACCCGGATTAACCGGAAGATTACCTGCACCGGGAGGAGCACCGGGAAGAGGAGGACCATTTTGAGCACCAGCAGGAGGAGCAGGGGGTATCATAGGTGGAGCAGCTGCTAGAAGCAGCAATCTATCTAATTTAGCATCCATTCTGTTAGATAATGCAAAATGAGCAGTGGATAGTTCATAATGGGTTGAGTCTCTATCCATCATGTATCCTAGACTATCAGAAGTCTGTGATAAATTTGTTTTATTCTGTTTCTTCAAATCATCAGTGTTTTTGAGTAATCTTTGCTCGGTAACATCTACCTTATCAAATCTAGTTAAATTATTTCTATTGATAGTATCGGTATTATTAACTAGTTTGGGTAGTTGTTGATCTTTGGTATTTTTAGTAGTATCAGAAATCTTTGTTGATAGTCCTAGATTATTTTTAGCATTATTAGCAATTTCTTGTTGTAGTCTTGAGTTTAATTCTTTATCACGAATTTGTGATGACTGTTGTGTAGAGTCTAATGTTTTAGTTTCTCCCCCAACTGATCTATAAATTACTCCACCCTTGCTCTTATTAATAGCTTGTAATAAAGGAAGATGTTGACTGGTGGCTTTAGCATTAACAACAAATTCGCCCGGAGTTAACATTGCGGGAACGGTATCAGTTCCTCGTGGTTGATAATCTACTAATGTTCCATCTGCCGCATAAATCATTCCACCATTACTACTTCCTTGAGCTACTCTGAACGCAGGATTACCAGCAGCAACTCTAGGATATAGTAATCCAACAGTATTGTTAATATTGAAAGCTGATAATCTAGCAGCATTAGCAGCATCAGTATCTTCTGGATTAATATAACCCATTTTCGTTAATTGTTTGCTAATATTATTCTTTAGCATGGCCTGTTGACCAGGATTCATGCCTTGACCTCTTGCTGCCATTCTATCAATGCTACTAAAGTTTCTTAATAACTTAGCAAAAGTTTTTCCTTGAGCTTTCTCTAGTCTTTTTCTCTCAGCCATAGTAGCCACATCCGCACCATAATCACCAGACTTATTATAGATACGAAATGCTACTTGCTCAATTTGATCTTGACTCATTCTTAATATGGCAATATCTCTATCACTATATTTATAGTTACCACCAACCGTTTGCTGACTCATTGTTTGAATAAGTGCTTCAGCTTGTTCTGGTGTGAATGGACGGAAAAGATCTTTAGCAGCATCTGCTGATAAGCCGTACTTTGTTAAGAGTTTTTCGTCTAGTCTGGGACTTCCACTTAGATTAAACTTTCCTCTAAGTTTAGATAAGGCTTGTTCTCTCCAGCCCATAAAAGCTTCTGGACTACGGAATTTATCTGGAGCACCCATACCAACAGCTTTACCTACCGCTAATTCCAAGTTAAATCGTCTAGAATTAGCTCTATTAGATGCTAAAATTTGTGCTCTATTAGCTTCTCTTTCTTGTTTTTTCTCATAGTTTTTCCATAGTCTATCTTGTTCAGCTAGTGGGATATCAACAAAAGCTTTATTATTTAATGATACAATTTGTCTATTTTTATCTTCAAGTTGTTGTAATAGCTTTTCTTTATCTCTCTTCTGTTCCTTGCTCATATCCTTAGGGTCTTTATACTTATATCTATCTATTTCTGCTTCTATTTCTTGTTTTTCTTTATTTAATTTATCTGTCTGTTTATAAACATCAACTGTGTCTCCATCAAAAGCGACCTTTGCAGCCCCTGGTGGTAATGCTGGACGATCAACCCATCGATCAGCCTGACTTTCATTTGCTGCTCGTCTTCTGTTAATATTTTCCTGATTATTTCTATTAATAGTTTGAAAACCTGATACAGCAGCATTTGCAACTGATGATACATAAGGAACTGCTGTCTGTACTGCTCTATTAGCTGTAGCTCTAACTTGTGTTGCTCTAGTTTGTCTTCTTTCTTCTTGTCTTTGTCTTTCAACCTTTTTAGCTTTTTCTGCTCTTTTTTGCTCTGCGGCTAGTTCTGATTTTCTTTCTTGCTCATCTAAATATTGTACATGAGCTTCTGTGGCGGCATCTAGGCGAGCACTACTAGCTCCTGTTCCTCTATTTTTATCTTGTTTAGTGTCCCAAAATATGCCAGGAACAGTATCCATTGTATTAAAAGAATCATCAATAAGTCTTATTTGTTCATCATAAAAATTTTGGTTTGAACTAGTGCCCTGAGAATTTCCTCGGGCTGCTTGATCTTTTTTCTTTAATCTTAATAGTTCTGCTTTTCTTTCTACAGCGCTTCTTTGAAATGCATTTAAGTCAAAACCACCAAGATGATCATTGGGTCTTCTGGGTCTTCTGCTAGCTTGTAAGTTTCTATTTGTTCTTATTTCACTGGTAGTTGCATCATTAGCATCTGCTAAATAACCAGCTGTTTCTTGAATATTCATAGCTAATGCAGCTGTAATTGGAGCGAATTGTGCTGGGACACCCATAGTAGCGTGTTCAACTGAAGTTAATCCTAATTGACTGAAATTACCCAATTGTCTATCTAACATAGTTCCTTGTTCAACACCCGTAGCCCATCCTATCATAGAATGAGCTCCAACATCACCCATGGTCTCTCCCGTGCCTGTTAACATTCCTAGTCCAGTATTAACTAATCTATTTCTATTTGTGAGTCTAGGATCAGCCATTGCTCCACTAACAGCGCCAAAAATTGATCCAAAAAATCGACCAGCAATAGGAGCGGCAGCTCTGGCAATACCTGGAGCTTGACTAGCTCCATAACTCAAAGCTGCTCCGGGATTTCTAATAACAGATCTAGCTCCTTGATAAGCACTGCCTAACATATTTCCAGTTCTATTTAGTAATGAAGCTGGTGGTTTTGGTTTTACCGGTTGTATTCCTAACCATCTTTCTAAACCATTTGGATTTACATTTCTGGGTCTTCTTATCTCTGGGATATCGTTATCACCTAAGTCTAGTCCTGCTAATTTGACTTCAGTTATTTGTTGTATGTAGGGTTTAAAAATTGGATCATTAATACCTAATCTAGAAGCTCGCACAGCTGCATTCCATTCTCTCCTTACCCTAGCTCCAGTCATAGCTGGATCACCCTGTCTAGCTAATAAAAATTTAAATAAAGGATCACGAGGACTAAGATTACTAGGTACTCTATATCTATTTCCTCTTGCTATGATATTTAATGCATCACCAGCATCATCACTGCCAGATATCATATTAGCAACTAGCGGATCTATTACATTTGCTATCTGCACAGGGTTGGTTGATCCACCAGCTAAATAAACCACCCCACCCTTAGCATATTTACCAGAATTAATACTCTTTAAAAGAGGCAAATTATTTTGTGTAGCTGATCTATTAACTACAAATTCACCAGGAGTTAACATGGCAGGAACAGTGTCAGTTCCTCTTGGCTCATAATTAACTAAAGTTCCACTAGCAGCATAAACTGGACCACCTTGTGCTCTAGTCATAACATTGCCCGGTCTGGCTAATCCTAATCCTTCATTACGACCTTGAGCATTATTAAAAGCATTGGTCAAATTAGTTAAAGCTGTTATTAAAGCTGTATTAGCAGTATTGAGTATTTGAGCTTGTTTTTCTAATAGTGGGTTAATAGCCTTTTGAGTAGCTTCGCCCAAAGCTGCCTGTTGTTGTTTATATAGATTCTCTAGTGCTTTAATTTGTGGATCTTCTTTTGGGGCAGCTCTCAGGTTGGCAACAATTTCTCTTAAGAAAGGATTATTTTGAACATTAAGACCTTGGTTTCTGGCTGTGTTCTCAATCAAATCAGCTCTTAGATTTCCGGCTCTTTGAGGATCAGTATTATCTAATCCAGAAACAGTAATAAGCTCATTAAATAAACCAAAAGTATTCTTGGCATCACTAGCAAAAGCTTCTTGAGCAGCACCGACCGCATCCATGTGGGTGCCGCCATCCTCAATAACTTTTTGGTAAGCTTGTTGAGCAGAGATGGACTGGTTGATGGTGGTGATTTGACCGTTTAATGTTCTATTAAGAAGATCATAGGTGGAATTGAGATTTTTTAATTCTGTGGGGGTGCTTGTTACTAATTTTTCTCCAAAAGAAGCTCCGGCCTGAGTTTTACTTTCTTTCTCTGATCTTAGCTGACTAATTTTACTAAGAGTGTCTTGCATATCTTGTTTGATAAGATCTGGTAGGGTTTCTAAACCTTTTTCAGTAGCGGCGATTTGTCTATTTAGATTAGCAAGAGCTTCTTTTTGCTTGTTGATAAGAGATATAACAGCAGGATCTGCTGCATTACCTGAATTTTCTAGTTTACTAATATTACCTTGAACAGCAGCCTGCTGACCCATCAACATTGTTCTTTGGTTGGTCAAATTAGCTGCTGTTAAAGAGCCGGGTTTAATACCAGCGTTTATTGCTGCTTCAGTATATCTGCCTGATGCTCTTTCTTTAAGAGAAATTCTTCGTCCTTCTCCTAGAGCTTCTTTGAGTGATACAGTACTGTCTGAGAGATATCCTTGTAAACTAGCAAATTTACCAATAGCTTGAGTTTGAAGTTCAGCTGCTTTTTGTACAGCTTCTCCATATTGATTTAATCCTTTTTCTATAAATTCATACTGACCCAACATTGTATTGAAGGATTTTTTCTGAGAGTCAATTAATTGTTTTAGTCCACCAGTGCTCTCTATTAAGGACTGAGGATCTAATACTCCGTCATTCTGTTTGATATTATCTTTAACAGCGCCTTTTAATTGTTCACGAATAGCATCAGAGATTCTATTATCTCCAAAAGTATCTATAAGTTGTTGAGTTAATTCTCTGGTAATATCATCTCCTAAAGTTTCACTACTACCATTACCGCTCTGTTGTGCTTTAACAGCAATTTTTGTAATAGTATCTTCAGCAGAAGACCCGAACTTGGATAATCCTTCAACAAATTTCTTATCTGTACCAAACATTCCACTAACTTGACTAATTGCTGTTTGACGTTCTTTTTGTGAATAAGCATTAGGATTCTTTAATACGTCTTTAGACTTAAATTCTGTTTTTAGCGAAGCTTGACCACTTGCTATCTCATCAATTCTTTGACTGGCTTTGTCTAATCCCATAGTGGCTGCTGCAATAGCCTGATCCATGTTTTCAAAGGTTTTAGATATACTAACTGATGCAAGATTTAAAGTTCTTGCAGATTGTTGTAGAGCTTGCACCCTGGATCTTTCTGCTACAGTAGCTTGTAGTGTTGCTGTTTCTTCTTTAAAGTAAACATCTATTAACTCTTTTTGTCTCTTTTCAACATCTGCTATAATTTGTGGATCTTGTCCTGGAGTTTTCTTAATATTCTCTAATTTTTTATTTTCCAGATTAAACTTTTCATTAGTTTGAGCAATATTTAATTTTGCTAAGTCTTTATCTCCACCAAAAGAGGATAAGGCTTCCTGAATATTTGATCCACCCTCAACCTTAGCTGTAATTGTCTTAAGAGCTATCTCTCCAGCAACTTTTTGGTTAGCAGTTTCTTCTTCAGCAATTTGCTTATCTGTTGGTTTCGCAGCTTTATACATACCGAAAGAAGCAGCTTCTAAACCACGAGTTAAATAACTGGGCTGTCGTAATTCTGCTTGTTTTGCTGATATTTTTTCTTCTTCAGCAGCAATGCTTTTAAAATTTTGAATAATTGATGATGTAATAGCGGCATCTTTTGGATTTTTATTAAGTTTTTCTAATTGAGCTTCCGCATTTGTAGCACTACCTTCTATTTTCTTTTTACTAACATCTATATCAGCTTCTGCCACTGCTTTGCCAAAGCTATCTACAGCTAATACCGCACCAGCTACTGCTCCAGCAAGTGCTCCCCAAGGACCAAATTGTGCCCCAACAGATACGGCCCCACCAAATGCTGTGCCAGCAGCAGCAACTCCTCTACCATTGCTTCCACCAACCATTGAGCCTACCGCTTCTGCTGCCATAGGAGCAGCAAATGCTAGAGCTAAACCACCATTCATATATCTAGCTCTTCTATCTCTTTTAGCTTCATATTGTGCTCTTTGAGAGTCAGACATGTTACCAATTTCTTCATCTGATGGTCCCATTATTCGACTTCTAATTGAACCCAATCCTCTAGATGCTCCTTGAAACGCTTTGGAAAGTGTAGGAAAGCTTTGTGCTAATCTGCTCTGAGATTGAGTATTTGTTTGAACAGCTTTATACAAACCTCCCCACGCATCTGCCACCTTTCTTTCTGCGGCGGCCTTGGCCATAGAAACACTAACGCTACTATCTGTTGCTCTAATTTGTCTAGTAAGAGATGCTACTTGTTTACGTTGAGCATCTGCTACGGCCTTGGCGGCATTTTGATCTCCTAAATCAGCTGCTTGTCTAGTACCAAGACTCACTCCTCCGACTACTTGATCTTCTGCTGACCTATAAGCTGTATCGAAATCGACAGAAGGATTGGCTGTTGCTATCTGATTTACAATTTTAGCTAATAGATCATCTACTGCTTTTTCAGCCTGTGCTGATACCGCATCAAAACTCGCTACTGCTTCATATGTTGTGCCACCCCCAGCAAATCGTTGTATTCCACGAACAGCACCACCAGAACGATAGCCTAAAGCTTTAGTTGCAGCTTCACGAAGAATAAAGCTACCTACTGGTAAGTTTATCGGCCCTATACTATCACTAGTTCCTGTACCCGAACCTTTAAAAACACTAATTCCCCCAGAAGAAAATGAACTCATTCCATTACGATCTGCTTGATTCATTCGGTTGAGTTTACCATATCCTATTGCCTTGGCTGTTTCTGGTGGAACATAAGCCTCACCATTAGAAACCATAGCTTGAACATGTCCACCCGATGCATAACCTCTAGCTTTAAGATAATTACCAATTTGGTCTTTTAGTTCTGCTGGGCCATTAAGGGTAAGTTTAGCATCTGTTGGAATATTTTGAGGAAGATTAAAATATTTAGCAGCATCCTGAAGACCATCTGGGAAGTCGATACCATAATTGGTGGCGGCTTTATTTGCTATTGGACCACCAAGCTGATGAATAATACTTTCAGCCATATATCCCTGAGCATTGGCCTCGCCCATCTTTTTACGATCAGAAGATTTAACTTTTTTATTCTTATATAGATAGGTGTTAATACCTGCTGCTTTTGCTGCATTAATATTTCTCTCATCATCATCAATAAATGAACCAGACTTGTCCATCTCTTTAAGTTTAAGTTCGGCAATTTGTTCAGCAGTACGATCTGGACCACCAACACCTTTAATTCTATCTATTGGTATTGGGAGTCCATTTTTAGCTAACCATGTAGCAATCAAACCCATAGTTGCTTGTGGCCTAGCTGAAATCACATGTAAATTATCAAGTAGTTCTGGAGTTTTCTTAACTTGACTAACAAGAGCTTTACCTAATTTGCTAAGTGTAGCTTTTGCTAGAGCCCTCTCTACTTTTGTCTTATCAGAAAATTCACTAAATCTTGGTTTTCTAGGATCAGATAGAATTTTATCAGCACCAAAAGCTAATGTCCTATCAAAATCAGAATATATGGGACCAACTTGTTTTAAAATATCTCTAATCATTACATTCTTGGTTAAGTTTTGACTTTCACCACTCATCGCTTGAGCCATCCTCTTGATGTCTCTTCCAGCAGCGTTTTTATCTAGGACACCACTAGTAATTCTAACTTTAACTGGATTATTTAGTCCTGGAATATCCATTCTGGGAGTTGTAGCAAAAGCTTTGCCCTTGAATCCAGCAGCACCAAACAATAGACCCTCTGTAGTTGCTTTTTGTATATCCAGATCATTTGCTGCTTTAATTCCAGAAGTTTTCTTTGTATAAGCTGCTAAGATTTGATCTTTGATGCTTTTTTCCTGTGGACTTAATGCATTTTTTTTCTTTAATATTTTGAGTATATCACCAGCATTTGCTCCACTAGCTTGCATTGCTCCTTGTAGAGTAAGAACTTTTAATATTTCGCTAGAAGTAGCTGTTGTTCCTGCTGTTGGAGTTACCAAACCAGCATTAGCAAACTTACGAATAAAACCTCCGGAAGCTCTATTATTTTTCCCTTGATTTTTTGCGTATAAATCTCTAATTTCATTCATTACCAAATCTTTATTAGGCATCTCATAAACATTAATATTACCGATGTCCTTAGACTCTGGAGAAGAAAGAGTAAATGGCCTAGTTAAATTTCTAACCACTCTTGCTCTTAATAACTTATCTAAATAATCTGTTTTAGACACCATACCAGAAGGACGAAATTTTACTTCTCCTACTGATTTTCCATCTGCACTAATAAGATCTACGGGATAACTATTTCTACGAGGAATATTTTCAATTTCTCCAGTTGGTATATATTGTTTTCCTACTCGTTCTTTTATAGTTCTAGAAAGTAATCTCTCATATGCTTCAGACCATTTGGGGCTCTCATCTGCTGTTCCAAGCTGACTAATTCTTCGTGCTCCTTCTTTACCAGCTAAAAAGTCTTTTGGTGATTTATCACTTCCTCTTCTTCCTAAAAGATTAGAGTAGCTTTGCATTTGTGTTGGAGTAGCTTTATTTTTTCCTAATGAAAATCTCTGATTTGTTGGAGAAATAGGTAGACCTTTTCTCATGTCATTATAAATTTCTCTTGCAATACTCTTAACGTTCAATCCTAACATCCACGGCTCTATCTGTTTAATAAATCCTGAAGCACTATCTTCATTAACGTTCATATACCTAGCTATTTTAGGATTTTGAGAAATTAATGAAACAGCTTGAGGTAGTTTTTGGATAGATACTGGTCCTACTTTTCCTCCTCCAGCATGTCTATTAATACGATGAAGATTTCCTACTCCAATACTACGAACAGCACTTTTTCTAAGAACAAACTCTCCCGGCGTTAACATGGCCGGAACAGTATCTCCATCTCCAGAACCTGGAACATGACCACCAGCAGCAAAAGCTCTGATTTGTCCACCCTGATTATTTCTGGTGGGTCTAATACCACCAATAAATCCTCTACCGAACTGACCAAGAGCAGACAAACCTCTCATTGCAAATATAGCACCAAGAGCTGGTAATGCTCCCTTGGCAGCATCTGTTAATCGAATTAAATTACTAGTTAAATCTAAAGATAATTTAACGAAAGACTGAAATCCAGAACTTTGTCCAATGGATCTTACTAAGCCTACAAACTCATTTCTTACTTTTGCCATTTGAACAGCTAAAGATTGTTGTGCGGTGGCAGCATCAATTGCTAAAGAGTCTTGTCCACTTTGTGCAACCTTTAATGCTGCTTGAGCAGTTGCGAACTGTTGAATTAATGGAATCACCTTACCAATCTGACGAAAACCACCAAGTTCTTCTACAATTCTGGAGAACTTTAAATCTCGGGGATCTAATTGAGATAGTCCTTCACTTAATCTTCTAACAGCTTCGTATGGTCCAACGAATTTACCTTGAAGGTCTGTTAGTGTTACACCATATTCTTTAAGGGCATCGATTGTGTCTCCTCTTTGAATTCTGGTAAAAATTGTTCTTAAACCAGTAGCAATAGTTTCAGCACTTTCACGAGTTGTAGCTCGAACGCTAGTAAACACAGCCATAAATTCATTTAGAGCTTGAGTACCTTCACTAACACCCTTACTAGCTGTAGCAAACACACCACCGGTACGCTGAATAGCAGTAATAATATCACCGGCTTCAACAGCAAACTTAGCAGCTACCGCATTAACTGAACCCAATGCACTATCTAATTCACCAGCACTAATACCAAACTGTCTCATTAATGCGATACTACCTTCTACGGTACTATTCAAGTTATCGAATGATGGAGCTAATGCACTAAGAGCTAAAGCTTTTAATGCCTTCTCTGTATCTCTAGCACTTAAACCAGCCTGAGCTAATGTGCTAGATACTTTAATTAATTCGTTAGATGACACACCAAACTTGGTTGATAATTCAGTAATTTCGCCAACCAATCCACCAAGATTCTTTACGGAAGTATCAGTAACCTGAGATACTCTGACTAATTCTTGATTAAAAGCAATAAAGTCGGTTGTTGCAGATGTCAGGGCGTTGGATACTTTATAGATGACAGCTGTTACTGTGCTAATAGCAGCAAATCTACGAGCAGCCAATGCTGATTGGCGACCAAATTCCATAAAAGCTGAAGTTGTATTATGAACCGCAGCAGAAGCCGCAGCGTTTTGTTGAACAACATTTCTTGTAGCAGCATTAATCTGTTGTAAGTTTGCCGGTAGATTAGCAGCACTATTATTAACTTGTTGTATAGCTGTTCCAAGATTTCTCAAAGATAAAGCTGTAGCATTTGCTGAGGCATTGGTGGCCTGTAAGGTATTAGTAAAATTTCTAAAAGTTTGATTAAGAGTAGTAATATTACGAGTTACATTAGGATCAACACGAACATTAACATCAGCATTAATAGTTCCTAGTTGTCGCCTAATATCAGCAACAACAGTCCTAATGTTAGATGGTCCTCGTAAATTTAACTCTGCTGTAAGATTAAAACCTCTAGCCATAATTTATACCTCAAAAAAATAACACCACACTGTCGAGTAACAGTATGGTGCTATAAGTGAAACAAAATTTAGAAAAAATATCAGACAGTTTTATCTGATGGAGTTGGTTCTGGGGCTGGTGTAGTTGTAGGAGTTGTTTCATCTTTTTTAGTTTCTTCTTTATTGCTTTCTAATACAACGGGCTTTCCTTCTTCGTCCAAAAATGGCTGTGCTTCAACTACATAGTCACCTTCTAGATCTACCCTATTGCCGAACTTATCAACAAAGTTACCCTGCTCATCAATGAAACGATTATTCTCATCGATCAACCTACCTTCAGCATCAACCAAACGACCCTGCTTATCAACAAGCCTTAACTTTTCATCAACAAATTTATACTTCTGTAAAAACTTGTTTTCTGGTAAAGTCTTCTCAAAATTATTATCCAACCCATAAATTATATTAGCCAATTTCTGAGCACCGAGCAAAGCTACTGGGTCATCTGCTTTGTTCAAATACTCTTCCAAACTCTTAAAATAAGGCTCATTAGTATCTTTATACACCACACAAGCGGATACTAAATAATTAAACCTAGCATTATCAGCTTGACCTTCAGCACTATGATTATCTAAAGATGTACGAACACTAATTAGGTCTCTTATTTCGGCCCTAATTTCTTTCATCTTTAAAGCAAGGTCTTTAGCATCCTTTAGACCGAACCCACCCTTAGCTAATCTCTTTTCTCCATCTAATAGTTCTTGTTGCAGATCGGAGAACTTTCTCTGCTTTTCCTTGTTCCATAAGCCCTGTTCTTCTAAGAGATCATCCATCTTTGCTCTAACCACAGATTTACTCTTTATAGCGTCTGTAAAGGCTTGGTTATAAGTTTTCTGGGCTTCTCTTTGATCATTTAAAGAGGGTGAACGGACCACGAAATGCTTCTCTACATTATCAACAACCACACTAAAGTTATCAGTTTTCATATTAATTGTCCTTCCTGTCTTGATTTTTAATTACCGGGAATGAATAGTGATATTGTGTCTTAAACAAACCACCGTGTCTATAAAAGTCTTCTTTAAGATTTCTAATTTGCGTATTACCATGATTCAAAATTTGATTGCGAGTATAATCCCACATATCAGCAAATTCTTCTTCTTTTTGTGATAGTTCTCCTTCTTTATCATGGCCCCACAAAAAACCAAAATTGTCTTCCATGCGAGCTAATGCTCCTATCATGGTTGTTTGGATCCTCTTTTCCATATAAAATCTTAGCCTATCTGGATCATACATAAAATTATCCCTTACTATTTAATTGTTGCATTATCTTTTGTTGAACATCTGGCAACTGAGCATCTGGTATCCTACTTCCAATATCATTCTGGTTTATAAAGTCTATTTTTTGTCTAAGAGTAGCTAATCCTTGATTATTGTTAAGTCCGAGTATGTCATCTGCCTGTTGTTTATTCCCTGCCATTAAAAATACTTCTGAGGCATTTTTCAAATTGCCACTCAATGTATTTTCTACACCCTTTTGCTTTTTTTGTCTTTCATTTTCTTGTTTATTAAAAAGCATCCAACCATCTAGAGCATCATCATCATTAATAATATCTTGTTGTGGACATTCTGGATGTTCATATATCTTATCATACATATAAGAAATATTTATCAAACTCTTTTGTTCTTCAGACCATTCTTTAACAGAATCATCTAGTATATTGCTTTTATTATTATTCCAATAATTTCTCCAATACTCACTTCTAGCGAGAGCTTTGAAGGTGCTAATGTCTATTAGGTTTTGAGAAATTTTGGATGCTACACTGTTAAAAGAATTATAATCGATATTTTCATTATGAAAAATTAAATTATCTGTATTATACTCATAAAGAGTATTAGTTATTAAAAATTCGTTCCTAATATTATCACAATAATGTTCTAATGTAATATAGTCTAAGCAATGTTGTTTTTGTAAGAATTGCTCAAGATCCTTTTTTAAATTTTGTATTTTCTGTTTAATCTTATTTCTTTTGGTGCTATCAAAGTATTGTTGATATAGTGTTATTTTACTGGACTCTAAACTTTTTTCTATTTTCTCTATTATTTTTTTATAATCCCATGGTAGAATCTGTAATTCAAATAATAAATGTTCAATATCTTCTAAGAACCAAAATTCATTATAGAGATTACTCTCATAAGCATCAGTATAGAGAATGTCTCCACTGATTTTTAAAGACAAAGAAGGTTTCCTAAGTTCATAAGTCATATCGTTGCAAACAAAAACTTGTTTTCCAGATAAAATCCTATGTACTAGTATTTCGTGATACTTAGACTCATTCACATTTACTGTTCTTGAGAAATAATAGAAGCTTGTAGTTTAGAGATATCTTTTTCTCTATCTTCCAATTTTTTTTGTAGATTTTCTATTATCTTTTGACTTTGTAATAAGTCTAAATATAACTTTCCTATTGTTGCAAATACTTCATCCATAATAGTCCTCGAACCATGTTCTTTTGATATAAATTAACTTAACAATTAGTAATCAGTGCCTGGAACTGGTAGAGCAAGAGGAGTGGCTTCGATAACATCACTGAATCCAAAAGGAGGATAAATACTACCACTAGCAGTACCACCACTTATAGGTGCACTGTAGGTAAAATCACTATATGTTGTATAACTATAAGTGATTGTAGCATTACCACCATCAGTACCACCGCCATTAAAGTTGACTGACTTGAGCTTGTTCTTATTGCCAAGGTCAATACTCATTCCGTCGCAGAGAACAATCTTAATACTCTTATTGCTAAGAGCTTTAGGATTAGAGCAAGCAATATTAGTTGAACCACTAACGCCAACCATGTCACCAGTATTAGCTGTAACTTCAATGTCTGTTGAAATTTCAACTGGGAACTTGATATAACGATAGTAAGGTGTTCTACTACCTAATTCACGAATTTGTTCACGACCAAGATTCATACTAACTTTAACACTGTTAATCTTAATGCCCGCTGGAATACCACCAGATTCTGAACCTTTGTCTAAGCTAACTTGACCATTACCAGTACCAGTAATACCAGTTGGAAGAATAGTACTACTAGCATTCCATAATCCACGACGCATGATACCAAGACCTGAATTATTCGGAGATGGAATATCCCAAGTTGGTGCTGATCCACCGCTAGTGGTGGGATAATTGGAAGAAACAGCCACATTTAACCATGTTTTATCATTACTTACCAATGTAACTTCTTCTGTAAAATTACCATCCGTTGGGAAATTATATGTAACAGCTGATAGGTAAGAAGGTACGCATTCTACTGCGGCGGTTGGAACACCTGTGGACTTGGTAACTGTATCAGGATAAAGTAGCATTTTAAGACCACAACGATTATTTGCCAAGTCAGCCAAACTGCCAGTACCCATACTCATTTCATAAATAGTTGGCATACCATCTAATACTTTATTCAAAGTAATTTCAACTTCTGGAATTTCTTCATAATTGTCATATAAAGAAAGCTGACCAAGTTGATAAACTGGTTCTAGATTAAAGTTAGTTTGGATACCAACACTTTGCAAGCCTTGGATTGTATCATAATCAGGATTTTTAACTACCTTGGTGCCTGATGGACCAGCTAGCTGCACAGATTGACAAGCATAATAAATACGATTGGCCATGAGAGTGTCTCCGTTAATTTGGCTAAATGATAACTTCGGTCGTTAACCTTAATGTACACCAATATAAATTTTTATTTCTGCTTTCCATATCTAAAATTGAGATGTCTTTTAAATAACATCTTTTCCATCTATATAATGGATTTAGCACTAAATCACAATAATTTTTACCAGTATTGTTGATAGAGCCCTGATAATTTAAGGGGTTTATCCCACTATTTATCACTTTTTGGATATCATATAACCATAAAGTTTTTTGTTTTTGTAGTCGTATAATATCGGCTATTCTGTTTTTATCAGAAGAATTTTCTGCAAACACATGTAATAATATGTCTTGATTAACAGCAAAATCATGAGCACCCATTTGCCAGGGTTGAGAATAACTACTAGCAATAGGCTCGATAACTATGCAAGGCATTTGAATTCTATGATTAGATGATATTGAGTAATCACCCTTATCTTTTTGATTAATGGCTGGTGATGGACTATATGTCATACCTTGTAATTCTACCCAATAAGGATCAGTACTACTTTTGTATACTTGACACCATCTATAAGAATATTCTAGTTTAACAACTGATGCAGCAGCTAAGGGCTTATCGAATACTACTTGTCCAAGAGGATAATTTATATGATAACCAACAGACCCACTTCCTGTTGGAGATGGATAAAAATTAGTTCCAATACTAACTCCAGAAATGCGGGTGGGTTGGGTTCCATTAAAAGAAACTCCTGTCTCCCATACCCAATCTTTTTTGGGGGTCTGCCATATCTGACCTTTATTAAAGCCGGGCTGTTCAGAAATTTTAAGTTCGTGAAATGATCCACCATACAATCCACTAGTGGGAATCTTTACATTAATAAAACCACCAATATTAAGAAATCCCCAATCTAGGAATGTCTTTAAGTTTTCTTCTAATTCATTCAGTAAAGTATTACCTCCTAATGAAGTAATAGTATTGAATTTTGTATAGTCTTCACAACTCATATGTTTTTCTCAATTTCTGTTTGTATCATGGTTGGAATTTTGTTATCATCTAATTTATCTAAGGCTCTGGTTACCCAGTTATTAGTCGATGTTCCGGCAAATTCAGGAGGAACTCTCCAGTTTTCTTTTGCTGGTTTCATAATAGCTAAACCAGTTCTAGAATATGGGTTAGGACCAACCTGAACTGTATAGTTTTTAACAATAATTTTGCTACCGTATAGTAATAACCACTCTAACCACGGTAATACAGCTTTGCTTAAACCATCAAATACTAGAGCACTATCACTAGTTAAAACATCTTCATAATTAGACTTAATCATACTAATACTAAATCCACCCTTTAAGCCAGAACCATTCAGCGTAATTGGATTAACATCAATTATAACATTATTGGTCCATATATTGACTATTTCGTTGACTTTTTGAGCAGCTTCCGGTATACCGAATTCGTAGCGTAGTCTGCCTGATACTAAAGATTGATATTCTGGTTCAGATACTATAGCCTTATAAATTTCGGCTGGTATAGTTTTGGCTAGAACACCACGAGCTTTATAAAAAGCGGTCTGTAAATGGTCTTTGATGCTATCTAGAACCATCTGTTTAATTGCAGCATCAGATTCTAATAGTTTTAATGAGAATTGCATTTTAGGCCCTCGACCACATTGTAACAATATATCTATTATCTCCAAAACCACATGGCTGTGGATCTCCAGCAGTCACATATGTATAGCCCCCATAATTAGCTATATTTTTATCTATAGTGATATATTGAGCATTTTTAATTTTAGGAAGAAGGGAAATTGAGCATATGGTTTGAACCATGCCGTCCACTATGTTAACAGCATCTGCTTTAGTTGACCAATTAAACCAATATTTACTATCAAATAGCACTGCTAAATATATAGTTTCTTCATTAGCTTGATCAATTAGTCCATATCCATTACAAACTGGACAAATAGTATCCGTAGTAAAAGAAATGGGACCGGTGCCATTATATCTATTGGCTGATCTTATAGAAATTGGATCAAATATACAGTTATGACATGGCTTATTATTGGAAGAACCGTAGGATATAACACAGGGAACAGCAAGTCCCGTATTAGACAATAGTGAGTCTATGGCTTGATTGTATAAGTTTTTATAACCAGCAGATATTAAACCTTCAAAAGGATTAGCCATATTAATTATCCTTAGAGTAAAAATACTAATATAAAATACACATTTTACCAACTACTATGAGGAGAACGTCTCCAAGTATTACTGCCCACACAAATATATAAATAGGATGAATCCCATACTATATCACCAGGATTTCCAGAAGAGGAGGATGAGGCTATCATTCTGTAGGGTATATTAGTAACTGATCTAGAAAAATCTACAATATCAGATAAATAATGTTTATGTCCGCTAATAGAATAATTACCAACAGGTTGCGGAATATAGTTTAATGCTCCACTAATATCTGTAAAAGATAAAGTAACAGTACCTGACCTAGCATTAAATGATGTTACTCCACTATTTCCTAATGAATCAATAGTGATAGTATTAGAAGAATTATTATAGTATACATTAGTATATCCACTACCAACAATATTCAGTCTTTCATTGTTAGAATAATAAATAACTGGCGCAGTTCCGTCTCCTATGGTTAAATTATGAATATGATTACTATAAGAATATGAACCAGTAGGTTGTTTAGCATCCAACAAACCTTGAAGGCCATCTACTTGATCAACTATATGATGATGACCATATAAGCTATAATCTCCAGAAACCTGTGGTACATAACCGAGCCTGCTAATGATATTTGGAGCAGTTAAGAAACCGGAACCAGATTTGGTATCTATCACTACGCTACGAGCAGCATTGTTATATGATATAGTTGTATCACCTGAACCTACAACATTGAGATATTGTCCACTGGATAAATTAATAGCTACTCGTGGGTCTGCTCCATCTGCTATGGATAGATAAATTTCTGGAAAATTGATAGTTACAGGAGGAATGTCTACATATGATAGACCAGACCAAGCAGTAACTCCGTCTCCAACTTTTAAGTATCTGGATTCGGTCTCATATCCTGGTTCTCCTAAAGCTAAGATGGGATTAACAGAAATCCATTCTCCACTAGGGGCTCTTCGTAGTCTAATTCTTCGATAATCACTCATAATTTTTTAACTCCGAAAATTAAACCAGTAACTTGTGGTACGAGCCAGTTTTCTTGTGTAATTGGATTTTGATTAACATAATATTGATATGTTTTATAGCTTGTTTTATTAACGGTTTGTATGGGTCCAACCTCTACATAATCATCTATTTTAGTTTTGAATGGTGTGATCGATGGAGTAAAATTAGTAGGATAACGATTCACTCCAGAAGTTATTCTATATTCATCAATATATCCTCCTTTACCAATACTTAAATTTACATTAGTGATTTGAGCATTAGTATTAGTATCTAAAATTGTAAAAATAGACCTAATAGTAGAACCATCAAAGGATGCTGTGTAGGGTGTGCTGAACGAACCTTGTGTTTCAGCTGGGTAAACAAAAGAAGTAACACTGCCACTATTGGATAGATAATAAGAACTACCTGCTTGACCATTAAGATAGCAAATAATATTATTAGTACTATTTCTTGTGATAGCAACGTGGTGCCAAACTCCTGTGCTCGCTATAGTAGGAAAAAATAATTGCCTTTGTACACTTGCTGATTGGAATAATCCGTCTCCATCATCGCTGGTTTTAAAATTAGATACATATTGTATGCCGCTAGTATTAGCAGCAAATGAATAGGTCTGAAAACTCCAATATTGAATATTAGGATTTGGAGTTTTATCAAACAATGATATAGATGTAGTATTATTGGGAAAGTAAACCCAAGATTCTATAGTAAAAATAGATCCTGATGGGTCAGGATAATTCAAGTGTAGATAAGAATTTTGATTGGGGAAACTAATACTACGACTACCGACTTTACTGGGAGAAGTGGTTGTTGTCACCGACCCAGTATAGCTAATATTATTACTAAATGTGGATGAGTCTGCAATAGGAGTAGACTCTCCATGCAAGAGCAATGTTACGTTAGGCTCATAAGTATCAGTCTGTCCAGAATACATAACATTGATAAATTTAGTATCTAAATATTTTTTCCTAGCGCTATTATATACTTTCATTCCTCCGATAGCATCATTAAAACTACCTCTCCAAACAGAATCAGTATCAAAAGCATCCCAATAAATATTTGATTTATAGTTAGGTCCACTCATTTTTATAGCATCTATATTACCGCTAATAATAGCTGTCACATTATTACCATCAGCATCTGGAACTAAAAAAGCTCTTCTATGACTACTGTAGTCATAATATGTAGAATTAGATGGAGAACCATCATCGTTAAATGTTTTTGTAATAGAACGAACAGTAGGGTCTTTATACCATTTTAATAATCCATCAGATGCTCCATAATTATCTACCAAACTACCACTAACTCCAGGATAGATAGACATAACTTTAGCAGAGCTTCCTATCCAATAGGATGGGGGTGGGTCGGCATTATCCACTAAAACCAAGTCGTCTAGTAACCAAACTCTTCCTCTCATATAATACCAGGAATCTTTCCATAAATCCTCTCCTTGTATAGAAGAAGTTATTCCATTCATAACGGAATTTGAATAAGTACGATTATAAAATCGTAAATTATTAAAATTAAAACCGCTTATTGGTAAACTCAGATCCCATGACTCTTTTAGAATATTAGGATTTGAATTGACTACCGGGATATTAATATCTTCTACATTTAGATATAATAGAGGAGGATTAACAGATTGATCTATAGAGAATTCTAAATGACACCACCTACTAATCATAGCGCTAAATCCATCTCCTTTATTAGTGTCCGCAATTGTTAATATTTTATTAGTAGTAGAATCAAATACAGAAGATATTTGATAACGATTGATCATTCCATAAATATTTAAATCAAAATAACCTACTGTTTGATCATTTTGTTGTATTTCTAAAGCTAGTGTCTCTTTCTTATTATTCAGTGTGCTGAGATTATTCCCAGTAATTTTTACAACATTAACTGTTAAACAAGGAAGACTTCCACTATTAAAACTAAATAATGTATGTCTATGCGGATAAGTAGAATAATCGCTATGCTTAGATTCTAAACCAAGACATCTCATAGATAAGTATGAGATATTACCTGACGGAGAAGGGAATCCACTGGCCTGTAAATATGTTGGGGTTTCTAAATTATTAGTATCTTCTATTTGTATATTAGTAAATGCTAAAAATCCTGGGGGACTTCCAAAGCCAGGATATGAATTTTTAGTATAGTCTATGTTACCATATGTACCATATAGAGCGGCCCTATTATCTGTGTATCTTCCACTGGGAACTAATCCATTAATAGAGGTTGGAGTAGAGTATCTATAGAGAAAACCTAATTTCTGTGGGTCAAGAGACCCTAAATAGGTAGCAGAAAGATTATCTTCTATGACATACGGAGAATATCCACCGAAAGCGTATTTAGGAAAACTTTTAAATTGAGTAGACCAATACTTTGAATCTAGCTCATTTAAGAGTACTCCTTTATCAAAGCCTTCGAAAAATAAAGTAGACATAGCATCTCCTAGACCAGAATTATATTATTAAATGTTGTCATTATAGTGGCTAATATAGTCCTGTAAGTTAATACACCGGTTTAAACGATTGAAATCTGTAAGTCGCATGGTAAATCATATAATAAAACTTCGACAGAAACATAAGAAATTAAAACTGTCTCATTAGGAGCATTGTAGGTTAATAGATCATTAGACATATAAGAACAGTATATCCTATAAATTTCTCTGTCTTGATATGATAAAGGATATCCAAAAAATGGAGGTAGTATCATGAATTTCTCCTATTATTCTGGACCGCCATTTGCGTCGGTGGTGTCTCCAGATAGTATAATAGTATTATCTCCAGCCTTTACTAATGTTGCAACAGAGAATTGTCCTACTAGTTTAGAATGACCCAACCTATTTGACAATCCATTACCAGATAATCTTACTTGACCAGAACCCAGCTGAGAAATCAAACAATTAAATCCTAATGATAAACTATCACTAAATTGCACATTTATGGCACGAATATTGTTTGTGAAAGTTAAAACTTTACCGTTATCAGACTGTACTATAGTATAACCAGAAGTTGAAATATTCTGCAAAGATGCCGAGAACCTATTTAATTCTCCATCTCCTAAAGATTGAGTTCCTGTGAAACTATTGCCACCATTTAGTTTAGCAAAAAGACCTGATGATAGAGTTGATATGTCTCCCAAACCAAGAGTATTTCGTTGAGCAGCTGCTGAGGCATCATTAATTAAAACTTTACCAGCATCGGTAATAGATATGGTTCCGTATTTATCTACTCCTGTGCCACAGATCAATTTATTTTGAATGATGGGAAGATTACTGAGTTCAGCTAGCCTGTTATTGTATGCTTGTACGTTTGTTCCAATTGTTAGTCCACTAACAGATATAGTTAGAACATTGAGATCTTGATCAGCATAGCTTAATTGGATATAGTTTCCGGGCTGTAGTAGATTAGCTACTCTATCATCCACTGATTCATTAAAATTATCAATGTCGCTGGGATTGTGATGATGTCCAAGCGGAGAATATTGTGAGCTAAGACTGTCTGATGAAATATTAATGGTTTTAGTATTGGGGACAAATGAAACAACAGTTCCTCCAGACCCAACAATATTTAAAGTCTCATTTTCTCGAATAGTAATATTACCGACATTTAATTTGGTTAGTCCGGTACCCGGAGGCCCCTCCAAACCTGATGGTCCGATTGGACCGATTGGCCCCGATGGACCAACTTCACCCTGCAAACCGCTAGGCCCCGTTAATCCAGTTAAACCTCTTTCAACATAAACAACACTAACAGTATTATCAAAACCATCTATAATATTCAAATTTGTGGTAATAACACCAGGACTATCAGCTTGGTCAGTAGACTGATTAATTATCAAAACTTTTTGAGATGGTGGTGTGATGTTAACAGTAGCCATAATTAAATACTATCCTTATGGTGAAGTTAAAGTTACTGTTTTTGTGTCAAAGCCAGTGTCATCATATACTTTAAGACTAAAACTATTAGAATTTGTCCAGTTATACCCTATAGAATTAATTCCAGATAAAGTAATAGACAATCTATCTGTAACACTATTATAATTATCGTTCATATTTTGAACATTTAATTTTCTAGTAAAGTTACAGATATTGTCATTAATTAAAATTTCTGGAGTGTAATTATAGACAGGTCGTAAGCCTCCCTCAATTTCGAAACTAAGGCTCCAAGAACCATTATTCCTACTAATACTAGTATTCGGTAATATGATTTGGATAGGCTTATTAATAAATAATGGATATTCTACTACGTATTTTTTAGGAGTTAGACTAGTGCCAGAAAACGCTGGTAGTCCAGTATTCTCAAAAGATACCATCTTATAAATATAGTCTTTGTATAAGCCAACCGGAGTGCCACTCAAACCAAATCTCCATTCTCCTTCTTTGGCATAAGTGATATCGTTTATCTTAATTTGATCATAATAATTTTGTCTGAGGTCATAGAAACCAGAAACAGACAATCCGCTCATAAACGGATAATTACTAGGACCACTAAAAGAACCAATGATGGTTGTGCTATCTCCAGAAATAATAGACAGTTTATAATTGTATGGTAAAATATTATTATTTTCTGTAGAAATTCTTCCACTATCTAGGATATCAATATAGTCTCCAGAACTATAAGAGAGATTATTATGGTTAATAGTTACTGTGCCATTATCTATTGATTGTATAAAACATTTATCAGACACTATAACTAATCCAGTAGCAGATAATCCTTGTCTCTCAAAGGGAAGACTAATTGTATTATCATATGTGTTACTCAAAGCTATTCCTGTGGAAAAAGATAGATCTCCACTAAAAGTAAGTAAAACATAATCACGAGAATTAAAACCCGCTGGAAGTGATATGTTAATTTTTTGTCCATTAACGCCACCTAGAAAACCAGAATGTTGATATGTTCCAATTAATACTTTATCATTAAGTTTTTTCTGTAGTATTCCAGTAAATAATGGAGCATAATTATATGATCTCCAAACAGTATTATCTGACAGCTGGTAAAATGGAACCTTTTGACTTCCTCCACTATAAGGAATATATCCTCCGATAGCCCTGACTGAGTATCCTGATATTGGAACTCCACTCAAGCAACTAATACTATTTTTGATGCCAGTCATGATAATAGGGGGAAAGCTAGTTTGTACCGGATTGTCATCTCTGTTTCCTCCCTTATGAATCCAAAAATATTCATTTTCTGTATATGATACAGCATTATATTTATAAGTAGGAAATACATCAGGAGTATTATTTAAGAAGACAGAAAATACGGTTCCAGAATTAAGAACATTATTGAATTGAATTGGACTACCATTGCTTGTACCAGCAGATACGCTAGATATAGCTCCAGCATCTATAGTGATACCAGAAACAGCATTTTTGATTACATAATTAATAGATATTACTCTATAGTTATCTGCTTGATCCCTTTCATATGCAGAATTACCATATGAACAACGACCTAATATGGAATATGGTTGATTGTTATATGCGAATGGAGCAATATCATATGACGGTGGAGGGGCGGGAAGCTCTACTGATGGTCTTGGAATTTGCATACCGCTTAATCTGATATATCCTGTTTCCCAACAATTAGATGTTTTGACTGTGAAAACAGAAGGATCAGAAATATAATTATCAATAGGCTTTATTATTAGACCAGTAAAAAATACATCATTCTTATTAAAGCTTCCTGATACTGGTATATCAGCGACAAATGAAGGTTTAATTCTACCAAATAAACCATAAGATGTGACAGTACCTCCCCCAAGACTTATTGGTTTAAAGCTACCACAGCCCATGATTCCATTAGCAGTGTTGGAGTCTACAGTACCATTAAATGGTTGTAAATTAGACGTTCCATATGAAACCTGGCTAGACTTAACCAACCTTCCTACTCCTGTTGTTAGAACATTGCCGAGAATAGTTATATAGCCAGAACCACCGATACTTTGTACTTTATATCCTTTATTAAGAGAGTTCGAAGGATTATTATCAAATTCAAAATAAGTATCAGAATTATTAATATTAATTCTGGTATTAGTAATATATACTCTAGAATTGCTTCCACCACTATAGCTGAAGGTAGAAGTCTGGCAATTAGAATGAGGAAGGATACTGGTGCAGGTTAGGGATACTGGGTCGGACGGTGGCCAATATGTATTTATTGTTCCTCCGTCTATAGATTTAGTTCCTGATGGCTGTTGTACTCCTCCAACGCTTGATGCTCTTGGGGTATATGTTGGTTTTTCATTCTCAAAATAAAGAATAATATTTAAAGGAGATACTGGATTAGCTGTAGAAATATCTGTGAATGTTAATTGTTTACTATCTGATTTATTTCTAGCGTCATAAACAGTTAATTTAAATTTTTCATCATACAAACCACCACTAGCAAAGGTTTGTGGAACACCGTAGATTCTCAATGTCCCACTAGATAAATTGTCCCATGGAGCGGAAGGGGATCCTCCTGGGAAACTAATGCTATAGCTTAAGCCAGATGGTAATGATCCGCTAACCACCCACCCAGTAATGCCTGTGGGTATGGGGCAGGCTGATCTGTTTTTAACACCAAATTTATAGTATCTATCAATTGCTACATCTCCACACTTTGGATATAGTTGAATAGGATTTTGAGCCTGTTGTAATGGAGCTTCTATAATTTCTGGTGCTGGATGAGCTGCTCCAACAGAATCAAGAGTGCTATACAAAATAGAAGCATATGCTACATCAGAATCTAAGTAAATATTTTGTGTAGTATCAGTATCTATTGCTGTAATACTGAAAGATTTGAGACCACTTATATTACATAAAGGAATACCAACAAAACTAAAATTCCATTTTTTATCAAGATTATCCCATATTTTACTAGCAAAACAAGAATTCTGTAGCTCTGTGGCAAATTTTGGATCATAACCGGTGCAAGGAGAAGGTAATCCAGAAAATCTTATAGTCGGAGGATAATTAGGATTTGCTAAACCACCGCTAGTACTAAAAGTTACAGACCATGCAGAACCTTCTGTAGCTCGATAATAGGGATCTGCTACATTTATTATTTGTAATGGTTCAGTGGTCGAGGATAAAGAAGAGATAGTATTACTGTCTAGCTCTATCAGATTTAATTTTGCAATACCGTATAGTTTATCTATAGAAATACCTTTACATCTCAAAGAGATTGATGATGTTGTAGAATCTCCAAGAGATATATTGAGATTACTAACAGATAAATCAACATCCCATTTATCAGTGATAGGAGCACCAGAGTATGCGTATTCCCATAGTTTTAAGTTAGGATCATATCTATTGTACGTTCTAGAGAGATTAATAGTGTTTTCTTTTAAATCCCCTGGTATACTTACCGCAGGAAGGGTTGTCTCACTAGTAGGTTCTTTAATGTCTATCAAAGATAGATAAGGATTATTAGGAGTACTATAAGTAATATTTTGAATATTATCTAGATAAGGAGCTCTAGTAAATAAAAGTCTTACAGTTTCATAATTAACAGAATAATCGTCTTCTGCATAAATCTTAACAAGATATTCCCCTGTGGTTTTGCGATATTTACCAAAAGAATCTTTTTTAGCAAATGCTACAAAATTCCACTTTTTCTCTACATCATCATAGGATGAAATAAATAAATATTCCAGGGGTTGATCGCTATAAGATCCTATTGTGGGTAGATTAGATAACTTAACTCTTGGAGGTTTGTCTGGACGAAAGGCTCCAATACCATTATCTACTTTAAATTGAATACCCCATGGTTCTTCAATATCGAAAGTTAGTGGTTCAATAAGTTGGGTTTTATTAATTTGTAAGTTTCGATATAGAGTCAAGTTAATAGTTTTGGTATAGTTATATCTAGTCCAAGTTATTTCACCACCACTTCCATATGTTGGTTGTGAAATAGCTATACTTAAGTTTTGAGAACCATAATATCCAGCAGTTCCATTGACTACGGCTTTAACTCTGTATCTTTTAGAACTAGTACTATATTCGATAACTGGAGTAATCGTATAGTTACTATTTGCCCCAAATGTTACAACTAGATTGGTGTCTCCAGTATTCGTATCAGAAGGAACATAAAAAACAAAAGTCTGTGTATTACCAGAACTTATATTTAAGTAGATATCATCATCTAAATTTTGTGGTTCTATAGTGTAGGCTGGTCTTGATGCACTAAGGGGTAGAACACTTATGGTTCCACTTTGAGTAGATAGAATTTCAGCACTTACCAAATCTCTAATAGTAATTGTAGGATGGAAAATACCAGTAATAGAACCAGCAGAACCGGCCAATATTTTAACATTTTCACTATTATCTAGTGTCTCATTATATATGTTGTAAGACCCACCAGGATATCCGCTAGCTGTAATAGTAATAGGATTACTGGGAAGGTTTTTGATATCATATGGAATAACCCAGTCAGAACTATTTTGATAGGTATATACAGTGACGGGCACTCTTACATTTGGTATTACCTTAGAAGTTAAAAATATTCGTGTTGATACTGATCCAGTTTCATCTGTAGCAGTCAGCGTGATCTCTTTGTGATTCACTATCTGGTTAAGATTTTCTATAATAACTACTATTGACCATTTTTTAGTGGTGGTATTATATGTCATATTAGCAGAGTCGATGGTGTACGTTCCTACTCCGTAAATATTGATTCTAGGGGCGGTCAAAGTAAGATCATTACTCCACTTTCCGGCTCCATCAGAAATAGTACAACGTAAATAAACTGTGGATATATTTGTGGGCAATATTAATGTATCATCGGTATCAATAGTTGTATAAGTAGAACCATCGTTTAATGAGTATTCTATCTGAGAAATTTTAACAACATCCGGAGATAAGGATATTAGTTGGGCTTGATTTACACCATTAAAGGTTACATTATATCCACCAAAATTATTGATATTTTTATTGAAATGAACAAGATGTTTCCATCTCTTAGATCCATTATTAAATGCGTTAATATAAGAATCTACCAATCCATTAGTTGTAGATACTTGTGCGGTAGATGTTATGAAGACATTATCTTTGTTAGGGAATCTATTTGACTTGATATTTGAATCACTATCAATAAGATAAACTAGTCCGCTTCTATTAAAGTAATTGTCATTATATGGCATATTAAGAGTAATAGTAGTTGGATTAATTTTATCTACTATATAGTATGAACCATTAATTTCTGGACAGTCATCAGAAAAATCGAAGTATAGTTTTTTATTAATACCTAATGGCTTAATATATCCAGAAACTCCATTATTTTCAATAAAATTTGGTCGAGATCCTAACCCGCTTCTATCTAGCATATCCATGATATGATTAAAATTAGCATTACTGAACGGTGTTATCCTTATACATAAGGTTCCAGACATGCAATTTGTACTATTAACTCCGATAGAGTATATTCCAGTGACTGGATTAGGAACTACAATTCCAGAAGGATCCATAGGCCAAGAGGCTGTGGTTCCACCGTATGTATGATAATAGATATTATTACTAAAAGGGATATTACAATATCCCGATACTGATCCTATAAAAGCAAGAGTTCCTGTTGTTGGAATATCATCTGTTAAGCTAAGACCTAAAGGGTTTGTGAAACCATACTTTTTAGGAGAAGATAAATTATCCAAGATAACGCTGTCTTTCCCATTTATAGCCATACCAGAGAAAGCTGTATTTCTGGTATTGGATGATGTTATACGAACTCTATTACTAACTCCGGAACCAAAACCATAATCACCATTATAATTGAGTATAGTAAGCTGGTCTCCAACATTAAGATAACTTCTAGGCACAGACAGATTGTCTATATAGATTGTATCTCCGTTGTAGAAATAATTGTTAGTTCTTTTTAGTCCATAAGAACTATTTATGCAAGCTATGTCTTTTGTAAAGATCTTGGGTCTAATATTAGTTGTAATAGAGTATGTTTTTGTTGCATTCTCTCCATTATTAGGAATAGCAGTATCCAAAATAAGAGAATTATCTGGAGTTATCCCTGTGGTGAAAATATTATATAGATCAAAATAGCAATAAATAGGATATTTTTCTGTAGTATATATTATTTGATTACTAGAATTAAGAGAAGGAATTACGTGAGTGATAAGTCCAGAAGTGGCTTGAATTTCTAAAACATCTCTAGGATATGTAGAAACATTTATAGTTACTGGAATTTTCATAACCAAAGAATATGGTCTAGTATGTTCGGTGGATATTTCATAGGGGAATGGACTGCCAGAAGCTTCAGCATCAGTAGAAATAATTAAGTTAGTAGGTAATAATGAACTAGTATTAAAGAGTGTGTTTATACTAGAAGATGTTCCATTTATCAGTTTAATAGTAGCTTGACTAGGACTAATCGATAAAGTTTCGGTGGCCGATCTCGTTGGACCACCAATATATGCTGGAGAATAAGTATATATTTGGGGATAACCCGCAATACCACTAACTGTATAAAAATAACAATATCCAGAAAGACTAATAGATCCTGCACTACACCCTCTAACTATATAGTTTTTGGTATAATTGACTCCAGTACCCGGAGTAGAAGCAGCAGAGAAATTGTATGATAAAGAAGCAGCTTCTATAGTAGATTGATCTAAATCTATGGACTCTAAAGTATGACTATTGACTATATGACTAGCTAATGTAGTTCCGTTAACTAAATTATTACTAGAATATAAATTTATGCCTGAAAATAATTGAGTGTTCCATAAAGATGATCCACAGTATCTTAATATATTGGATCCTGGGGTAGCTGTTATATCCAAAGTAAAACCATCATCTATTCTTTCTATTGAAATAGGAAGTTTATAATCTACAACATAATAAGCTGTATTAGAAATTGTATTATTTCTTCTCAAAAACGATGCTATATCATTTTTATCTATATTGAATATACAATTAGAATTATGAAATACTGTACCATTAAAACTAAATCCATTAGTTCTATATTCTGCCCTAATAGGTTGTTCAAAATATATAGGAGCATTAATTTCATTTAATAAATAGTTTTGGGAGTCTTGGACTATAATTTTATTACCAGTAATACCTACAATATCAAACAAATTATTTTTAGGAAGTCTATTGGTATTATTTAATATTGCATTACTAAATTGAATGGGTATCTGATTAATAGTATTGGAATTTAAAATTTTAAATCCATGATTTCTATCTATATTAACTAATACTAACCCCGTTGACTCTGGAACTGTGTCCGGATATAGATGAGTATTATATACCTGAAAACTGGTATTGCTTAAACCACTAATTTTAGGATAATTATCATCTAGGGGCATTGATCCACTACTACTAGTAGTAAAGTTAAGAAATGTACTATCTTCATTGTTTTCTAGATATGGAATTTCTGGTAGCGTGAAATTAATTTGGCTATTTCCTACATTAGTATACAAATAAACAATACCGGTTAAATAATATCCAGGAGTTGTTATATATTCATTGGTTTGGGTAGAAAAACCATATGTGTGATATTGGGATACTGTGGTTGGACAACGACCAGAAGTTACTGTAGAAGAAAAAATTTGAAGACCAGATGGATAGTAGTTATCATTGTGTGGTTTAGCTCCACTGTAAGTAACCATAGCACTTACAATACCACTACCAACAAAGGTATTATTAAGAACAAAACTTCTACCTAAAGTATTGACAGATATCCCTACGGGGATAGTTTGTGTACCAGTAAAGGGTAAATTTAAAGTAATAGAATTTGAAGTCAAACTCACAACACGAGACTCAGGATTCCATCCAGAGAGAGAAGAGTATAATTTCATACCAGAGAACATGGATCCAACAGGAGATGGTGAACAACCACTAATAGTATATCCACTATACTGAGTAAAACCACTTATGCTAATTGGGGCTACAACACCAGAGATTGTAGCATAAGGCAAACCGGTATGCGAAGTTGAAATATTTAAGCCAGTAACTAATGCATACGGGTCTCCATAAAGAGTTGTCGTGGAATATGTTCTAGAGTAAGAACCACATTCGCTAATAACATTGCTTCCACTAACTAAAACTCCATTAAAACTATTAGATGCGGTAGAAAATTCCAAATAAGGAGAATAGCCTCCTATAGTAGATAGTATACCAATAGTTGTCCCTATTGGTAAATTTTCTGATACGTTAGTGCTAGACAATAAAATATTAGTTAGAGCAAAAGAATAGTTGGAGGAATTGAGATGACTATCGTCCTGAATTGCAGCGCCAGAAACATCTCCAATGGTTATTGTTAATGGTTTTTCTGTTGTTCTTCCAGATCTATCTGTGCTTCTTATTCTAATCTTATAAGAAGACTTAGTTTCATAATCAAAAGATTGTGCGGTTATTAGTTTGTCTTCTTGTATATCAAAAGAAGCATTATCATTACTTCCTTCTCCACAAACCAAAGAATAAGTAAATGGGGAAGATGGTAAATCTATTGGGCTTAGATCTTTATTAAAAACTCTTATTCTGCTTGTTCCATTAGAAGCCTGATACTGGGTATATATTCCCTCATATATAGTAAAAGAGCTAGCGGTTCTGTCGTATCTTCCTTTATAGTTTCTTTTTGGTACTAGTGTTAAAGTTCCAGAATTGCTTGTAGCCGGAGTAGCTATAACAGGGGTTCCGCTAAAACTTGAGGTCAATCCGGAAGTCAAGATTCCTATTGTTGGAACGCCACAATAGGTAGTATCTATAGCTCCTCCAAGATTTTGAACATATTGATATCCATATGTACCTAAGTTAAATTCAAAAGTTTTTATTGTATCAAATATGTATTTGCTGTACTTATCTATTTTACAAAATCCGACATTATATATTGAAGATCCTTGATAAATCCCAGTAAAAACAGGAGCAAAAGTAATAGTGTCATTAGTAACAGCAGTAATTATACCAGTTTGCATTAAACTTGAAGGATATTTCTCTTGATCTGGGCCAAAAGAAATAAGCATACCAGAAGCAAATGACCCAATAGGACTAGTAAATGGATTTGTTAAAGTATTTCCACCAGTATAAATATTTCCAGAAATTTTAATAGCATTTAATTCATCTGTTTTTTGTATGCTAACAGGATCTAAAACAAATAGGCTATTGTTAACCATATAGCCATTCCACGAATGCTCTGATACTGTAAAGCTATGTTGATCTATAATATCGATAGTTTTATATTGTTTAGATAATGGTCTGTGAGAATAACCAGATGCCATATTCAAATTAACTAAACAACCAGAGACTAATCCATGATTGTAAGATTTTACAACTATTTCTTTATCGCCAGAATTCTGATAGAACCAACCGTCTGAGTAGGGTTTATTTAATGTGAGTATAACTTTTCCATCATTAGTTTTTTCATATGCTCCTCCCAAAGTTAAATATTCAGGAGTATATTTGTATAATACTTCTGTATTTTGTGGAGCAAGGGTGTTTGTTGGTAGCGGTGTTCGGGATACGTCGAGATTCTGTATAGTATTTGTCCCGTCACTATCTAGTTTGTAATGATAGTAGTGTCTTCTGTATTGAGAGTCATTATATATTTCTTGTTTATTGGGAGATCTAAGAACTCTAGTAGTGTTTCTTATTTCATTAATATCATTGGGATCTCTGTATGTCATGTTTTTAACAATACCACTATTAAAAACAAACAAAGCCGCTCCCGTCCCTGCTGCTTTGTTTAGCAATACTTCTATATTATATGCCAGAGTTTTATTTTTAGGAATAGAGACGCTGGGTGTCATTGCTGTCCAATTACCATTGGTTTCAGAGCCTGCTAATCCAAGGGCTATGGTTGAGTATTGTCCTTGAGCTATAATATTATTAGAACTTATTTCAGCAAAAGCTCCGAAGCTCAATTGATTACTTGCCCATGTATAACCATAATTTCCAGCAGCTATAGATTTATCTTTAAGGGTTTTTGATCCATAATTTAAAGCAATACTATTGTCTCCAGAGATGATATTATTGGATCCAACAGCCAAACTAGAATCTTGATAGACCTTATTGTTTGATCCGGCAGCAATGGAGTTATTAGACAAGAATGATCCGCTATTTGAATTACCAACATACAGATTAGCATCATTATCTATTATAATTGCTGTGGTATCCGCTTTTTGTCTAATAATTGAATTACTAATAGTACGACTAGGATTTGATGTTCGATTATCAAATCTTGGTATATAGTCTGCTGTCCCATCTAAATTATCAAACTGAACTTTATTATAGCTGAAAAGCCCAGTCATATTGGAGGCATCTGTGTAATAGATGCCGTGATTACCGTCTAATAAATCTGAATTAAAATTATATACAAGACCAGTATTACTTCCAACATAAAGAGGAGGCGCTGTTTGTCCGAATGATGGTAATATGGCAATATATTCATTAACTGTTATTCTTTTTGCAAAAGTCTTAACTCCACTGATTATCTGATCGTTTATTCTACTCACATAAGAACTATCCCCGACGCTACGCAAAAGAACAACACTGGTATCTCCTGTGATGTTACCCATTAGAAAAACAGAATTTGCAGTACCACCATCTATGTCATCTCTAAATGCATCAGATGAACTACCTCCATTAATATTACCGGTATCGCTAGTAATATTAGTAATTAATCTTAGTTCTTGATTAGAAGGGTAGTATGCTAGAATACCTGTTCTAAGTGTAGCTCCACCATAAAGAAAACTAAAACCTCTTGGTTCACTAGGTAAAATAATTGAAGAATTTGTACCAATTACTGGTAAATTATCTTTAATTAGAACCTCATCTGAATTTAAATTAACGTTACCATTCACAATTAGAGAACCATTAATAATATCTCCAGTAGTACTTACCGGACGATAACCCAAAGCGTTCACTATATCAAAATAACTATTATCCAATCCGTTGACAACAATACCTTTGTTATTTACGGTAACTTTAGTAAAAGTGCCTGGAGTAGTTTGTATTGGTAATGAATTTGGATTGAGTGTTCCTGTCTGATTCCCCAAATCAAAAAAAGCAGAAGAATGTAATCCATCTAATAGGTCAGCATCCAATCCAGAACCAGAGCCATCATTGCCGGGATGCCAAGGTGTGTATCCCAAGATGCTTAGTAAATCAGAAGAGCTCAGACTGCTACCTGAAACGACTCTTCCTTTAGCGTCTGTTGTAATCTTACTATAGGTTCCTGGTGTTCCAGTAGTAGACAAAGAAATCGAAGTATTTTCTACTAAAATATCGTTGGATCTTCCAATATTTAGAACAATGGATCCAGAAGGTATATTTACTGAACCTCCTCCGATTAATCCTGATCCAGCAATAATGTCTATTTTTGTTCCGCTTAGTACTATGCTTCCTGTGTTCAAGGGAAAAGTAGATATCTTTGATCCATCGTAATATAGTAATTTATTACTAGTGAAGACTTGATTATTTGTTCCACCCTTAGCAATAGGAACAATACCACTTATACTACCTAAACTGAGTTCCACTTTACGAACTATAGTGTCATCGACAACAATCTGATTAGTTCCATTGATGGCTAATCCATCTCCAATATTTGCTCCTAAAGTAATCGTATTTCCTGTTGTAGTTTTATATAGTCCCGACCCATTAATAACACCAGTGATAGCAGCACTGCTATTTATAGTATTAAGCAAAGCGTCTACTGAGTACATGGAGCTAGATATTTTTGATCCATCAAAATAAATAATATTTCCACTACTAAAAGTAGTATTATTTGTGCCACCGCTATTAATTGGTAGTATATCAAAAACTACGCCATCTTTTCCTGGCGGACCTTGGGGGCCGGGAGAACCGGTATCTCCTTGAGCTCCTTTCTCAATAGAAATTAAATTTACTCTACTAAGTCTAGTGTCAGAGATTATTACATTAGTAGTAATAACACTCTCTGGATCAGTTGCCTGTGTAATAACCAAATATTTTAATGGTTGTATCTCTTCTTCTATTCTAACTATACTCATTGGTTACAGGTTCCGCAATCATTCTGTGTGTTAGTGTTACAATTAAATACATCGTTATCTGGAACATTTCTAGCCATTAACGAGACACTACCCTGTAAAATACGAAATATCTTTTTCCCTCCGCCGGTATATAAATCATTAGGTTCCTGTAATTCAAAATCATATTTAGCTGAACCGAAGGAGTAATTAGCAGTTGCTGAAGCTGGTATTTTAAGTATAACTTTACCTAATAGAGGCTCCATTGTGAACTCATAATCTGTAGTGCTTGTATTAGTTATAAAAGTTCTTATTGTGGGATCTGCTTGATCCTCTATCCAGCGAATCCGGGCGCACCAATTAGTGATATTAATAGGAATATCAGCATCATCTCTATATTCAAAAGCTATAACAAATGCTGTGCCTTTTTCTATAGTGAAATTGTAGTCTGCTGCTGGCATAATAATCTACTCCCATCATGAATAAAAATATCTTGAACGATAAGTGTTGCCCTGCAAGTATCTTGGGTTAAACTTGTTGCCAACGAATGGGCTAAGTACCGCAGTAACAGCACTAGCGTCTCGTACATTCCAATTAAGAACTAGATCTTGATATAATGCACACGGACCGGTTTCTAGTAAAAGCTTTAGTCCTTCTAGACTACCTTGTACAGTCAAACTCGCTGGCCCAAGAGAAGCCCTAATCCCTTCGGTTGCTGATTTGGTTCTGACTGTACTTTGATCAATAATACAGGCGCTCTTCAGAGCAACTAAACCAATGAATACATCATCATGATAGTCTAGTGGATCTGGTGTTAGTGTGCCATTGGATACGTCCACAGTATATTGGTTATCTAGAGTAACCTCAAATTGAACATATTTTGATGCAACAGTTATGACCTGAATCAATCTTTCGTCGCTGTAAACTGGCTGATCTGTAAGGTCATTAATTAATGTGCGTACAATAAGTGGTATTTCAATAGACCAGCTCATAATTTGATCCTTTTATATGTATTAGGGCTATTCTTTAATACACCTTATAGTAAAGACTGTGGTTTTTAAAATTAATTGGCTAATCAACTAGCAAGCGATATTTCTGGTACTATATTAATATTTTGACATTGCATAAGATATTCATCATAATTAGTTCCTTGCCAATAGATTGTCCACCCATTACCAACAGTGGTTACTTGGTCAACTCCTGTAATGCCATCTCCATAGTTTGTTCCATTAGTGATAATCCAATAAGTGGGATTAGCTGGTTTGACAATCTCTTCGCCCATAAATTTTCCTTTATTATAAGAGTCATACACCACATAGCGATTAATAGATCAGGTGTATTATATGGCATAGGCAGAGGATACCAAATGATGATTTCGTATTGTTCTCAGATTAAGAATAGGTTTTATCAATTTCAACAAACTTTCTATCATAATATAAATCATATCAAGAATAATCCGGATACTGAATGGATTATTGTGGATTGTGATTCAAAAGATGGTATATACGAGCATATGCTGAAATTTGGAATACCTGATAGAGTTCATTATCATAGAACATTAAATTATCATAAATATTCGATTCCAGTAGCTAAGAATTTAGCAGTGAGGTTGAGTTCTGGGGATTATGTGTTTAATTTAGATATTGACAACTATATTGGAAATGCCACTAGTCAAATCAAAAGTCTTGGAACAAAAACTGGCGTATGTTGTGATATTTTCAAACGAGGAGTTTATGGGAGAATAGGGTGTTCTAGAAGAGTTTTTAATATGGTGGGCGGTTATGATGAATCTTTTTTACCAGCTGGTAAACACGATATTGATTTTATGGCTAGATGTAAATTGATTAATTATTACTTTAAACATATTCCTTGTATGATCAATCCAATTTTAAACTCTAAGGCAGAAACCATTCTTAATACTGGTACCGATATGGATTGGGAAACTATGAATAATCTGAATGGTAAAAAAATGGAATACAACCTGGAAAACAAAAATCACTGTCCAAATACAAAATTCACAAGCTGTACTTTTGAATATAATTTTACTAAGAAAATTACACTATCTGAGGAGATAATATAATGCTATTAACATTAAATAAGAATAGAATGGACCAATTAACGCCTGATCAAATAGCATTTTATCAAGGACAATGTGGAGATATTCTTAATGCTCCACTACCAAGTGTCACACAAAACTCTGCTGAACTAAAACAAAAAACAGGAGCTAATAATTTTACAAGTTTAGCTCCATACTATCATCCAGACCCAAACTCTCCAACAGGATTTCCTTATATACGAATTGATGGAACTAGAAATCTGGAGTCTAGAAAAAGTTCTGATAGTCCATATTTAAATTCTATGCTATCTTTAGTGGCTTCAGCATCTACTTTATATTACTATACTAAGTCAGAAGACTATGCTATTAAAGCTATGGAAGTTCTTTACACTTTCTTTCTTAATGAAAATACTAAAATGAATCCTAGTATGACATATAGTGGAATAGTTATCGGAGATAGTATGGATGATCTGCGTATTAGAGGAGCAGTTATTGATAGCAATATGCTGTCTATATTACCAGACTTTATTGAACTAATCAAACCTAGTTCACATTGGACAACTGAACTAGAAAGTGGAATGGTTTCATGGTTTGATTCACTAAGTGATTGGTTCAAAACTAATCCTAGAGGATTATTGCAAGCTAGCTATAGCCACAATATTAAAACATCTTATATGAAACAATTATGTTCTTATCTTTGTGCTTGTGGAAAAGAAGTTGAAGCACGAACTTATCTGGAGAATAATTTAACCTCTTTACTAAGTGCTCAAATAGATATGGATGGTAAACAGATCTTAGAGATGAATAGAGTAAAAAATAGACACTATAGTAATTTTAATCTAACTCTGTTGGTAAATCTAGCAACTATAGCTAACTCATTCGGTATTAATGTTTGGAACTATGAGGATAGTGAAGGTAAGGGAAGTATCAAAAAAGCTATGAAGTATTTGGCTTATTACTATACTCATCCAGCCGAATGGACAACTTCTGATGAAAATAATAATTCTGCTATGACAAGATCGTGGCTACAAGCTGGTATTGAATTATATGACGATCAAATCTTACAAGATGTTTTTAGAGAAGTTAAGATTTATAATTTTACTAGTGTTCCAGATTATATTACTTTACCCAATTAGGTGAAGTATAGCACGATACCGCCTGGAGATCCGTTTGTTGCAGAGTTTGCGGTTGAAGCTCCCTTAAATCCAGCAGTAAGACTACTTCCAGAAAGTGTAATAGCAGCAAGTCTTCCTTGGAAGTCTAAAACGCCAGCAGCGTTGAATGTTCTGTTAAAATCTCCGCCGGACCCGCTGCCCGCTAGATTTGGAGAACTAACACCTTGTGTTCCTCCAGTAGCCGTAATTGTAACTCCTCCATATGTTAATGTTGTTGATGTTCCATTTGTTGGATTTGATGTGCTTAAATCTGCCGACAGTCCCGCTGCCCCTACAACATAAGATACAGTGGCACCGCCAGTAACAGTATAAGTTTTTACAGATTCTCCAGCATTATATCCATCTGAATTGCCTTGACAACCACTACTATCGTATGCTCCGCCGCCACCGCCACCAATAACCCAAGCTTTCATACTTGTGGCTCCTGTTGGTACTGATCGACTAGTTCCAGAAGTTATCACATAAGCTACTGGAGTAAATGAGGCTGCTACTGGAGTTATGCTAGAGCTGTTAGATGAGTAAGAGCCAGTTCCTGCCGAATTAACAGCAGCAACTCTGAATATATAAGATGTACTATTAGTTAGTCCGGTTACTGTTATAGATGCTGTGGCAGAAGCTGAGTGACTAAACGTGGTCCAACTTGAACCAGAATTACTACTATATTGTATTGTGTAGTCGCTAATAGCAGCACCATTGTTATAGACTGGGGCAGTCCATGTTAATGCTACCTGTGCATTACCAGCAGTTCCAGCTACCGAAGTTGGCGCATCTGGAGCCGCAGTTGTTGTTCCACCATCTGTTATAGTCCAACCATAAGTTACTAATGCCGCCCTCGCCGTAGCAGCAGCACTGCTACTTCCATAATAAGTATTAGATCCAAAACTTGGCCTTAAATCAGTTCTATAATTAGCTTTGTTAGTATTTAAAGCTATATAGAAAGCATTAAGATTTGTTGTTCCAAAACTGGAATTATTTGCTAAGAAATTATCAAAATTAGCTGTGGCATTAAGTCCTCTAATATTCCAAGAGCTAATATCTTGACTAAATGCAGTTGTTCCATTAAACATACTGCTCATATTTTGAACGCCGCTGACATTCCAAGATCCAATATTTTGATTAAAAGGACTTTGAAGAAACATGGCACTCATATTTGTTACAGAAGTTACGTTCCAATTACTAATATTGCCATTAAAGGTTTGTGCCTGATAAAACATATTTTGCATAGTAGTTGCTTTACTAACATTCCAAGAGTTTAAGTTTTGATTAAATTTTGTTGCAACATAAAACATTTGCGACATATTTGTTGCGCTACTAACATCCCATTGTCCTATGTCTTGATTAAATCCATTAGTATATTGTTGATTAAACATATTACTAAAGTTTGTTACTTTACTAACGTCCCAAGATCCTAATGGTTGATTAAAAGCAGATTGACCAAACATACTATTCATAGCAGTAACTTTTTTAGTATTCCAGCTATTTACTGGCTTGTTAAATGAAGTAGCTAAACTAAAAGTTAAACTCATGTTAGTTATATTACTAGTATCCCAAGAACAAACTGAACTATCATTAAAGCTAGAGCAGCTTGTGAACATACTAGCAAGAGAGTTGAAAGTTCTTGGAATTTGATTAGGAACATTGATTAAATTAGTACAACCACTAAAAGTACAGGCTGTTAATCCAGATAAATTACCAAAAGATAAACAGCTTACTAATTTACCTCTTCCTGTCATGGATGCAAAAGTGATGGTATTCAATGTTCCACCAATTTGTACCGTGTATCGTCCTTTACTAGGATAAGTATGAGTTTTTGTTCCTGTAGTTTTAAAAACTTCTCTTGTTCCATCTCCCCAATCGACAAATACATCAACAGTCGAACCTAAAGCAAAACTAAAAATATTATCAGATTCTAGTCTAGTATCAATAACAAAGACCAAATTATCATAATTAATGCCAACGCCCCTATTTTGAGATAAAGCATATGGGGCTGGAATAATATTTGATAATATTCCATTGCTTATTGTTGAGGTTGGGGTAGTTTGAATGCAACTTATATCAAAAAGACCATTGTTCACAAATCAGCCCCCAGTGCTGTAACATGGGTAACCTGAGAGACGCTGGTTGTTACTCTTACTGACCAAGAAGCACTAGGCAAAATTAAGTTAGTGTATAATGTACTAACTCTAGATTGCTGAACTGTTGAGCTGCCTGTAGCAGCAGCAACGGTAACTTCATCAAATAGCCAATATGTTGATCCATCATAAAGAAATATTCTAACAATAGCAGCAGCAGAAGTTGCTGCATTTTTAACTATTATTTCTGAAATTCTTGTACCCGTTGAAGCTCCAGTTATTAAAGTTCCTACGTTTGTAGGAGCTGTATAACTAGAGTCAGCTGTAGCAATAGATACCGCCGCCACTCTTGGTGTAACTGCAAAAACTGGACTAGCTGCCATGATTGAACTCCTATCTAAAAGTTGACCATAAATAAAGATTTGAACTATTAGTAATATTGGTAGATACGCTACTACCAGTGGAATTAATAGTATAAGTTCCAGAATTACCACTAACTGTGATATTAGTTCCTGCTACTATGTTAGCCACGTAATCTGTTCCGGCAACTGCTATGGTTGGAGCACCAGTACTTGTGGTATTTTTAAGTAAACCTGTGCTTAATCCGGCTAATGAAACTCCATTAATTTTTGTTACTGTTGCTGTTAAAGCTCCAGTGCTACCAGCAGCAGTAACATCTCCACCAATACTAATGGTTTGATCACCAGTATTAGTCCCACTACTACTTCCACTAAATGTTCCGCTCTGTGTGGCTAAAGTACCTAAGCCTAAAGAAATTCTTTGTGCTGACGCATCTGCTGCTGTGAGTAATGCTCGTCCAGCAGTTGTGCTGTCGCTAATATTACTTGCTGTATGAGTATGGCCTGATAAAGAATATCCACTAATTAAACCACTAACAGAAGAATTAAAGTCTGTAATATTAGTAGCAGTGTGGTTATGGGAGAGAGCAGCTTTATTGTCGAGTGCTGTTTGAGTAGCACTACTTATTGGTTTACTAGTATCGTTAGTATTATCAACATTACCTAAACCTACCATACTTTTAGTTATACCATTCACAGTTCCAGTAAAAGTAGGACTACTAAGCGGAGCATATATTCCATTAACTAGTCCACTAACTGAAGTATTAAAATCTGTAATTTGTGAAGAAGTGTGGTTGTGTGAACTTGCGGCATAGCTACCAGATGGTTGTAAACCAGTAACAGAAATTGTAAAATTGCCAGTTGATGATACAATATCTATATAAGAACTGGGGGTGATGT